TTAGAACTACTGATAACGAAGTACCTTCTACAAAGATTGTTCCTTTCTCACAAGTTATACTACAACCAGCTGATATTAATGTCAGTACTAATGGTTCTGCTGCAACAACTTTCACATTCCCATCACCAATTTATTTACAAGAGAATGAAAGTTATGCACTAGTTGTAAAAGTTGATGAGCCAGGATGTGAAGCATTTATTTCAGAACTTGGTGGAACTGATTTACTTACTGAAAACATTGTAGGTATTCAGCCACTAACTGGTTCGCTTTACTTATCACAAAACTCTAGAGAGTTTGAAATTAATCCACTATTAGATCTTAAGTTTGATTTAAAACAAGCTGAATTTACTACTAATACAAATGGTACAGTACAACTAAAAGCAAACCCTGCTGAAACTGTCACACTTGCTAAGGATCCTTTCCAGTTTACTGCTGGATCTGAATTAGTAAGAGTACACCAAAAGAATCATGGTTTTTCTGCAGGCGATATAGTAATGATTGATGGAGTTGCTGATGGATTATATGGAGCAAACTCTGGTACATTTGGTGCAAGTCAAGATCTATTAAATGGTGCTCACACTATTCAGTCACAAGGTTTACAAAAAGATTCTTATGTAATTGACTTAGAAACAGTCGACGCAAACAATAATGATATACTGGATGGAGCAACTACTGACTTTATTACAGGCAGACATGGTGGCACTGGTGTAAGTGCTTCAAGACAACTTACTGCTGACGCACTATATGTTAAGACTGAAGACTTAGATTTTGATGACACAAAATTATCTTATACTGTAAATGCTACGAATACTGCTGGTACAGCAAGTGGTAATAAACCTATTGTGACAAATGCTACTTATCAGTTTAGTGATAGGAAAGTAGTTAAGTCTTTTGAAAACCAAACTACAGTGTCAACAACACCACTAATTAAAACTCCGACACTAACATTAGATGCTACTATGAGCACTACTAATAAAAACATTTCTCCTGTAATTGATTTACAGAAGCTCGGTGCTTATGCGATTACTAACTTAGTGGACAGTCCAACCAATGCTATTAATGTTTCAGCAATTGACCAGAAAAAATTAATTAACACTGGAGATATAGGTGTAGCATTATCAACTTCTTCTGGAACTGGAACTATTACTACCACTTCAGCTAGTCCTACTGTTGCTGGTCAAGGCACTGCCTTTACAAGACAAGTATCAGTCGGAGATACATTAACTGTATCTGCTGGTGCAATCGGTAGAGTTAAGAGTATCGCTAGTGATACATCTTTAACACTTTGTGCTAACACTGCTCAGGTTGCTACTACAGGAACTTTCCAAATAACATCAGATCCAGTAATTACATTTAAACATGGAGCAAAAGGTATTGAGTCAAATATAGATGCGATTGATAATCTACTTGACAATGTTAAAGCAGGGAGTCAGTTGTTCTTAACTAATGTACACCCAGAATTAAATGGAGCGATTGATGTAGAATCAATTACTACTAGTTCAAGCACATTACCATTCGGTGGTAATGAAGAGCTAGATAAAGTCACTATAAATAAAACTGCAAACTTTAATTTTGCTGAAGCAAATGATATTAAAGTTGATGTTGCTCAAAACTTTACTGAGCAAGTTGCTTCGTTTACTGTGACTTCACTAACAAGTTCAATTAATGTCACAGCATCTAGTTCAGTAGATGGTAAGCTAGTTGCTGGTGATATACTATGTATAGAAGATGCTGATGGTGCTGGCTCAGTTGTGACTGTAGGTGGTGTACAGATATTTAACAAAACTGTTCTTGGTACTGTAGCATCAGTAAATGGTACAAACATTGCATTAGAAGCTAATGCGACTGCTGCACTTACAGCTAAGAATATTGTAATAAGAAAAGATATATCAGCTACAACATTCAACATATCTACTATGGAAGAGTTTGTTGCTGATACTGCTCCAGTTGGTGCTACTAACTTAGCAAACTATGTCACTAGAACATTAGAGTTGACTAACCCAGCTGACGCATTAAAAATTATTTTCGATGCTAATATACCGAAAGCAACTGACATAGATGTTTACTATAAAGCATTCTCAGGTGATACAGATCCTAATACTTTAAATTGGATTGATACTGGGTTTACTGTGTCTAGTAAAGATGCTGAAGGTGAATTTAAAGAAAGAAATTTAGAAGTAAGTAATATTCCTGAATTTACAAAAGTTGTCATCAAGATTGTAATGAAATCTACTGAGTCAGCTTCTGTACCGAAAGTTCAGGCATTTAGATTAATTTGTCATAGTTAGAGGTGAGTATGTTTGTAGGAACGAAAGTAGAAGGGGAGCCAGACTTAATAAAGGATCCTAAGAGTAAAGGTATAATTAATACCAACCAGACTGCTTATCAAAGATATAAGAGTCATCAGAAAAGTAAAATATCAGAACTTGCTGAAAGAGAAGCTATGAAACAAGAAATAAATACTTTAAAGGATGATGTAAAAGACATAAAGAATATGTTAATTAAACTCACGGAGAAACTATAATGGCAAAAGAAGCTGCAGTCGCACAGGTAAGTCAGAATGAAACTTTTGACCAGTGGCGAATAAAAACGAATTTGAATATAACTAAGGGAAACAACCAAGAAGATAAACTTGGTGACTTAGCTTTATTAGAAAATGGAGAGTCGGATTTAACTTCGGCTGTTAATAACGCAAGAGATTATTCAATAGCAATGAGCATTGCACTTGGTTAGTCTTTAAGAAAAGGGAAAATTAAATGGCAAATGATTTTAAAAATGGATTGGCTAAGGATGTTGGGACCTCGCCTGTCACACTATATACTGCTCCCAGCTTAAAGCAAAGCATCGTTATAGAGTGCGATCTTGCTAACACTACTTCAGCGACAGTCACTGCTGATGTCTTCATCACTTCAGGTGGTGTTGACCATTTCATTGTAAAGAATGCACCTATCCCAACAGGTGGTACTTTACAAGTGATATCAAATCAGAAAGTGGTACTTGATGGAAACCAAGTATTAAAAGTCCAAGGTAATACAGCAAGTTCAATTGATGCTATTGCTTCAATCTTAGAAGATGTATAGGAAATAAACTATGTCGTATATCGGATCTAGAGTCACAAACGCATCGACTACTCTGGCTCGTCCTAGAGATGAGTTCGAGTGTTCAGGTAATGAAAAAGCATTTAAGCTAAGTCAGATTGTTCCAGGAGCATTTGAATCTAATGTTCAAGTTGTTCTTGGCAATGTTATACAAGAACCAGTTTCCGCATATACTATTCAAGATGTTTACAGATTAACATATTCAAACTTATCATTAACTACTGGAGCATCTCAACCCAAACGAGGAGATTTACTTACACAGGGTGCAAACACTTTTCTAGTTGTAGATGCTACCACAGGAATCTTAGATGTGATGGCAGCAACTGCTGGTGGTGCTGCACCAACTACTGGCTCTGGTTTAACTTTAAATATACCTAACATTGATTTTGGTATTGATGAACAAGTTAAACATAATGATGAAACGATTTCATATACTACTGGAACAATTACAGGAATTAGTGTTGTACAAGGTGGTGGCTCAGGTTATACAACCTCTGATACAATTTTTATAGGTGCACCAAATATTGGTGGTAATGAAAGAGCTACTGCTACTCTCTCAGTTTCTGCAACAGGTGTAGTACAATCTATTACAGTCACGAATGCTGGTAAAGGTTATGTGGTTGCTCCAGCTGTGACTATTACTTCTTCAGGAAGTGGTACTAACGCAACTGCTACTGCTACTATAAACTCTGACGGAGGAGTTGAGTCTATTACTGTAGATTCAGGTGGTTCAGGTTATGACTTTATTTCTACAACTGTCACTATTGAAAATGCTACGAGTGGTGGTCGTCAAGCAACTGCATCTATCACAAGTGTAGATGGAAGTGGTTCTATCACAGGTGTATCACTAACTGATGCTGGTACAGGTTATACTGCTAAACCAATTATTGGTGTGACTACAGGTGGTGTTGCAACTACAACAGGTACAGGTACGATTGCTATGGCTGGTAATACTGCAACTGTCACAGGTACAAATACTACCTTTACTTCACAACTAACAGTAGGACAAGCATTATTTGTTGGTGAACAAACTTTAGGATTTATTGACGCAATTGCTAGTGATACTTCACTAACATTAAAAACTACTATCGACCAAGCTATAGAAGATACAGGTTTCTCATTTGCAACAAGAGCAGAATTAGATTTAACTTTTATAGGAGACGAAGCAACATTACAAGTTGATTCTGTAGAAACTCTTCCATCACAAGGATTATATTTTAATGGAGTACCAAGACCTGGAGAAAATTTATACATTAAACACGAAGGTGGTTCAAGTTTTCAACAAGTACCTGCTGCTGGATCTGTCACAGAAGATAGTCTATCAACAAATTTAAAAGCATTTACTGTAGATAAGTTTACTACATCTGGTGCAAGTACAAATACATTTACCTTGTCTAAAACTCCAGCAAGTGGTAATGCTATTCTAGTTGTTATTAATGGTTCAGTACAAACTGAAACTACACACTACTCTGTATCTGGTACGACTCTAACATTAGTCACTCCATTATCTGCAGGTGTGACTGTCACAGTTGTACATTTAGGATTCGGTACAGTATCAAGAAACGCATTCGTAGATGGTACACTAACTGCTTCAGCATTTACTGACTTGTCTATGACTGGAAATAAAATAGCAAACAACACAATAGATGGTACGAAACTTGCTGTTGGTGCAGTTGTTTCTCATTTAGGATTTAACCCAGTTGCTTCTAATGCAGGTACTGCTCAATCAATTGATTCTCAACTAAACTTATCCGCAGCACTGGATATGTCTGCTGCCACTTCAGGACAAATTAGATTTCCTGCTTCACAAAATAATTCAACTAATGCTGAAACCTTAGACGATTACAGAGAAAGTTCATTAGCATCAGTATTAGGTTTCGGTGGTAATCAAGTTGGAATGAATATGGGTGCTACTGCTGTAAATACATCTTACTTTACGAAAATTGGTAATATAGTTATGCTGAATATGGAGATGACTCTTACAGCAAAAGGTTCAAGCACAGGAAACGCAGAAATAGTATTACCTATTGTTTCTGACTCAGCAGGGGATGCTATTATTCCTATCTGGTTTGAGAATATGGCTTCAGGACTTACAAGTATGATTGGAAGAATAGAAGGTGGCTCACAATCTCTTAAATTATTTAAAAGAGATACTGATGGTGAGTACACTGCTTGTACTGAAGCAGACTTTACTGATACTTCACACCTGATTGGTTCAGGTACTTATAGAAGTGCAACATAAACTAAATAGGTTGTAAGAGGAATTAAAATGCCAATATCAAGAGTTAAAGGTCAAAGTTTAGATAAAAATATAGAACTGCAAGGGGAAAAACTTAGATTCCCTATCGGTACTGAAGCTAATAGACCAGCACCTGCTAAAAAGGGAGACTTACGATACAATTCTGATGTAGACAAAACTGAAGTATATAATGGAAATAACTGGGATGTATATAATTCACAAGCTGTTTCCATCGCTTTGTCTATCGGCTTAGGAGGTTAGTAATGCACATTAATGTGCATGAAGATGACCAATGGTCATGGGAGATAATTGCTGCTAGAGCAAAACAAAACTTCATGGTCACTAAAGCTACTGGCACGAAAGGTCAGACTGGAGTCATTGGGATTCCAAATATTGAAAAGTGTACATTAACTTGCGTACACACTGGGTTTATAGAAATACTTGATGAAGAAAAACAAGTATTGGGTACTATGGGTCCTGGAGCAAAGTTTCATTATAAGATACTTGAACAAGGTATCTCAGCAATGAAGCCAGAGTTAGGAAGAGTCGATTACTTAGGGAAACCGATTCCTCCTCCAGAAGTTTGTGAGAGAGTTGCGAGTTATACTCATGTTCTTTTACGAACTGCTAGTGAAGAGAGTGTATTTTATTGTTGTCACGATCCTAAGGATATGTTTATATGGGAAGGTGACAATTATGCTTTCGGGAACTTTTCAGGTTTTGATACCGATTGGGATTTAGAACTTGGTTCCGAGTTTGTAGTTGAACCAGAGATGAACAAATACTTTTTTGCTTACTCTGATAATCTAGAAATTAATGGAAAGAAAGTACCTAAATATAACAAAATAAACTCTTACATTTATGATGAACCCATGAGGATAAGAGGTGGCGAAGGAGATGCTTTCTCCATCTTTTCACAAGAGGGTATGTATAAAGAAACAAGTGGTAATCGAAGATACCAAATTTAATTTATAGGAAGAACTAATGGCAAAAAAACTCATCGCTACAGGTTATACGATTAATGCAGCACAGAATCAAATTACTGTGCCAGGCATTATTCAACCAGTCCGTTTGCTATTGATTACAGATATCAATAACAACAAAATTTTATATAACTTCGCAGACCCTGCAACAGGATTATCTAACTTTGCATATAACTATACTGCGGATACTACAACTTTCACTACGCAGTTAGATCTATCTGCTGCTGGTGTACAGAACTCTCACGGACTACAGATATTTTACGAAACAGATTTCCCAAGAACTGGATTCGAGGAAGCGATGCTCGATCCTGTCAACAAGTTAAGAGTTTCAAATCCTGAGAACTTAATTGATACTGACTTTGAATATGGTCTTCAATCTTCGAAGTGGGAGACTCTACAAACAGTTTTAAATATTCCTACGATCTTCTCTCAGTCTGGGGATGTACCTCTTGAGCAACTTGCTTCAATTACAACTACTGCAAACTCTAAACAAGTTAGAGTGACAACTACTGCTAACTCTGGATTATCACTAGGAGATCCGATTCTAGTACAGGGTACTACACTAAATGCTGCAGATGGTTTCTTCCTAGTATCTGGTTTAACAAACCAATTAGAATTCTTTTATGAAATGGATAATGCTGCAGAATCTAATGCAACTATTTCAGGTTCATATACTTCAGTTATCCCTGCTAAATTCTTCGAGGGATCTAACTTAAATATTGATTTAACAAGTACTGCTATTGAAACTGATGGAGCAAACCCATCTACAATGACAGTGACTACTGCTGAAACGCACGGACTTAAAGCTGGTACAAGAGTATATCTAAGACAAACAGTTGGTCCGAAAAACTTAAGAATAGCAGATCCTACTGCCAATGGTGGTATTGCACCTGATGGTGCACCATGGGTTGATACTCGTGCTACTATTACAACAACCACTACTGTAGATGCTACGACTGCTATCGGTGGTGGGGGAGCTCAAGAGTTTCCTGTTGTCACTTGGGACTGGGAAGGTACATATAACTTGTATCTACAGTCTTCAATGATTAATACTAGTACCGATAGAATTACATGGACTTCTCACGGATTCGCAGATAATGCTGCACTACTTTTCCAAACACAAATTAGAGGTCAAACAAATGGTGGTCTAGTAGATGGTACAGTTTACTATGTAAATGTTGTAGACGCAAATACAATCGAATTATATTCTGACTATGGTACTCTTGGTTCAAGAATGAATCTAACTTCTTTTGATTTTACTAGAGGGCATCCTAGATTAACACTAGTATATAAAATTGAAGGAAACAATGGTACGCAAAGGTTTACTGCTTTCTATAAGAGAAACCTGAGAACAGGTATTAACTTCTCTAACGCACAGCCAACTCAGAATACTACTAATACGCAATCATTTCAATTTAGTATTACCTCTTCAGGTTATACACCGATTAAAGCAACCCTTACAAGAATTTATTATAATGGTAATTTAAATGATAGTGATGAAACAGTTGCTGTTTCAATACAGGCTAGAAACTATCTAGGACTTGGATCTAATAACTATACAGTCACTGTTGGTGGTGTAGGTGCTTCTACAGGAAACCTATATCCTAATGCAGATGTGACTCGTTGTATTTTCCAACAAGGTTCTAACTTCTACTTAACAACTTCATATACTCCAACTTCTTCAGTTATTGAAACTGACAAAGCTGGTACTGTGACTACAAGCTATCAATTAACATTTTATGCTACCACTGAAGAACTACCAACTTCAATGAACACAGCTCACTCTGGTTCTGACTTGGCAGCTGGTAATAATAACTTTGGTCTAGGTGGTTCACAAGGTTCTAAATTATTTGCATTTACTGGAAGAACTTCAGGTGGTTCAGCAGGTACATCTGCTGATAACTACGCAAATAATAATGACCCAGCAAGATTCGGTACAGGTATTCTAAGGCAGACTGGTGGAGCAACTGCTTCGTCAGTATCAGGTATTATTACTGTAAACCAGAACGATGCTAACGCAGAAGATTATGTAGGTAATAGCACGCATGTTTACTATGGGTTTGCTAACGAATTAACTTCTTACAGAAATACTATCTATGCACAATCGCATAACTTTATTGATGGTAATACTGCTGTAATTACTGTAAACTCATACTCTACTACTAACAGATTTGAGTTCGTTGACTCTTCAGGAAATAATGTTCCGATTACTTCTAGTCAGTTTAATGCTACGATTACTGTTATATCAGCTGACTACTTTAGATTACAGATTTCTCAATCACCGAATACTGATGATATATCAGCATTCCCTGAAAGTTTCTCAGTGGCTACTGCAACACCGAATGCCACTTATAACTCAGTTTATATTTCAAACCACAAATTAACAGGTGGTAATTTATCCACTTACTCAACTACTGGTACTGTTATCGGTGGTCTAACAGGTGGGTCAAACTATACTCTACAATACTTAAACGACTCTAGACTTATCATTAAAGATCCAAACATCTCTGGTGGTAGTGGTTCAGCTACTACTGCAGCATTTGGTTCTACTTCGAACAATGCGTCTCAGTCGTTTACTGTAGATCTTGAAACACCTTTGGGACTAACTCCATCAACTGCTACGATTACTCAAGTACAGTATAGAGGTGACTTTAGAAATAATTCTGAGTATGTTGATTTAACATTCTCTGATAACGATACTTATAGGATTGGTTCAACAGGTGGTCAGGATACTAACCAGTTCTTGATTGACTCTTCCTTTGGTTCTAAAAATGTTTCAAACCTATTAACAGGTTCTCCAAAAGGTATTCAAGTCACAGTAAGTCCATCCTCTCAGGTAAACTTTGCTGTATCAGGTATGTCAAACTGGTGGGAACTAAGATTCGCAGTGACTGCTGCATCTGGTGATGTTATTCTAACATCTGCTGGTACTGGTGAGCAATTATTTGAATTGGCTGCAAACGAAGGTGCATACGATGGTGTGTATGGTATTGCTTCAGTTCCAACTGCTAAAACCTTTACTCTATCTTCAGAGTTCCAGATTCCTAATAGGGTAATCACTTTTAATGCTGCAACTAAAGTAAACAGTGGTACAGATAAAATTACACTAGGAACACAATCACCATTCGTTCCGCATAACTTATATCCTGGAGAACAGGTCACTTATGACAATGGTGGTAATGCTGATATCGGAGTATTTACTGATGTATCTCAGCTTTATGTTGTTGCTAATAACTCTATCGATATTCAGTTGGCATCTTCTTATGCTTCTGCTATTGCAGGAACTGCCCTTAACTTAACAGCAACGACTGGTACTCATACACTTACTACTAGTTCGCTTGTTAAGATGACTAAAGCAGATGGTGATGCGTCATTTGATAATGGTGGTAATATGGTCACAGGTGTAAATACTACATTCTTAAAAGACTATAAGAAATTTGATAGCATCTATATTGTAGTAAACGATTTAATCAGAGCATTTACTGTTGATGCAGTTATGACTGATACAAAACTAAAAATTCAAGAGACATTCCCAGGAGCAGGAAGTAATGTTGATTACTTTAAAATTACTCAGCTATCACTACGACCTGATGGATTCGCACTACACAAATCATTTGATGGTGGTGTAGATATTACTGCAGGAACTTCTCCTAACAGTAAGATTGTAAGACAGTCTCGTAAATACTTTAGATACCAGTCTGGTAAAGGTATTCAAAACTCATTCGCTATTAACTTCTCACCTGCGAAAGTTTTATCTTCATTAACTTATGCTTCATCAGGTAATACTGTGACAGCTATAACACAGGAGCCACATAACTTAGTGGTTGGAGATAGGATTACTGTAGAAGGTGCAGAGGTCACATTAGGAGAGAACTTATATGTTGGTACATATCAAGTAGCGACTGTTCCTAACGCAACGACCTTTACTTATACTGCAACTGGTACTATTACTCAAACTAAAGCTGCAGGATTCCCAGAGTATTATAGAGAATCTTGGAACGACTCATTCGTTAGAGCTGGTATGTTTGATGACCAGAATGGTTTCTTCTATGAGTACGATGGTCAGAAACTATATTGTGTAAGAAGATCTTCTACTCTACAGATTTCAGGTAAAGTAAACACTACTGCTAACTCTCAGGTTGTGACAGGTACGACTACTTCGTTCACTACTCAGTTGGCTGCTGGTGATAAGTGTTCAATTAGGGGACAATCATATCAGGTTGTTGCTGTGGACTCTGACCAAAGACTAATTATTCAACCTCCATATAAAGGAGTATCTGCTACGAATGTTAAGATTACTAAAACAGTAGATGTTAAAGTAGCACAAGAAGATTGGAATGTAGACCCATGTGATGGTTTGGGTGATACAGGATTTAATTTGAATGTACATAAAATTCAAATGGGTTATGTAGATTATTCTTGGTATGGTGCAGGTAAAATTAGATTCGGTTTCAAAGATAGAAATGGACATGTACACTATAACCACGAATTTATACATAACAACAGATTAAATGAATCATACTTCCGTTCAGGAAACTTGCCAGGAAGATACGAGATTGAAAATGGAGATGCTCCATCATCAGCTCCTACCCTCTTCCACTTCGGTACATCCATTATTATGGATGGTACATTTGACGATGATAAGGCATACTTGTTCTCGGCTAATAGTAAACCGATGGTATTTAAAGCAGGTAGTACAACTACATTTACTTCTGACGCAGTATCAACTTTCGATCTAGTGACACTAGATAACAAGAGGGTATATGTTTATGCACTACCTTGTTCAGAAGCAGAAGCACAGACAGTGACTGTGGGTCAGTTGATTAAAGATGGTGAAGGAAGAATACCTTCTGATGCTCTAGCATATGTCACTCAGGTGATTGTAGATGGAGCAAACTCAAAAGTATTTACTTCTTATCCTGCTACTTCTAATCCACCTGAAGTTGCTACTTATCCGAATGTCACTTCAGGAACTACAATAACAGTTGGTGAGAATGCTTATGGTGGTGGAGCAGTTGATATGACTAGACCACACCCACTAATCTCTATTAGATTGGCACCATCAGTTGACTCAGGATTAACAGGAGCAATCGGTGAGAAAGAAATTATTAACCGAATGATTCTATCATTAAATAACGCAGGTGTGACAACTAACAAAGACTTGACAGCATTCTTTATCTTGAATGGATTGCCTTCTAAGTTAGATTACACGAATGTTCAAAACCCTGCTCTATCTCAACTTATATCTCACGATACAGGTGATACGATACAACAAGGTACAGTAATCTTCTCGCAAGCAGTATCGCAAGGTTCATTGAACATTGACTTGACATCTTTGATTGATATGGGTAATAGTATTCTGGGTGGTGACTCAGTATTCCCAGCAGGTCCAGACTTGATGACACTAGCAGTACAACCGAAAGATACTTCGGATATTACTGCTTCGTCACCATTTATTGTATCTGGTAAGTTATCATGGAAAGAGTCGCAAACATAAGAGGACTCTAATATGGCATATCTCGGCAGAGAAATATCTTTCGGAAGTTTTGAGAAACAAACCTTCGCTACTAATGGAGCGGACACTGCTTTTAATCTAAACTTTCCAGCACCTAGAGAAGAAGCACTTCTTGTAGTTAAAGATGGTGTAGTACAGAAACCTGGAACTGCATATACTTTATCTAATGGTGGTACGACAATTAATATTGCAGGTGGAGCATTAGCAAACTCTGTAGATTTATATTGTGTATTTCTAGGGAAAGAACTTACTATTCAAAATGTTGGCGATAATAGTGTCACTCATAACAAACTTTCCACACCTATCAGGCAGTCAGTAAAAACTGATACATCTGTAATTAGTAGTGCTACCAACCTTGTAGCGACTAGACATTACTTTGTGGACACTACTAATGCACCTGTAACTGTCACTTTTCCAACCTCTCCATCTCTTGGAGATACTATTTATGTTTCCGATGCTTATGGCACTTGGGATACAAATAGCTGTACAGTAAATCCCAATGGCGAAAAAATAAATGGTTCTACTGGAAACTCTACATTATCATCAGAGTACGACTCAAAAGAATACATTTATATTGGTGGAACTGCTGGCTGGCGAACAGTATAATTAACTAAATAGTAGTCATAAGGAGAACTTAATGGCTGCAATCACAGATATATTCGTTGACCAAGGAACAGATTTTACTCTACAATTAAATGTTGTAGACACAGCAGGCACAGCGAAAAATCTAACAGGTGCAACCATTACAGCTCAAGCTAGAAAAGATTTTACTAGTGCCAACCCAACTGCAACATTTACTACTGCTGTGACAAACGCAATCGGTGGTGTATGTACTATTAGTTTATCTGCAGCACAAACTGCTGCGATTAAAGCAGGAAGATATGTTTACGATGTAAATGTATTTGACTCTGCTAATACTACTATAAGAGCAGTTGAAGGATTAATGACAATCAGACCAGAGGTGACAAGATAATGCCTGATGTAAAAGGTAGCATAGAACAACAAGAGGGTATAAATCCTACAGTACCAAGTACTGGTACACAAACAACTACGACTGTCACATCAGCTACAACACAGGGTACAGCTACTGTATCAACTGTTGGTGTTCAAGGTGAGAGTGGTACTGCTGTAAATCTAGAGCAAGGTCAGAATGTAGATGTACTTACTGATGGCTTAGAGAATGGATCTATTCTAGTATATAAAACAGCGACCTCTAAATGGCAGGTCACAAAATTAATGAACGAGGGACAACAACTCGATTCAGGAGAATTTTAATAGGAGACAAAGATGGCAGCAATTGTTAGAATAAAAAGATCGTCGACTTCGGGAAACCCCACGACTCTTGCAGCAGGGGAACTCGCATACTCAGGTCTTACCGATAACGGATCCAATGGTGGTGATAGACTATATGTTGGTTTCGGTACGGAAACTGCAGGAAATGCAGCAAACCACTTCGTAATAGGTGGTAAATACTTTACAGACATAATAGATGGAGCAACTAATGCTAACACAGCAAGTAAGTTAGTAAAAAGAGATGGCTCTGGTAATTTTTCCGCAGGTACTATTACTGCGAACTTAACAGGTAATGCATCTACAGCAAGTACTGCTGCAGCTTGGACTACTGGAAGAACTATTACTATCGATGGTGATGTAGATGGTTCTGCTACAGGTGTTGATGGTTCAGGTGATGTCACTATTACTACTGCCCTAGATGCTACAGGAGTCTCCGCAGGATCTTATGGTAGTTCTACTGCTATACCAAATATCACTGTTGATGCTAAAGGTCGTATTACTGCTGCCAGTACTTCCTCTATCACAACTTCATTCACACTTACTGACGGATCTAACTCAGAAACTATTGCAGGTGGTAATACTTTAACTGTCACAGCAGGAGAAGGTATTGATGCAGTAGTTGGCTCAACTGATACTCTAACTATTTCAGCAGAAGATGCTACCTCGTCTAACAAAGGTATTGCTTCTTTCGGTGGCGACTTTAGTGTATCAAGTGGTGCAGTATCATTAGCCAATAATTCTATTACTATTGGATCTGATGCAGTTGCACTAGGTGCTACTAGAACTGATATAAATGGATTAACAAGTTTAGATGTTGATAATTTAACATTAGATGCTAATGCTATTACTTCAACAGACTCAAATGGAAATATAGAACTTTCCCCTAATGGTACAGGTACTGTTGTTGTACCAGCTTCATACGAAGCTAGAGCAGGATTCTCAAGTCAATCATTAGTAAATAAAGCATATGTAGATTCTGTCACTTCAGGTCTTTCAGTTAAGACTCCTGTTAAAGTTGCTACTACTGGAAACCTTAACGCAACTTATAACAATGGTGCAGGCACACTAACAGCAAACTCTAACTTTGCATTATCAGTTGATGGTGTCACAGTATCAGTAAATGACAGGATACTAGTTAAAGACCAGAGTACTGCTGCTCAGAATGGTTTCTATAAAGTCACAGCTACTGGTTCAGGATCTGCTGCATTCGTTTTAACTAGAACTCCTGATGCAGATGCTGCATCAGAATTAGTTGCTGGTGCATTTGCTTTCGTTGAAGAAGGTACTGCTAACGCAGACAATGGTTATGTACTATCAACAGATGGAGCTGTCACACTAGGTACGACTGCTATTAACTTTGAACAGTTCTCAGGAGCAGGTCAAATTAGTGCTGGTGATGGTTTAAGTAAAACAGGAAACGCATTATCTTTAAATGTAGATGATAGTTCAATAGAAATAAATGCCGACACTGCTAGAGTAAAAGCATTAGGTGTTACGAATGCGATGTTAGCAGGAAGTATCGCTAATTCTAAATTATCAAACTCAAGTGTCACAATTAATAGTAATTCGCTCGCATTAGGTGCTTCTTTAACTCTAGACTCAGACGACATAGGTGAAGGATCTTCTAATCTATATTACACTAACGCAAGATCTCGTGCTGCATTAAGTGTCACTGGTAGCACAGGACTATCTTATAATGATAGTACAGGTGTCCTAGCAGGACTAGATGCTACCACATCAGTAAAAGGTGTTGCATCTTTCGCTTCAGCAAACTTTACAGTCACAAGTGGAGCAGTAGCAATAACAGGTGTAGATGGCGGAACTTACTAAAAGTTATAAGAAATAATTTTTTTATAACTAACTTAATAGGAATGGTTCATGTCAACTGTAATAAAAGTAAAAAGATCTGAAACTGCTTCAAGTGTTCCAACCACTTCCGACTTAGCTGTCGGTGAAATTGCAGTAAATACTGCAGACAAAAAAATTTATGTTCGTGCTTCAGGTGGTGTAGTTGAAGTAGCGAATGTTGTAGCAGGTGGTGGCTCAGGAGATATTACTGAAGTTCTTACTGCTACTGGCTCAGGTTTAACAGGTGGCTCAACTGCTGGCTCAGCAAACCTAGCAATCAATGTAGACGATTCCTCTCTACAAGTTTCAGGAAATACATTACAAGTAAAAGCAAGTGGTGTCACGAATGCCATGCTTGCTAATTCAGGTGTGACTTTAAACTCACAATCATTATCCTTAGGTGGTACTCTAACATTAGATACAGATAATATTGGCGAAGGATCTACTAATCTTTACTACACTAACGAAAGAGTTGATGATAGAATATCAGCTCTAGTTCAAAATGGTACAGGTCTTACTTGGACATATGACGACAACGCAAACTCATTTACTCCAGCAGTTTCTTTATCTTCTTTTGATACAGATAATTTATCTGAAGGATCTACTAATTTATACTACACTGACACAAGAGCAAATGCTGCAATAGATGCAAGAGTCACTAAAACTTTTGTTGATAATCTAAATGTAGTTGCTGCAAGTGCAGGCACTGCTACTACTGCTACAGCTTTGGCTAGTGCTCAAAATTTTAGTCTTACTGGAGATGTCACTGCTTCCGCAGTTTCATTTGATGGCTCAGGTGCAGTTCAGCTTACTACTGATATTTCTGCTAACTCTGTTGGTCCTACTGAATTAAATGTTACAGATGCTGCAGGTGCATTACAATCTGATGGAGCAGGAAACTTATCATTCGGTTCAGTTAGTGCTTCTTTCGGAGCAATAGCAGAACATGTATTACCAGCAGCTGATGATACTTACGATCTAGGATCCTCTACTAAAAAATGGAGAAACTTATATGTTGGTGGGAATACTATATTCCTAGACGATGCTAAAATTATGAAAGACCAAACAACTGGTCAGATTCAAATGAATTCAGGAGTGACTAACTCTATCGCATCTATTACTGTGACTGATGGTGGTGCTGGGTATTTAAATGCACCAACTATTACTTTCCCACTTCCTAATAACTCAGGTGTAGATACTGCAGTTATGTCCGATCCAGGTGGTGGTTATACCTCTGCTCCTACTGTCACTATCGATGCACCATCTACTACTCCTGCAAGACAAGCTACTGCAACTGCTACTATTGTTGACGATGGTCAGAATAGTAATACATTTGCAGTTAGTGGTATTACTATTACTGACTCTGGCTCAGGTTATCCGACTGCACCTAATATCACTCTATCAGCTCCACCTTCTGGTGGAGTTCAAGCCACAGCAACTACGACAGTTTCTGCAAGAAGTAATGGTGGTCGACCAGCTGCAGCATACTCTACTATAAATGCTAACACTGGAGAAGTGACAGCTGTCACAATGACTGCTGGTGGTTCAGGATATTCAACTGTACCTACTCTTACAATAGGAAGTCCAAATGTAGATACGACTTTTAATAGTACAGTGTATAATGATGGAAGCAATAATTATTATACATTCTTAGGTGGTGTAAACGAAACTTTAAAATTAATACAAGGTCAAACATATACTTTTGATTTATCATCAAGTACACACTCAGGACATTTATTTGCACTTAGTGCTACTCAAGATGGTACACATGGTGGGGGAACTAAACTTACTTCAGGTGTGACATATAGTGGTACGCAAGGAACATCAGGTGCTACGATGGTTCTAGTTGTAGATGCAAATACACCTAGCACATTATATCCTTACTGCGAAACACATTCAGGTATGGGTGGTAGTGCGACATTCACTAAATTAGCAACAGGAACAACAGCAACTTTAACTCCTGTTCTTGCTTCTTATGACGACACTTTAAACCAGACTTTTGCTATGCAACCCTTTACCATGGCAATGTCAGTCGCATTAGGAGGATAAAAAGGAACTAAATAGTATTATGGCAAATCCAGCAACAAGAGAACAATTAAAAGATTACGCATTAAGATCGCTCGGTGCACCAGTGATTGAAATAAATGTGGCTGAAGAACAGCTAGAAGATCGCTTAGACGAAGCGATTGAGTATTTCAACATTAATCACTGGAATGGTACTGAACGAGCATACTTCTCGCATAACATTACTGGTACGACTTTAGCACTAACCTCTGCTGCAGCAGATGCTTTTACAGCAGGAGAAACTTTCGTTGGTGCTACCTCTGGTGCAAAATCAGTAGTACATAAAACTTCAGCTGGGTCAAACATTATATATCAAAAAGTAAATAACCTAGAGATCGCTCCTGATGGATTTACTGCTGGAGAAACTATTACTGGAGAAAGTTCTGGAGCAACTGCTGTAATTAATACTATTACAAAAGGTGATACTGAGAATGGGTACATTCCTGTCACTGATGAAATATTCGGAGTTCAAAAAGTATTTACAGTGTTCTCTAATACTACCGACTCTAGAAACATATTTGATTTACAATATCAACTAAGATTAAATGACTTGTATGATTTAACTTCTACAAGTATTGTTTACTATACAACTGTAATGGGTCACTTATCATTGCTTGACCTAATGTTAAATGGTAAAACTTTATATCGTTTCAATAGAATGCATAATAAATTGTTTATCGATTTAGACTGGCGAAGTGATGTAAAGATAGGAGATTTTATTTTAGTTGATGTTTATAAAGCATTAAATCCTAACGAATATACAAAAGTATATGGCGAACCATGGATGAAAAAATATACTACTGCCCTGTTCAAGAAACAGTGGGGACTTAATCTTAAAAAGTTTTCGGGACTAGTCTTGCCTGGAGGTGTATCAATGGATGGTGATGGTATATATAACGAAGCCATGAACGAGATACAACAACTAGAAGACGAACTTATAGGAAAAGGTGCACCACTAGAGTTCTTTACAGGGTAATTAAATGGCAGGCAGAAATACTTACATATCTCAAGGAGTAGCATCTGAACAGAATTTAATAGAGTCTTTAATTATTGAGTCTCTAAAAATTTATGGTCAGAATGTTTTTTATATTCCTAGAACGCAGGTAGCCAAAGATGAAATCTTAGGTGAAGATCCCTTATCAAAGTTTGAGCAAGCATTCCCTATCGAAATGTATTTCGAGAATGTAGATAACTTAGGTGGGCAAGGTCCATTTATTCAAAAGTTTGGATTATTTAATGAGCTAACTGCTACACTAGTTGTAGCAAGATCTAGGTGGCAAGAATTAGTTGGGCAACATGGTAATACCTTTGTGCCTAACAGACCAAACGAAGGAGACCTGATTTACTTCCCTCTTACTAAAGGATTGTTTGAAATTAAATTTGTACAACACCAAGATCCTTTTTATCAACTAGGAAAATTATATACATTTAAAATGGAAGTTGAATTGTTTCAATATGCTTCTGAAAAAATTGATACTGGTGTTCCTGAGATTGATAAGTTTGAAGAACTTAAAACTTTCTCACAAGATCCTACAAGAACAGAGAATATGTTTGTCGATTCTATAACTGTCACAAATATTGGTAAGGGTTATGCTACTGCTCCTGGGATTACCTTTACAGGTGGTACACCTAGCACTACTGCTGCTGCTACCTGTACTATTGACTCAGAGGGTAGAATAAATGCAATAAACATTACCAATGTAGGAAATGGATATAATGCTATTCCTACTATTACTATCGACGCACCACCTGCTGGTGGAGTTCAAGCTACAGCAACTTGTACTATTAAACTGAATGTAGATAAGCAAGGTGGTTATGCTGACAACTTAGAGATAGCTACAGAAAGACAACCCACTACTAACGAAAAAGTTGCTTGGTCAGAAAATAATCCGTTTGGAGAATTCTAATGTTAGGTAAACCACCCTTTTATCATCAGACGATAAGGAACTGTATTATTGGTTTCGGTAAGATGTTTTCAGATGTAGAGTTTGAAAGATTCGATAACTCTGGTACAGCTCAGCAAAAGATATTAGTACCAATCGCATATGGTCCAAAAGAAAAGTGGGTACAAAGGTTAGAGCAAGATCCAACTTTAGAAGACCAACAATATACTACTTTACCTCGTTTGTCATTTGAAATGGCAGCGATATCGTACGACCCACTTAGAAAAACCAATCGTATGGGTACTCTTAAAATTAACAGGACATCAGCTGGTGGTGGCTCAGGTAAAAGGGATAAACTTTTTGCACCTGTACCATTTAACTTAGATATGCAATTAAATTGTCTTACTAAGACTACTGAAGATGGTTTACAGATAGTAGAGCAAATCCTACCCTTTTTTACTCCAGAGTTTACAATGAAGATAAAGAATACCGACCCAACTCTGGAAACTGAAACAGATGTTCCAATAATACTAAATAGTTCTAGCTTCGTAGATGATTATGACGGAACTTTTGAGATACGAAGATTCGTCACATGGACCTTCAACTTCACTCTAAAAATAATGTTATTCGGTGGAGTTGACCAAACTGGTTCAGTTATTACATCTACATTCGTAGATCTAGGTAATCCAGATGAACAACATAGGGCAACTGGTGACCTAAATAACTTACAAGTGACTGACTTGGGTTGGAATATAACTCAAAAACAAGATTTATAGGAGAAGTTTTAAATGGCAAAACAAGATTTAAATATTGGTACTCTAGCCAACGATGGTACAGGTGATACCCTTAGAGATGGTGGTACAAAAGTAAAGGCAAACTTTGACGAACTTTATACTGCCCTTGGTGGTAATACTGTACAGATTGCGATCCCAGGATCGGGAGTCACTAATGGTCAAGTATTAAAATACAACGCAAGCAACTCAGCTTTTGAACCAGACACAGATACTAATGTAAACACAACTTATACTGTATCCGCAGAAGTTTCTGGTACTGATGCTTCTATTAGATTGACTGGCTCAGACGCAAGTACTGATAATGTAAATCTAGTATCTGGTACAGGTATTAATATTGATAGAACTGATGCCGATAACATTACTATAAACAACACAGTCACAAATACAACTTATTCAACCTCTATTCAATCTGTCACAGCTGGTTCTAAAGAATTAAGACTATCTGGTTCAAACTCAGTAAATGATGACATTACTATTACTGAAGGAGCAGGTATCGTATTAACAAGTTCAAACGATGCTCAGCTTACTATTACTTCAGTGTCATTACAACAGTTTGACTTTTCAGCTGGTGATGGTACTAACTATACAGTTTCTGGCTCAGGTCTTTTAACTGCTGGTGAAAACGATCCACAACTATTTGTATATAGAGGACATACTTATCGTTTCAGACATACGATTGCTGCAAACGCACACCCACTTGAAATCGTAGAGTTCGGTACATCTACTGCACCTGCTGCTGATTATATCAGCTCAACTAACGCAACTAGAAACCTTGCTACAACTAATGATATTATTACATTCACAATTCCGATGAATGCTGCAACAGGAAACACTTACCAATATAGATGTACTGCTCACCCAAGTAGTATGCTTGGTACAATTACTGTTGTATAATAATCTCCGCAAGGAGGACTAATGGCATCGACCTATTATAATGCAAATCAAAATCTAAAAGCTGTAGGTGTTCCTGTAGAATTTACAGAGGAACAAGTTAAAGAGTATATCAAGTGCAAACGCAACCCAATATACTTTATCGAAAACTACTGCAAGATTGTATCACTTGATGATGGTGTTGTTGATTTTAAACTGTATGCTTGTCAAAAAAGAAAAGTAAAACATATCATGAAGAATCGTCAGACGATTCTAATGGAAGGAAGACAGCAGGGTAAAACAGTCGTAAGTGCTGCATGTATATTACACTTCACATTATTTAATGATAATAAGACTGCTGCGATTATGGCAAACAAAGCTACTGCTGCCAGGGAAGTTTTATCTAGATACCAACTTATGTACGAGTACCTTCCTAACTGGATGCAACAAGGTGTAGCTGTTTGGAACAAGGGTGATATAGAATTAGAGAATGGCTCAAAGATATTTACTGCTGCGACTTCTAGTTCAGCGATTCGTGGTAAATCAGTAAACTGGCTTTATATTGATGAAGCTGCAATTATACCGAATACTGTAGCAGAAGAATTTTTTACTTCTGTTTATCCTACGATCTCAGCTGGTAAAGATACCAAAGTATTACTGTCCTCGACACCTCTAGGATATAATCACTTTTGGAGATACTGGGAAGCTGCACAAGAGGGCAGGAATGATTTTGCTCCATTGTTTATACCTTATACTGATATCCCAGGAAGAACTAAAAAGTGGGCAGAAAAACAAAGAGCATTACTTGGTGACTTAAAATTTAATCAGGAAGTATTATGTGAGTTCTTAGGATCTAGTGCTACTCTTATAAGTGCGAGTGCAATAGGTGAAATGAAACCCAAGCCATTTATATTATCAAGAGATGGTTTAGATATACAAGAAGAGCCGATTCCTGGACATTCATATACTCTAGTCGCAGATACTGCTAAAGGTGTGGGTGGAGATTACAGTGCTTTCGTAGTAATAGATACGACAGCAGTACCATATAAAGTTGTAGCAAAGTATAGAAACAACTCTATTAGTCCTTTACTTTATCCCAATATTATTGATAAGGTGGGCAAGGAATATTATAATGCTCAGGTATTAGTAGAAACAAATGCTAGTGAGCAAGTACCTTATATATTGTACAACGAACTAGAGTACGAGAACATGATTATGGTTTCTCGTACAAACATGGGTCAAAAGATTACTGGAGGGTTTGGCTCAGGTAAAAGTCAGTATGGAGTAAATACTGATAGAAAAATTAAAAGAATTGGTTGCCAGAATCTAAAAACATTAATAGACGAAGGCAAACTACACATTTATGATGGGGATATTATAGGTGAGATAAGTACCTTTATTGAAAACAAAGGATCTTTTTCTGCTGATGACGGATATCACGATGACTTAGTTATGTGCCTAGTATTGTTTGGTTGGCTTACATCAGACTCTTATTTTACGGAATCTAACGATGTAAATTTACGAGAAGAGATGTATAAAAACCAGATGAAACAGATAGAAGAGGAGTTGACTCCTTTCGGTTTTATTAACGATGGGCAGAAGTACGATGACGAGGAAGAGCTTTTAAACTTCTAAAATCGTATAAAAACTAAATAAAAGCATTGGGGAATTAATAGTTCCCTTTTGAATTAACGAATTCATTAATAAGGAGAAACAAATGGCTTTTCAACTCAGTCCTGGAGTAGTTGTCAAAGAACAAGATTTCACTTCAATTGTACCTAATGTGGCAACATCATCTGGTGCTTTTGCTGGGAACTTTCAATGGGGTCCAATCGAAGACCCTGTACAAATTGTTTCTGAAAATAACTTAGTAGAAAGATTCGGTGAACCTACCGACGCAACTTTCGATAGTTTTTTCACTGCAGCTAACTTCCTATCATATTCAAATAACTTATTGACAGTTCGTGCCGACACTACTGCTGCGAGAAACGCAGTTGCTACTGGTACAGCTGTTAAGATTAAAAACTTAAATGACTACACCTCTTCATATGTTGGTGGGTCAAATAATGTCGGTACTTTCGCTGCAAAGTGGGCAGGCACAAGAGGAAACTCTCTTAAAGTAGAGATTGCTGACTCAGCAACTTTTGCTTCTTGGGCAAACAAAGGAAACTTCGATAGAATTCCTGGCACTTCTGCTTCAGTTGCTGCTGCAGGTGGTTCGGATGACGAACTTCATGTACTAGTAATTGATGAAGATGGTTTGTTTACTGGAACTGCTGGTTCAGTTCTAGAAACTTTTGCTCATGTATCTGCTGCAAGCGATGCTAAAAAGTTCGACGGATCTAATAATTTTTACAAAGATGTAATTAACTCACAGTCAAGATTTGTCTGGTGGATGGATCATCCAACTGTCACAGGTACTGCATGGGGTGCTGCTTCAAGTGGTACTACTTTTGGTGACCTTGGTGCAGTTTATTCAGTAAGTCTTTCAAGTGGAGTAGATACTGCACCAACTGATGGTGATATTCAAACTGCTCTTAGCATTTTTGCTAATGACGAGCTGTATGACATTTCACTAGTTATGGTTGGTAAAGCTCCAGCAGTCACTGCTACTTATGCAATTAACAATATTGCTGAAGTAAGAAAAGACTGTATGGTATTCTGTTCTGCTGAAGATGCTTCAGGAAATACTATCCTAGCAACTGATGCCGACCCAGTGGGTGACATTACTACTTACCGAAACTCATTACCAAGCTCATCTTATGGTGTGCTTGATACTGGTTCTAAATACCAGTACGACAGATATAACGATAAATATAGATATGTACCACTAAATGGTGACATAGCAGGTCTCGCTGCAAGAACTGACTATGACCAAGATGCTTGGTTCTCACCAGCTGGTGCTTCTAGAGGTCAAATCAAGAATGTTGTTAAATTAGCATTCTCACCAAACAAAACTCAAAGGGATACTTTATACCAAGCTGGTGTAAACCCTGTTGTAACATTCCCAGGAAATGGTACACAACTATTTGGTGACAAGACTCTACTTTCTAGCGAATCTGCATTCAACAGAATCAATGTTCGTAGATTGTTTATCGTACTAGAAAAAGCGATTGCGATTGCTGCAAAAGCACAGCTCTTTGAATTCAACGATGAGTTCACAAGAAACGACTTTAAAAACGCAGTCAATCCTTTCTTAAGAGATGTACAAGGAAGACGAGGAATTACAGACTTTACAGTAGTTTGTGACTCTACTAACAACACAGGTGATGTAGTTGATAGAAACGAATTCCGTGCAGATATATTCATTAAACCTAACAGAGCAATTAACTTCATTACTCTTACATTTGTAGCTAGTAAATCAAGTGTAGACTTTAGTGAAATTGGTGGCTAAATATAAAAAAGGAGAAATAAAACATGGCTAATATTGCTGACTTTAAAGCGAACATGACTGGTGGTGGAGCTCGTCCCAATCAGTTCCGTGTTGACTTACAATTCCCTTCTTATGTCACTGGTGGAAGAGTTGCTGCTGTACAAGGACAATTTCTTTGCAAAGCTGCACAATTACCAGCTAGTACATTAGAAAACTTGCCGATCCAATATAGAGGTCGTGCTGTAAACTTTGCTGCGGAAAGAACTTTCGCTCCGTGGACTATTACTGTTTACAATGACACGAACTTCGGTATTAGGAACGCAATCGAAAGATGGCAAAATGGAATCCAAGAGTATGCGACTACAGAAGGTCGTACAAACCCTGCGGATTACCAAGCTGACTTGCTTGTAACACAATTAGATAGAAATGGTGCAAGTGTCAAAACTTATAAGTTTGTTGATGCTTTCCCTCTATCAATTGGTATCGTACAGTTAGACTACGACACAACAAATGCTATTGAAACATTTGATGTAGAGTGGCAGTACAACTTCTTTACAAGTGATACAGCTGAGAGTGGTGGATTAGGAGTTAATGTTTCAGTAGATACACCTATTGGTTCGTTCCCAATCAACATTTAATTATTAATAAAGGTGAATAAATTATGGCTGAATTTTTCGGTTTCGAAATTACACGGAAGAGGAATAGAGAACCTTTAACACCTGTCGCCCCATCACGAGATGATGGGTCTACAGTACTGACGGATGTTAGTGCATACTATGGTGTTACACTCGACCTTGATAATTCGATAAGAAGTGAAAATGCTTTAATCAAAAGATATCGTGAAGTCTCGCAGTACCCAGATTGTGATGGTGCGATAGAAGATATAACTAATGAAGCAATCACAATACAAGATGATGCACCTAGTGTACAACTAGTACTCGACGACCTACCTGTATCAGATAACATTAAAGAAAAAATTCATGAAGAGTTTGGAGAGATCTACGATCTACTCCAGTTTGACCACAAAGGTCATGACATCTTCAAGACTTGGTATGTAGATGGGAGATTATACTACCATCTTATTCTAGACCCAGCTAATCCAAAAGCTGGTATTCAAGAATTAAGATATGTAGATCCTATGAAGATCCGAAAGATTAAGGATATCAAGAAAGAAAAGAACTCTAAAGGATTAGAGGTAGTAAAGAGTCAAGAAGAATATTATATCTACAATGATAAAGGTATAAGCGACTCTAATACTAAAGGGATTAAACTGAGTAAGGACTCAGTTGTATTCTGTCCTTCTGGTAATGTTGACCAGAACACTGGTATAGTTTTATCGCATTTACAAAAAGCAGTAAAACCTGTAAACCAGTTAAAGATGATTGAAGATGCTGTTGTTATTTACAGACTTAGTCGTGCACCAGAAAGAAGAATATTTTATGTTGATGTAGGAAACCTGCCTAAGATTAAAGCAGAACAATATGTCAACGACATTATGAATAAGTATCGAAACAAAGTTGTTTACGATGCTACCACAGGTGAAGTCAGAGATGACAGAAAACACCTGAGCATGATGGAAGATTTTTGGATGCCTAGAAGAGAGGGTGGTCGTGGTACTGAAATCACTACACTCCCTGGTGGGCAAAACTTAGGAGACATTGCTGACATACAATATTTCCAAAGAAAACTTTACCAGTCTTTAAATGTACCTATGTCAAGATTACAAGGTGAGACTGGATTTACTTTAGGTCGTGCTTCTGAAATTACTAGAGACGAACTAAAGTTTAACAAGTTTATTCAAAGGGTCCAAAGAAAGTTCAGTCAGTTTATGATTGATATTCTTAGGATTCAATTAATTGCGAAAGGTGTAATGACCGATGAAGACTTTGAAGATGCTAGATGCGATATCAGAGTTGACTTTTTAGAGGACAATCACTTTACGGAGTTAAAGAATAATGAGTTGCTACAACAACGAGTGGGTATGCTTGGTCAAGTAGAACCATATCTTGGTAAGTTCTATTCGTTAGAGTGGGCAAGAAAAAATATATTAATGCAGTCTGAAGAGGAGATGAAAGAAATCGACGACCAGATTGAAGCAGAAAAGGCAGAGCAGGAAGCTGAGCAAGAACCAGAAGGTGGTAATGAAGTACCAGATATGGATTCAATGCAAACTACTGACGAGCCAGAAGATAATGAAGGAGAAGAATAATGGGAACTAAAGAACTTATAGATGCGATTCAATCAGGTGATGCTGAAGGAATCGAGAATACTTTTCAAGGTGTAATGTCTGCGAAAGTTGGAGATAAATTAGATACGATGAAGAAAGAATTGGCTTCAACGATGTTTAAAACTCCAGAAGAACAGGATGAGATAGCTGGTGAGCCAGAGGTCGAACAGGCAGAAGAAACTCCAGCTGAAACTGTAGAGGAACCAGCTGAAGATGGCGAAGAAGTTTAAAGATATCTATACTGCTTCTTCGGAGGATAGAGAACAACAACTATTAGATAGTATTGAAGTTTCTCTACCAGAGGAAAGGATAGCTGAGTGTATTTCACGACATAGTGATGTTGAAATAACAGATAAACTAATCGAAGAATACATTAATAAAGCATCCACAACGGATTTTAATATAGATCCTATACTTACAGAGATTAAGTTAAGGTCTATAAATGAGTTTAGAAATAAGCTCGACTATGTATTAAAAGATGGTACAAAGATCGCAATAAGTGAGAAAAACCAAATTTTACTAAATAGTTTACTGAAAGGCAAAGATGAGATCGTATCTCACATGTCTGAGAATAAACAAAACTTTATGGAAGTTTTAAAAGGAGTGTACTAAATGGCAATTGTTAAAACAGTTCTGGCAAAAGATAATCGTAAAGCTATCGTCAGAGTCACTGCAACATCGGCAGGTAATGTCACCATCGATATTGACAGTGATTTAAAACTAACAAACGAGACGATTACTTCTTCTGCTCTTAAAGTTGCCATACAGAAAATCGAATACAGCTGTCAAGCTGCACAAGATATTACTGTCGTACGAAACTCTGTCCTCGTGGCTACAGTCGCACCTGGAGCTCCGAAGATTGAAACTTCTATTCAGGACGAAGGAGACCAAGATATTGTTGTCACTTTTAGTGGTAAAGGTATGATACTTCTTCATCTTTCTAAAATGGGTGGCTTTAATGACCCAGTAGAAACACCAGAGTTTGGTGCTTACGATGACCAGACTGCTGTAGGAAGCTAATATGAAACTAATTAAAGAACATACTGAAACTGTAAACTATCTTATAGAAGAAGATAAAGAAACAGGACAAAAGAATTACAACCTAGAGGGTGTATTTCTCCAAGCTGATATTAAAAACAGGAATGGAAGAATTTACCCTGTAGATGTTCTTGACAAAGAAGTTAAGCGATATGTAAAAGAAAATGTCAAGAAGAATCGTGCGTATGGTGAGCTGGGACACCCTGACTCTCCTACTATCAATTTAGATAGAGTATCGCACATGATAAAAGATTTGAAGCTCGAAGGCAAAAACTTTGTCGGTAAAGCTAAGATAATGGATACACCTTATGGTAAGATTGTTAAATCGTTGATTGACGAGGGAGCAAGTCTGGGTGTGTCTTCTAGAGGGATGGGTTCATTGAAAACTACCAAAGACGGAAGTTCCGAAGTTCAAAAAGACTTCATGCTTGCCACTGCTGCAGATATAGTTGCAGATCCGTCGGCACCTGATGCATTTGTGCGTGGTGTTATGGAAGGCAAGGAATGGATGTTCGTAGATGGTAAGTTTGTCGAGCAAGATATTGATGCTGTAAAAAGTTCAATAACTAAGGCAACAAGATCTCAACTCGAAGAAGCAAAACTTTTCGCTTTTGCGAAATTTTTAAAAGCAATTAAATAACCCATTTTATAAGGAGACTAACATGTCAAGTATAGAACAAAAAATCGCAGAACTCCTTGATGAGAGTAAGAAAGCTGAAGAGCAAATCGAAACTCTAGAGGAATCTGAAGGCTGGAAAAAGACAGCCGAAGAAGGCGAAGCTGAAGCTGCACCTGTAGAAGAAGCACCTGCTGAAGAAGAAGCAGTTGCTGAAGCTGAAGAGTCAGAAGAAGCTGCCGAAGAGGTAGAAGAAATCGAAGAGGGTGAATTACCACCTGCTTTGAAGAAAGCTATCGATAAAAAGAAAAAAGAGAATGGCGACGACGACGACGATGATGACGACGATGACGACGAAGACGAGAAAAAAGAGGGATACATGAACAATTCCAAGAAAAAGGATAAAGATAAAATGATTCCTAAAAAAGAAGAAGTCGAGTCTGATGAAGAAGTTGTAGCAGAAGAAACTGAAGAAGATGAAATCGCAGTAGATGTTTCAGAAGATGTTGAAGCATTGTTGAATGGCGAAGAACTTTCTGAAGAGTTCAAACAAAAAGCTACTACTATCTTTGAAACTGTAGTTGTTTCTAGAGTAAAATCAGAAGTCGCTAAATTCAAAAAAGAATTAGAAGAGTCCAATGCTAAGAGCATTGACGAAGCTAAAGAGAGTCTAGTTGAAAAAGTTGATGGATACCTCAGCTATGTAGTTGAGCAGTGGATAAGTGAAAATGAAATCGCTCTCGAATCTGGTATGAAGTCGGAGATCTTAGATGGCTTCATCAATGGTATGAAGAATCTTTTCGCAGAACATTATGTTGATGTTCCTGAAGAAAGATTTGACCTACTTGCTGACGCACAAGAAAAGGTTGAAGAACTACAAGGTAAGCTCGATGAGCAACTTGAAGCTAATGTAAACCTTTCTAAGAGTGTCAAAGAAATGGAGAAAGCAGAAGTGCTTTCTAAGGCATCCGATGGAATGGCTGAAACTGATAAAGAAAAATTTGCTGGATTAACTGAAGACCTCAGTTTTGAAGACAAAGAATCTTTTGAGAAGAAAGTCAATACTATCAGAGAATCTTACTTTGCTTCTAAACCAAGCAAAACAAATGTAGAAACTGTTGTGACTGATGAGCCAGTACAGTTAGAAGAAGAAACTAAGAAGTCTATTACAGACCCTAAAATTTCTGCTTATGCTGACATGCTCGACAGAAGCAACAAAAATAATTAATCTATCAACTTTAAGGAGATAAAAAATGGATAGAAAATCATTAATGGAAAAATGGTCACCTATTCTGGAACACGAAGGTGTAGCTCCAATTAAAGACACATACAGAAAAGAAGTCACTGCTGTACTTCTTGAGAACCAGGAAACTGCTATCAAAGAAGAAAAGCAAGCGATGTTTGAAGCTGTACATGTCAATGATGCTGCTGCTCTTCCTGACACAGGTGGTGTTGCCAAATTTGATCCAGTACTAATTTCATTGGTACGAAGATCTGCTCCTCAGATGATCGCTTATGACATCTGTGGTGTTCAACCTATGACTCAGCCAACTGGTCTTATCTTTGCTATGAAAGCAAGATACAGCACTCAAGGTGGTACTGAAGCATTATTTAACGAAGCTGACTCAGACTTTTCTGGTACTGGTACTCACGCAGGATCTAATCCTGTTGATGGTACTTACACAACTGGTACTGGAATGGCTACAGCAGACGCTGAGAACCTTGGTGGTTCTGGTGGAGGAACCTTCCAAGAGATGGCTTTCTCTATCGAGAAAACTTCAGTGACTGCGAAAAGTAGAGCACTGAAAGCTGAGTACACTATCGAACTTGCTCAAGACTTGAAATCAGTTCATGGTCTTGACGCAGAGGGCGAACTTTCTAATATCCTCTCTACTGAAATTCTTTCAGAGATTAACAGAGAAGTTATCAGAACTGTGTACAAAACTGCAAAACCAGGTGCTCAAACTGGTACAGCTACTGCGGGAACTTTCGATCTTGATGTTGACGCATCTGGTCGTTGGTCAGTTGAGAAATTCAAAGGACTTCTTTTCCAAATCGAAAGAGAAGCTAATGCGGTTGCTCAGCAAACTCGTAGAGGAAAAGCTAACTTCATCATCTGTTCTTCAGATGTTGCAAGTGCTCTAGCTATGGCTGGTGTTCTTGACTACGCACCTGCTCTTTCTACTAACCTAAATGTAGACGAAGCATCTACTACTTTCGCTGGTGTCCTTAATGGTCGCTACAAAGTATATGTAGATCCTTATTCTGCAAATGGTGCAGCAAGCCAATACTTCGTTGTTGGTTATAAAGGAACTTCAGCATTTGATGCTGGTCTGTTCTACTGCCCATATGTACCTCTACAATTGGTAAGAGCAGTAGATCCTAGCACTTTCCAACCAAAAATTGGTTTCAAAACAAGATATGGCTTTACAGCTAATCCGTTTATCCAATTGGATGGTTCTGGCGATCTAGTTGCTGACGAGAACTACTACTACAGAAGAGTTAAAGTCACTAACTTAATGTAATCTTAGGACTCTAAGGTACAATCCTGAAAGGGGAGACTTCGGTCTCCCCTTTTTTTATGCTTTACTTTTAAGTTTTTTTCAGGCTAAATAGTAGTATCGTTCATTCACTCTAAATGTAGCAGTGGACGGAAGTAAGTAGAATAGGAAAACCTCCCACGCAAGTGGGGCAAGCAAGTACCGAAAGGGAACGAGACCGACAATCTACCGAAGGAACGCAATAGGGGAACGGAAAGATTCTGTTCAGATATCAACCTATTACAATCTGGAGGAAACGATGACTACTTTCTACAGAGGTATCAAAGTCGATGGAAACATTGCCAAGGATGAGAAATTATCCAAAAGAGGTGGTGTTTACAGAGGTATTAAACATGGTGCCATATCAAAGGAAAGTGTAAAAGTCGCTACTGGTTTACAGTATCGTGGCATAGCACACTAACCTAAATTGATGGGTAAATCTGTTATATTCTTATAATCGGTTTGCCCATCTTTTTTTACTAAATAATTTCGGTGGTTATAAAAAAAATTCTTTTTATAACTAAATGTAAACACTTAATAGGAAAAACCATGTCCACAGTTATTAACTTAACGAAGAGCATGGTGCGAAAAACCAAAGCATTTGCCGAATTTCTAGCATACATTGCTCTTCCTTTAGGATTCCCTCTTGCCACATTCGTGACGATGCGAATGAGTTATTTTGGATACTAAAGAGAACTCACACAAAACACACGAGGACGATTGCGACTTTATGGTCGAGAATCCCATGTTATACATGGTGTTCATACCGACACTAGTTGCAGTCGTTCCTTGTACAATCGCTGCAACAGTTATCTGGTTTCATCAATATTATATCGGTGTCTAGTTTCTAAAACACCTAAATAGTAGCTGGAGATGTATTATGTCCAGATTGATTGAATTATACGAAAAGGCGATTGATTGGTTTCAAGTCACTTTCGAAATAGATTACTACAAGCTAATCCTGATGGCATTTTTAGCAGGAGTCGCTGTAGGTTTGCTTGCTCTGGGAATAGTGTTGTGAAAGAAAGTTTGTTAAAAGATATAGAGAACATCGATAAAATTATCGATAAGACTTCCGATCCTAAGTTGAAGGAAATGTGGAAGACCAAAAAAGACCTTAAAGAAAAAATAAAACAAAGGGAAAATGGCACCAGAGGAACTTCTAGCTAGACGGATTGCTAAACTTGAGCGAGTATATTTGCGTGCTCAAGACAAGCAGTTTAAAAAGATGTGGTCTACACACTTGCTACACTTAAAACGAAAACAAAAGAGGATAATTAATTGACAGCTTACTCAAATAAATTCCCAACTGATATTTCGCCATTAAATCCTAATGGCTTTACCTTTCAAGTTGATAGATTACCTGATACTACATTCTTTGTACAGTCAGTAAACTTGCCTGGAATTAATCTTGGTGAGTTTAATCAAGCTACACCTTATGTAGCCAATCCGATTCCTGGAGAAATAATCACATATCAAGAACTTGTGGTAGAGTTTCAGGTCGATGCACAGATGGTAAACTGGAAAGCTATACATGATTGGATGATTGGCTTAGGATTTCCAGAAAAATATGAACAATATCTCTCCTACTTAACAGCAGATGAGAGAGCAAAGATATCTGAGATATCCCAAAACTACTCAGACTCTACATTACAAGTCTTATCAGGGCAAAATCAACCTGTAAAAACCTTTAATTTTATAGATTGTTTCCCTATTTCCCTAGAACCAATACAATTTGAAGCTAAAATGCAGGATGTGATGATGGTTTCTACTCGTGCGACCTTTAAATACGCATACTACAAGATCTCATAACTTTACTTTTAAGAAAAAAACCTTTAGAATTAAGGTCTAAAGGAGTATTTTTACTATGAATTTACAAGAACTACAGGATGAATGGGCGAAAGACAGCTTGGTTGATGATGACCATCTAGATAAGGAAGCTGTACGCATTCCAAACCTACACCAAAAGTATTTAAAATTCCTAATGGAGTTCAAAATGAAACTCACTAAGCAAAGAGCAGAGTTTCATCAGCTAAGACGATTAAAAATTCGCTACTACAATGGTGAATTAGGTCGTGAAGAGTTAGAAGAACATGGTTGGGAGCAATATCAAGGCATAAAACCCATAAAATCAGTACAAGATGACCTATTACATGGGGATGACGACCTAATTAAGATGACAGTACGCATATCTTACCTAGAAGACATGGTATATGCGTCGGAAAGCATCATGAAATCAATATCAAGTAGAGGTTGGGACATAAAAAACTCAATCGAATGGAAAAAGTTTATATCAGGTGCCTAAAATAACGATAGAAAAGGCGAGTAATATACATATTCGCTGTTTTTCGGAGCCTTCGGTAGAAGCAGAGCTCTCTGACTACTTCACATATGCTGTTCCAGGTGCACAATTCACACCACAGTACCGAAGTCGCTTATGGGATGGCAAAATTAGGCAATATGACAGAGTTCGTCATACACTTTACCTTGGATTATACCGATATGTTGAAAAATTCGCTGTTGAGCGAGGGTATGAGATAGAATGTAAGGATTTAATCGTTGTTGACCGAAAAATACCCTTTGAAGAGGTAGAAAACTGGGTAGATTCCTTACAATTAGCATCCAAAGGACGAGAACTCGCTGTCAGGGAATATCAGGTTGAAGCTATACATAAAGCTCTAAATGATGAAAGAACGCTCCTAGTCTCTCCTACTGCGTCTGGTAAATCGCTAATCATCTATTCAACCCTTAGATACCTGCTAAATCAGGGCAAAAAAGCAATCATAATAGTACCAACGACCTCTCTCGTTGAACAGCTTTATAAAGACTTCGAAGACTATTCAAGCATAAATGGATGGAATGTACCAGACCATGTGCAAAAATTATACTCAGGATTTACCAAAGATATAGATAAACAAGTATTGATTACGACTTGGCAGTCAGTTTATAAACAACCAAGACAATGGTTTGCTCAGTTTGATGTATGCTTCGGAGATGAAGCACATCAGTTTAAGGCAAGGTCGCTGACTACATGTATGGATAAATTAATTAATTGTAATTACAGGATCGGCACGACTGGTACGATTGATGGAAAGAAAGTACATAAGCTGGTATTAGAAGGTGTGTTTGGACCTGTCTTTGCTGTCACGACAACTAAAAAATTAATGGAAGATAAGAAGGTTGCCGAACTAGATATTACTTGCTTGTTATTAAAGTACGATGAATTAACAAGGCAAGGTAGAAAAACAAACAAGTATGCTGACGAGATGGACTTCTTAGTCACTAACGATGCTAGAAATAAATTTATTGTAAACCTTGCTGCAGATTTAAAAGGGAATACACTGGTACTATATCAGTTCGTACAGAAACATGGAATCCCATTATACGAAGACCTAAATAAAAAGGTAGATGGTTCAAAGGACATCTGGTTTGTATCGGGAGATACAGTCGTAAAGGATAGGGAAAAGGTCAGAGAAATAGCAGGTGATACTGACAACAATATCATAGTTGCTTCTTTTGGTACATTCTCGACTGGCATTAATATACCATCTATCGAAAACATTATTTTCGCTTCGCCAAGTAAAAGTAAGATACGAAACTTACAATCTATTGGTAGAGGTTTAAGATTGAAGGAGGGTAAAGAAAGTTGTAATTTGTATGATGTAGCTGATGACCTATCTTGGAAATCTTGGAAGAATCATACACTCAAACACTTTTCAGAACGACTTTCTATTTACTCAGAAGAAAAATTTAACTACAAGATTGTAGAGGTAAACATAAATGGATAAACTAATTAAAGAGGATGACGAGTTTATTTTGTTGAAGCTAACCACAGGGGAAACTCTAGTGGCTACTATTCGTGGTGAAGATACTGAAACTATTTCAGTTGAATATCCTTTTGAGTTAAAAACTATTCACGACAGACGACAAGATATGGTCGTTGATGTCACTGCTGCTGCACCATTTTGTGGTTTCGCAGAAGATAGAAAGTTTACCTTTAGAAAAGATAATCTAATGTTTACTAAATGTCTGCATAACTTTTCTATCCCCTTTTATATCGAGTTAGTTGAAGAATACGAAAGACTAGTCGATATCCCAGTGCCAAAGAAAAGATTATCCGATACTCAAGGAATGCTAAGAAAGACTGCTCAAGCTATGCAAGAAAGAGCCGAGGAAGTATTACCTGAAGATCCAAGATTAGAGGATACTGCAGAAGTTTTAGATTACTTGCTTTCTGGCATAGGCAAAAAGAAAAAGACAATCCATTGATAAGTATAACTCCCAAAGCTAAAGAATACATACAGAACAGACTTGTTGTCACAGGACACAAGTATGCTAGACTATCATTGAAAGGTGGTGGTTGTAATGGTTATGAATATGAGTGGAATGAAACTGACGATAGCAGTAATGCTACAATCGTCGAGGATATTATTGTGATTGATATGATGGCAAAACCTTTTGTTGATGGTTCCGAGATCGATTACAAAGAAGATTTCGCTGGATCGCATATCGAGATTATTAATCCGAATGTGACTAGTTCTTGTGGATGTGGAGAGTCTATTGGGTTTTAGTAATTACTTTATATTGCTTAACCCCCTACACCCCATAATCTACTCTGAAAAAACTTAAAAGTAAAGTCCCAGAATAAAAAAAATTATTATTATTTACTTTTAAGAAAGTTTTATATAGAATAATAATTATGAATGGAGTAATACATGGCTAATGCAAAGAAAAAGCCACAGCATTATGTTGACAATAAAAAGTTCCTACAAGCACTGAAGGAATACAAAGATGCATGCACTGCTGCTGAAAAGGCAAAAGAAGACAAACCAAGAATCCCAGAGTATATCGGCGAATGTTTATTGAAGATTGGTACACACCTTTCTTACAAACCAAACTTCATCAACTATACTTACCGAGATGATATGATATTAGATGGAGTTGAGAACTGCATTCAATACATACATAACTTCGACCCAGATAAATCAGGCAACCCTTTCTCATACTTTACGCAGATTATTTTCTATGCTTTCCTTCGCAGGATTAAGAAAGAGAAGAAGCAAACCTATGTGAAACAAAAGCTGATTGCTGAAATGGATGTTGACGCATTTATGGAAGCAGGAGAAGGGGATGAAGGCACTAACCAATATATTGAATATATGAAAAAGAACCAAACACTAGACCCATACTTTGAAGCAAAAGAAAAGAAGAAAAAGGAAAAGAAGTCGACACCTATAAGTGACGCAATGGATGATGAATAAAGACGATAAGAACATATTGGTAAATTTTATTCCACTTTTAATTCTTGTTGTTGTGACAGTATTGGGAAGTTTGGCTCATTACTTATTTACTACAGGAGTGGAAAAAACAATCGTTGGATATAACGAAGAAACTGGTAAATTTATTATGAAGGAAGCGAAAGCACAAGAAGCTGGTACTATTACTATTGACCATGGTGATAGTTGTTATGCAGTAGAAGGTGTATTCGTTGTTTGCGGTCAATGAGTAAAGTTGCAATTATAACCGATTTACATTTCGGTGCTAGAGGAGATGCTCTAACTTTTTTAGATTATATGGATAAGTTCTATACGAACACTTTCTTTCCTACACTAAAAGAGCGAGGTATCAAAACTATCTTAAATCTTGGCGATACTTTCGATCGTCGTAAATACATAAATTATAATTCATTAAAAAGATCTAGACAAATGTTCTTCGATCCTATTCGTGATAATGGGATGGTTATGCATATGCTTGCTGGTAATCATGATACTTATTATAAGAACACTAATGATACAAACTCTATTGATTTACTATTAAATGAATACAGCAATATTAATGTAATGGCAGAAGCCATGGATATAACAGTTGATGGTCGTAAGATATTTATGCTTCCCTGGATTTGTAGTGATAACTACGAACAAAGTATGGAAAGATTGAATGATAGCGAAGCAGAAATATGTATGGGGCATTTAGAGATTGCTGGTTTCGTAATGCATCGTGGGGTTAAATCTCATGGTGGTTTAAATGCAGAAAGGTTTAGAAAGTTTGGTTTGGTTTATTCAGGTCATTACCATCATAGGAACAACGATGGGCATATATATTATCTTGGGAATCCTTATGAATTAACATGGGCTGACTATAAAGATCCTAGAGGTTTTCATATATGGGATACAGAAACTATGGAACTTGAGTTTATAGAAAACCCATATACCATGTTTGAAAGAGTAGAGTACGATGATGTGACAAATGATTACACTGATTACGATGCTTCTATTATGGCAGAGAAATATGTAAAAGTTATTGTAAATAATAAATCAGACTTTAAAAAGTTTGATGACTTCTTGAAAAAGATTTACAAAGCTAACCCACACGATGTAAGAATACTTGAGGATTTTGCTGAGTTTCAAGATGGCGAGATTGACGAAGAACTTAATTTAGAAGATACTATGAATATATTGACTAGTTATGTTGAAAGTGTAGAAACAACTTTAGATAAGGAAAAGATTACAGGTTTCCTTCGTGGGTTATATGCTGAAGCACAACAGTTAGAGAGTGAAACATCTGAATGATTACATTTGAAAAGATTAAATGGCGAAACCTGTTAAGTACAGGAAACGCATGGACTGAAGTAGATCTTAATCGTTCTACTACTACATTAATTGTAGGTAAGAATGGTGAGGGTAAATCTACTATCCTTGACGCATTAATGTTCTCTTTATATGGTCGTCCTTTTCGTAAAGTAAAAAAAGACCAACTGGTAAATAGTATCAATGGTAAGAATCTAGAAGTAGAGATTGAGTTTACCACACATGGCAAGCACTATAAAGTATTACGAGGTGCTAAACCCAACAAGCTAGAGATCTGGTCAGATGGTATTAAGCTAGACTCGTTCGCAAGTAATGCTGATACACAAACTTATTTACAAACTCAAATAATAGGTTTTGAGTGGCGAACATTTAGTAAGATGGTTATTCTAGGATCTGCTAGTTATCTACCATTTATGCAGATGGGGCAATGGCATAGACGACAAGTTATTGAAGATATTCTTGAGATTCGTATTTTTAGAACTATGAACGAGTTGCTTACTGATAGAATGAAACTTACTAAGGAATCGTTGGTTGCTGCAGAGAATGCTATTACTATTGCTAAGAAAGATGTAGATGCTCAAAAAGAATTACTTGAACAATTAAGTACTGTAAAAGAAGAAGCTGTAGAAAAGATAAACGAAAAGCTACGAGTAAATGAAGAAACTATTAATAACACTACTGCTCAGGTTGAACAACTAATGAAAGATGTTGATTACTTGAATACTCAAATATCTGATAGTGGTACTGTAAACGATGATATTGAAAAAGTTAAACAGATGATGGCTGGTTTCAATAATAAGAAAGCAGGTATTAATAAAGATATACAGTTCTTTGAAGATAATGAAATATGTCCACAGTGTGAGCAAAGTATTGAAGAGTGTCATAAGAATGATATTGTCACAAAGTTAAGAGATAAACTTGGTAAGACTATGAATGATTACGATACCATTTCTCAAGCACTGGAAAAACTAAATAAAAGATATGACGAGATTGCGTCTATCAACCAGACCATTATGTCAAAGAACACAGAGGTAAGTGCTCTCAATCAATCACTTAGTTTGTTGGGAAAAACAAATAAGGACTTGGTAGAAGAACAATCTAATCTAAATATAGATGATGATAATGTTGTAAATCAAAAAGCTAAACTGAAAGACTTAGCCAAGTTAGCAGTTGATGCTTTAGAGGAGAAAACTAGTATTGAAGAACAAAAACAAATCGAAGATGTATCTAAAACTCTTCTGGCTGACACAGGTATCAAAACTGAGATTATTCGTCAGTACCTTCCCATCATTAACAAACTTATTAACAAGTATCTACAAGCTATGGATTTCTTCGTTCACTTTGAACTTGATGAAGATTTCAATGAAACCATTCGCTCAAGATACAGAGACGAGTTTACCTATGACAGTTTCTCGGAAGGTGAAAAGTTGAGGATAGACCTTGCGATACTATTTACTTGGAGACAAATAGCCAAGATGAAGAATTCAGTAAATACGAATCTATTACTGCTTGATGAAATTTTTGATAGCAGTATGGATACGAGTGGTACTGATTTGTTCCTACAGGTATTGAATGAGATTGGTGAGGGAACAAATGTTTTCGTTATATCCCATAAAGGAGACCAACTTTTTGATAAGTTTAGAAGTGTACTAAAATTTGTCAAGAAGAATGACTTCTCATCAATTCAATTAGGAGCATAACATATGAACGCACAAGCATATTTAATGGAACAATATAATAAAGTAAATTTTAAACATCAAGAACTTCATGCTGAAGTCGAAAAATATAAGTACGACTCGGAGAAGGTTAAAACACTAAAACACATGAAGTTGAAACTAAAAGATAAAATGACTAAATTGGAGACACAATTAGGAATTAGTTAATGAATATTCTAGATAATGTAAAAGGTGAATTAATACCATACGACGATCCGATACTAACTTCCCCACAAGAAGATTGGAAGTTTGACGAGTATCCGCAGGAAGAAGCTGCAAAACTTGGATTGTTGTTAATCGAATCTTCTAAAAAATTAGGAGGAGCAGGTTTGTCGGCAAACCAAATAGGATTGCCTTACAAAGTTTTTTGCCTTACTCCTGAAGAAAGTTTCGGATTACCGAACATGGCAATGTTCAACATGGAGATAGAAGAGTCCTCGGAAGATGTAAATACAATGACCGAAGGTTGCCTATCTCGACCCAACCTCTGGCTCATGGTCACAAGACCTAGAGTAATCAAAGTAAAATACCAAACATTTACAGGCGAAGAAGTAAGAACAACCCTTAATGGTTATCTTGCTCGTGTGTTCCAACATGAGTATGACCATATGCTAGGCATCGATTTTACACAACGAGTGTCTAAGATGAAGCTAGATAGAGCCATCAAAAAGATGAAAAAAGACGAAAAAAAGGGTAGAACAACGCAGGTAATTAGAGGAAATTTCAATTAAAGTTATAAGTATTTGTTTTTTAATAACAAAAAAGTTTAAAAAAAGTAAAAAAAACCTTTACTTTTGGAACAAATTCAGGTAGAATACTTGTATAAATTGAAAAAGTTGAGAGGTAATATGACTAATTCTAAAGATGTTCTTGCTAAATTGCTTAGTACGGAAGATGTAAATGTCGTTCGTGCTGAAGTTCCTACTGCATCATTCGATGTAAAAAATCGTGTCCTTACACTTCCTACATTCGTAAATGTAGATGAGTCGGTTGAAAACCTTATGATTGGTCACGAGGTTGGTCATGCTCTTTGGACTCCAGTAAAAGGAGTGACTGAAGAAATGGCTAAGGATAAACTTCTTAAAGCATATGCCAATGTTATTGAAGATGTTCGTATCGAGAAAATGATACAAGCTGAATATCCTGGATTGCGTCAAGACTTTATTAAAGGTTATAAGAAACTTGCTGATGACGACTTCTTCGGTATCGGTAAAAAAGATATCAACTCTCTTCAACTTATTGACAAAATTAATCTTTACTTCAAGATTGGTCTTAAATCTGGTATCAAGTTTTCTAAAGAAGAGTTCGAGATTGTATCTCGTGTAGACAGCTGTAAAACTTTCAAAGAAGTAATTACTCTTGCTAAAGAACTTTCTAATTACTCTCGTAAGAAAAAACAAGAGGAAGAAGAAGCAATGAAGCAAGAGATGCAAGCTATATCTGATGAGTTAGCTGAAATGGATCTTGAAGAAGAACTTGAAGATCTTCAAGAGGTTGGTGGAGATGTTGATGATGGTGATTCTGATGATGAAACAACTGAAGAAGAGTCTGAAGAATCTGAAGCTGGCAACGCATTCGGTGACCAAGCTGGTGATACTCAGCAAGAGCAAACTGCTGGTGAGTTTGATAATCCTTATGACTATAATGATGATGAAGAACTTAGAGGTTTCACTCAAGACAACTTAGATAAAACTATGAGCGACCATGCTCAGTTCGAGGGTAAGATCTTTCGCAATGTTGAAGTCCCAGAGTTTCCTTTCGGTGTAGATCCTATTATTGACCACAAAGAAGTCATGAATATCTTGACTAAGAGAGGAACTAATCGTTGGGGTGAGGAAGAAGATACTCCTCTGAGTAAAATGATGAACGATTCTAAATTCATTACTGATAGTGGTCATTATGCATATCTTCCAGAGATTGACTGGAATACTGATAACTGGGAAAAAGATCGTGGTAGAAAATTCTTGGGTTATACTTCTGGTGCTTACTATAAAGAAGATTACAAAAACTTCCAAGAGTCTATCAAAAAAGATATTGACTTTATGGTAAAAGAGTTCGAGATGAAAAAGTCTGCTCAAAGATATGCTCGTACTCAAACTGCTAAGTCTGGTCAGTTGAATGTAAATAAACTTTACAGCTACAAGCTGACTGAAGATCTTTTCAAAAGAGTACAAGTATGTGCCGATGATAAAAATCATGGTTTCATTATGCTAGTTGACTGGTCTGGTTCTATGCATAATGTAATGAGAGATACTATGCGTCAGGTTATTACTCTTGCGACTTTCTGTCGTAAAGTAAATATTCCTTTCCAAGTTCTTGCTTTCTCTAACCACGATAACTACTCTGCTAATGCTTCTCAAAAAGAAAGTGAGCAGTACAAAAAAGTTGTAGAGTATTACCAAGTGGAAAAAGAGCAATTACACTTTATGAGTAGATCTTCATGTTGGTTGTATGAATTGCTTACTCACGAGATGTCTCAAAAAGATTTTGATGAAATGGCATTTATGATGCATAGTTTCATGTGGCACTACTCTTACACTTTATCTTTGAGTGGTACACCTCTTACTGAAGCACTTGAGTGTTCTGTTGGTATCGTTGGTCGTTTCATCAAGAAACACAATATTGATAAAATGAATTTTATCACTCTTACTGATGGTGCTGGTTATGCTAAAGGTATGCAAGATAACTGGGAAAAGATGGACCAAGTATATGGTAAAGGTTGGAATGGTCGATGGAAAGAAAAGATTGATACTCTTATCGATCCTGTCACCAAGAAAAAATACATAGTTTCAGGTGATAGAGAAAAATACGACTGGGCATACTTGGATATGATTAGTAATAGGTACAACTGTTCAACTGTCGGATACTTTATCGGTAGAAATACTTATCAAGGAATCCGTGAGTTTGCTCACTTCAATATCAAAGGAGACATGTGGTCTTTGGACTTGGACAAGATGAGAGCCACTTGTCGTAAGAATGGTGGCTGGATGTCACTAAAAGATTGTGGTCGTGACGAGATGTTCTTCCTAGATTCTAAGAAACTTAATCCTGTCTCACAAGAGATAGAGGTTGATGGTCAGAAGTCATCTGCTCAGATTGCTAGAGCATTCTCTAAAGGTATGAAACAAAACAGGCAGAGTAAAGTTCTAATGAGCACATTCGTAGAGAGGGTAGCATAATGTCAGCAGAAGCAAAGTTTTGTAAGTTGTATGAAGAAATGTATGACTTTTGTGAAGAAAATGATTTGGGAGATCCTTTCGTTGGTGGCAGAGGTAAAGAGATCCACATGGCTGGAATGTTAGGACATAAAGTAAGTGAGACATTTTCAGGTGCAGATGCTTATGACGAGGAAGGTGGTTGTGAATATAAATCAACCATTAGTCGCCATTGGAAAATTAAATATACAGTCTCTATCCAGTCGACATGGAAAAAACAATTAGATTATTTAAGGCATGAAAAAATTGTCAAATACAAAAACCATTACCATGCAAGATACGAAGGTGGTAAGGTTGTTGAATTGTGGAAGCTGTCTGGTGAGGATGTATTAAAACTCCTGAGACCAAAGCTGAAACGAGCATATGATAACTTAAAGAAAAGTGATATGAACAAAGCATGCCCAGTACTCAAAGCAGAACTTTGTGGGCAAGAGATTACTTCACATGGTGAGCGAATCATATGACAGAACAAGAAATAAAAGAAAAGATTAAGCAAAGACGAACACAGATGTTAGTCCACTCCTGCATATATTATGAGTTGAATGACAACATTGTACCTGATGCAGTGTGGCAGAAGTGGGCTGACGAACTTCGTGATTTGCAAAACGAACATCCATTGCTTTGTCAAATAGAACATTTTGATGAAGCATTCGCTCGGTGGGATGGATCCACTGGTCATCATTTACCTCTCAGAGATCCGTGGGTTTTTAACCGAGCGACACAATTACTTGAAGCAAAAGAGAAAGGATTTGGCTCATGGCTGTAAAAGAAAAAACACCAGCACCCAATGCTAAACTAAGATACCATGTAAAACGAAAAGGCAAAAGATTTGCTGTTATCGAAAATGGTGGAGATTATGTAAACAAAGTTATACATGAAACTTCTGATAAAAAAGAAGCATATGCCATTTCTAAATTACAAGGGAGAACACAACAATGGGCACCCAATGGTGGTGTGCCTTTGTTTCTATGCCCATGACATACATCGTTCCTGAAAAAGTTTATTACATACATATCCCCAAAGCAGGTGGTACAAGTGAAAAGTACAAGCTGATAGATTTGTATGGCGATGCTTTGGTAGAAGTGCCTACAGGAAAACACAGTCCTTATGATGAGAAGTATGCCCATTATGATTGTATCTATACTCATGTAAGAAATCCACACACTCGAATGCTATCAATGTATTTGTTTCATTTTGAACTTAACCATATGCCAGAAAAACATATTGATAAGGAGAGATGGACTTTTCTTGATACAGAATTTAGATGGAAGATATCCAAAGTTTTTGGTTCAAACTGGAAAGACATAAGTGATTTTGATAAACTAATTATGCAAAAAATGAAACCACTACATAGTAATATCTCACCTGATAATTATGTGAAGTGGTTAGAGTTGGTGGGCAAAGCTAACGATAGGATGGATCCTAATGCAGAAAAAAACTCAATAATTCGTCCATTCGTTCAACAGCATTTGTGGGTATCAGATAATGTACATGTGAAAAAGATTGAAGATGAAAAAGGTTTCGCAAAATTAAACCAAACAAGCAGAATGCCTGGACATAATGATGATGAATATCTAGAAGCAGGTCGTTCACTTATTGAGCAATATTACTCAGAAGATTTAAGGAGGTTCGGATATTAAAACATATTCAGGATACAAAGGTGTAATAGGAATATTAACCAGCACCCATCAAAGTGTTCAACAAGTATTGCGTTGTATGGAGTCTTGTAAAGGATATCCTATCTGGGTACATGATAATAGCAATGACTCGAATCATATTCAGATAATGGAAAAGGCAGTAAAAAATAGGTGCCATTATTTTTCTTCTAGTATTTCTAATAATACTCCAGGCAAGGGAAAAAATACTTTGATGAAACAATTTGCTATGGACACCAACTTAAGATTTTTTGATTACTGCTATTTGATAGATAGCGATGATGAATGGGGAGACACCTTACCTGAATTATTTAAGAAGCATTACACTGGAGATATCTTACTGTTATCTGGTCAGAAAAATCTTTGGCATGGTAAATCATTAAAAACTCATGCTGAGATGGTAAAAGAAGTTCTTAATCATGTTGGCGAAGACTACACTGTTCCAGACTTCTCTACGAAAACTATGATGGAAATGAATGAGATGCTTTCTAAGTTTTATAAACACCCAAATGGCGAACAGGGTACAGTAAATAGACTAATAGGATTTAATAAAACAGCACACCATAAACTTCAGTTCCATGAAGATATTCGTATGGGTGAAGATCTTCTGTTTATGGTAGATGCTGTAATGGCAGAAAAAAGAGGAGAACTGAAACTAAATTATTTACACGATGAAAATCTATATGTTTACAATATGAACGAGCAAGGTGTATGGATATATAATATGACCAGACCAAAAGAGAAGTGGCTCAGTTTATTTAGAAGCCACTTACCGAAATCACTTCCAAGAAACATTCACAAATATAAGGTAGAGTGGATATGAGCAAGTTTAAATTTTATCTAGAAATAATTACCTGTCTGTTTATTATCGCAGGTGTGCTACGACATTTTTAACGAGGAGAACTATATCATGGGAAAACACATCAAAACAAGTATGGACTATAAAGTCATTGACTATCTAGCCATTGAATTGTGGAGAAAGGATCCAAACAACAAAGTGCTACATACATTTATGGGCATGAAAAATGAAGAGGGCAATCAAATTAATAAAGCGATTGACACTTATGAGAAGACAGGCGAGTTCCCGACCCATTACAATACTGATGGGACATGGCAATATGAGTCTGGACAGATAAGTTTTGACGCATTTTTACAGCATGAAGACCCCACTGGAATAGAAAAAGCAAAAAAAAGTTATAAGTAATTGATTTTTAATAGCAAAATAATTTAAAAAAAGTAAAAAAGTCCTTTACTTTTGGATCAAAATCAGGTAGAATACTTGTATAAATTGATAATGTTAATAGTGAGGTATATATTATGACAAACTTATCTAAAGAAACTGCCTTCTTAGAAAAAGCATTTGAGCTTTTTCCTGAAGTTAGTGAGTCAAGAGAAATGACTCATTCACAGCTTCAAGCTGTGAGGGATGCTGGGGTATCGGTTCCTGGCACAGTATGGGAAAACAAAGTTGCTGGTTCACGACCTGCTCTTTATGTTATTCCTGGTGGTTCGGTGACTGCTCCGATTGCTTCAGAGCCAGTTGTTTCTGAGCCTGCTCCGATTGTTGCTCAAAAATCTTCAGTGGTTTCTACCACTCTAGATAAAAACAGTTTGGTTCCTGCGAAGGATCCTAACTATGTTCCTTTCGGAAACTACAGAGATCTACAGGTTATTATTAAATCTGGTATGTTCTACCCTGCCTACATTACAGGTCCTACTGGTAATGGTAAATCTACTTCTGTTGAGCAGATTTGTGCTAATACCAACAAACCTTTAATTCGTGTAAACCTTAACACCATGACTGATGAAGACCAATTGATTGGTTCTAAAACTTTGGTTGATGGTAATGTTGAGATCGTAGAAGGTCCAATCGTTATCGCCATGAGATATGGTATCCCTCTTCTTCTTGATGAGATTGATGCTGGTGGTGCTAACACCCTTCTTTGTTTACAGCCGATCCTTGAAGGAAAGCCATTTTATTTCAAACTTAAAAATGAAATGATTACTCCTGCTAAAGGATTTAATATCTTTGCTACTGCTAACACCAAAGGTAAAGGATCTGACGATGGTCGATACATTGGTACGAATGTACTTAATGAAGCATTCCTTGAAAGGTTTGCTGTGACTTTCAATCAACCTTACCCAAGTGAAAAAGTTGAGTTGCAGATTGTTCAAAAGTTGTTTGTTCACTTTGGTTTTGCTGACCAGAAGAAAACTCTCAACATCAATCCACATCTTGATGACTTTGCTAAAAACTTAGTTAAGTGGGCAGCAGTTGTTCGTAAGACTTTTGATGATGGTGGGTGTGATGAAAACATCACGACTCGTAGATTGACTCACATTGTTCGTGCCTTCTCTATCTTCAAGAATGAGAAGAAAGCAATTGAACTTTGCTTGAACAGGTTTGATGATGTCACTAAAATGGCATTCCTTGACCTTTACACTAAAATCGCTTCAGGGGAACATGAAGATTCTCCTGAAGTTTCTGAAGAGGAGTCTGAATAATGGAGTTAGTCGGATACGAAAATCTTACTAAGTTTCAGAGACGATGGGTAGATAACATGATTGAGATCTACCCTGACCTCGTGAGTGGTGGTGCTATTACTCTTGAGCAATGTACCGAAGGCATCGTAAAGCTAAAAGCCAAACATGCTGAGGATCCTACATTCCCCAAGATTGGTACACCTAATTGGAATTATAAAATCAACAAGATCGACAAAGGCATCTATTTCTTTCCTGCACCAAATGCAGATCCTGAGATGGCGATTCGTGAAGCAGAGGATATAAGAATATCTCGTTTACCGAAACCGAAGTTTGTCATAAAAGACGAGGAAGATGCCGATTTCGTGAAGGAACTGAGGGAGTTCGGTATTGATATCGAAACCACTGAAGAGGGTGGTGCTTCAGTTCCTGACCTGAGGGATTCATCTGTTATTGACTGACGATAGCTGATGATAGAGTGGGCAGGACTGCCATCTCCTGCCCACTTGTTTTTTTTATAGTGGAGTAGGACTCGTAGCTCAACTGGACAGAGCAAGAGACTTCTAATCTCTAGGTTGCAGGTTCGAGTCCTGCCGAGTTCGCCACTTTACTTTTAAGTTTTTTTAATATAGAGTATGTAATATGAAAAAGAAAATATCAGACATTATTCCTATAGACTATAAATTTAATGAAGATAAACTTATTGAGGATTTTAAAAAATATATTGATAAGACTTATCAAGGACATTACAGTAAAAATTCATTTCAGGCAAGTGAGTTTATAATTGACTGTGGTCATGGTATGGGATTTTTTATGGGCAATGTATTGAAGTATGCCCAAAGGTATGGTAAGAAGGATGGCTACAATCGAGCCGACATCTTAAAAATACTTCACTATGCGTTGATGGCTTTACATCAACATGATATAAACCAATCTGAGGAGAAAAATATATAATGAAACTTTCGAAAGAAACTTTGAGTGTCCTTAAGAACTTTGCCACTATTAATGGCAACATTCTTATTAAGACTGGGAATCGTTTATCAACGATCTCCGCACAAAAAAATGTTATGGCTTCTACTACTGTCAGTGAAAACTTTGACAGTGACTTCGGGATCTATGACTTGAACGAGTTCTTGGGTGTGTACAGTTTATTTGCTGACGATCCTGAACTTGCATTTGATGAAAAATTTGTCACAGTTGCTAATGGCAAATCTAAAGTAAAGTATTTTGCTGCAGATCCATCAGTACTAGCATCGCCAACTAAAGATGCTCTTCCTGTTGATGAAGATATTAAATTTGAATTATCTCGTTCATCTTACGACATGATTATGAAAACATCTTCAGTCCTAAGATCTAACGATGTATCTTTTATTGGTAAAGATGGTAATATCACTGTGGTTGTGGCTGATAAGAAAAATGCTACTTCTAATTCTTGGGACTCTGTTGTCGGTCAAACTGATAAAGAGTTTAAAGTGAACTTCAGGATTGATAATTTTAAAATGCTTGAGGGTGATTACGAAGTCTCTATTTCTAAGAAAAGGATTTCTAAGTTTGCTTCAAAGATGAATGACTTGACTTACTTCATCGCAGTTGAAGCTGACTCTACTTTTGACTTTTAATTTATTATGAGATTTATATTATGGATGAACAATTTATTTGGGTCGAGAAATATCGACCACAAACTATTGATGAGTGTGTCTTACCAGAGAGTTTAAAAGATACATTCAAAGAGTTTATTGCAAGTGGGCAACTACCGAACTTTCTGTTCTGTGGTTCAGCTGGTTGTGGTAAGACCACAGTAGCCAGAGCACTTTGCAATGAAGTCGGTGCTGAGTATCTGTTCATTAATGGATCGGAGGAATCTGGCATTGATGTGATACGAACTAAAATCAAAAACTTTGCTTCGTCTGTTTCCCTGACAGACTCAAAGAAAATCGTTATTCTTGATGAAGCTGATTATCTAAATCCGAACAGTACTCAGCCAGCACTAAGAGCATTTATCGAAGAGTTCTCTGGGAACTGTCGATTTATCTTCACTTGTAATTTTAAGAATAGGATTATTGAGCCACTACATTCTAGGTGTGCTGTTATTGAGTTTAGAACTACTGCTAAACAAAAACCAGCAGTTGCTACAGCTTTCTTCAAAAGAGTCACTGATATTCTTGCTAAGGAAGGTATAGAGCATGACCAGAAGGCAGTCTTAGAACTAATACAAAAACACTTCCCTGACTTTCGTAGAGTACTAAACGAACTACAAAGATATTCAGTATCAGGTAGGATAGACTCTGGTGTTATGATTAATGTCAGTGAAGACTCTTGGAATAATCTGTTCTCGCTACTGAAAGATAAGAACTTTAAAGAAGTTCGTAAATGGGTCACAGCAAATGGTGACATTGAAACAACACAATTATTTTCTGATTTATTTAACAATGCTAATGATAAACTGACTGCCGAGTCTGTACCACAACTGGTATTAATCTTGGCTGACTATCAGTACAAAGCAGCATTTGTGGCTGACCATGAACTGAATAAAATGGCAGCACTTACAGAGATAATGGCATCCTGTAAGTTTAAATAATGGCAAATCCATTTCTATACATAAATAATATCACTAACGACAAGAAGGATTTATTTAAGGATAATCCTCTTGCTGACAAAGACTATGCACCTTTTATAGTCAATCGTGGTCTAGGATATTTTCCTGATACTATTATGCAAGCAAACCTGATGAATAGGTATGGAGACATCCCTAAGTCTTGGCAATACTATTTTTTACTAAATACTATTACAAAAGGCAAAAGGTTTTCGAAGTGGCATAAAGCTGAAAAGCAGACCGAGTCCTTAAAGCTGGTCATGGAATATTATGGATATTCACCAGATAAGGCTCGTCAGGTAATGGATATATTAACAACTGACCAGATGAGCATAATTAAAGAAAGATTAAATAAAGGTGGTAAATAAAATGTCAGTTGAAATGATACATTACGATTGGTCGCCAGAGTCGATGTTAGAAGTCACTCTGCCTGAACCAGATAATTTTTTAAAGGTGAGAGAAACTTTAACGAGGATAGGAATCTCTTCTCGCACAGAGAACAAGCTATTTCAATCTTGCCATATTCTTCACAAGCAAGGCAAGTATTTCATAGTACACTTCAAAGAACTTTTTGCATTAGATGGCAAAGAATCTAATATAGCCAATAATGATATTGAAAGAAGAAATACAATTGCTGTACTATTACAGGATTGGGAACTCTTAAAAATTGTGAAACCTGAGCAAGCAGAGCCAAAAGCATCCTTGTCTCAGATTAAGGTTTTATCCCATAAAGATAAATCTTCTTGGGAATTAGTACCTAAATATAACATTGGTAAAAAGAAATAGGAGAGTAAATGGCTGACGCAAAGATTAGTGAACTTCCAGTACTAGCGACCCCAGAGTCCATTGATAAACTACTGATTGTTGACACTTCCGAATCTACTACAAAACACATTACATATGGAAGTTTGGTTTCTACCTTACAAGGTGCCAATGTAACACTTGCTGCACTAGGTGATGTAAACCTTACTGGATTGTCTAATGGTAATGTAATTAAATACAATGCTTCTGCTAACGAATGGCAACCAGGCAGTGACACAGCTGGTATCTTATATACTGACTTGTCAGCAATTAATGCTTCGGCATCTGGTGGTGGTTCTTTAGCATTTAACAATGTCACAGGTGTATTTACTAATACTCCACCTGACTTGTCGTCATTCATTACAGCTTCATCTACCGATACACTAACTAACAAATCTGGTAATATATCAATGTTCACTAATAACAGTGGATATATTACAGCATCTTCATCTGATACTCTTACCAACAAAGCTGGTAATATATCAATGTTTACTAATGATGCTAATTACCTGACCACAACATCAACTAGTACACTAACAAATAAAACTATTGATGCTGACGCAACAGGAAACTCTATTACAAATTTAGAAGATGCTAACATAAAAGCATCTGCTGCGATTGACGCAACTAAGATTGCTGATGGCTCAGTCACAAATACTGAGTTTCAACATCTTAGTACTGTGACTGGTAATGTACAAACACAGATAGATGCTAAAGCAGATACTTCTTCGCTGGCAGCATCAGCAACTACCGATACCACTAATGCTTCTAATATAGGAAGTGGCACATTAAACAAAGCTAGACTGCCTGCATCTATAGACGCAGATACTACTGGAAATGCAGCAACAGCAACCTCTGCTACAACTGCTACTAACACAACAAATTTACCTAGCACAACTCTAGGAGACAACCAAACTTATATCATGGCTTATATTTTTGATGCTGGAGCAGGAACGAATATGTATTCTATTGCTGTTAATGGTACTGTGTCTGGAGATAAATTATATGTATCAGCATTTACCCCAACAACAACAGACATCGGTCCAGGGTATCAAGGAAATTTTCAACCACCAGCAACTGCTTCAGGAGATAATGCTGGGGACAATATTAATATATGGACACAAGTAGACTCTGGTGGTACAAGCACTTGGAGAAACATGGGTCCACAAGCTGCAGTTTCGTACGATCCTGCTGGTAGTGATTGGTACAAAGTACCAGCATTATTCGTGAGGATCTCGTAAAAAAATTTATATAAAGGACTTGAAATTTTTGTAATGATACCTATATATAATGTAGAGAATGCCATAATGGGTTCTCGTAATTTAAACTCGCTTCATAAAGGAGGAAAACTATGAACGCAACTTTTAATGTTTGGAGAGACACTTCTCCATTTTCTATTGGCTTTGACAATCTATTTGATACATTCGATAGAGTTAATGCTATTCACAAATCAGAAAGCTACCCACCATACAATATCAAAAAACTCAGCGATGAGAAGTTTGCTATTGAAATGGCTGTGGCTGGATTTTCTAAAAAAGATATTACAGTTGAACATCAGGAGAACACTTTGACAATCAAGTCAGTGCCTTCTGAAACTAAAACTGAAGAGGAATATGTACATCAAGGTATTTCTAAAAGAAACTTTACTCGTACATTTACAGTCGCCGATGATGTAGTAGTCAAAGGTGCTTCTCTAAAAGACGGAATGCTTTCTGTCGAACTCGAAAGGATTATTCCTGAAGAGAAAAAACTTAAAGTCATCGACATTAAGTAATTAACCAAGTCCCTCCTCCCGATGGAGGAGGGCACCACTTTAATATGGAGATATTATGAAAGAAGATAAAATTAAATTGTTTATGATGAACTCAGGTGAGATCGTTGTAGCTGAAGTGATTGATGCAGGTCCAGAGCATTTTGAAACTAATATGCCAAGTATGCTAGTGACCGAAGCACCAAATGAACAAGGTAAATCCCAAGTTGGCTTGGCACCTTACTGTCCATATGGCGACCCAAATAACTCTATTACTTTTTACAAGAACTCTATTCAATCGGTTGTAAATCCAACCAAACAACTTAAAGACGAATATAAAAGGATCTGGGGCAGTCCTAGTATTGTGACTCCCGAAAAAAAACTAATTGTATAACTTTACTTTTAACTTAAAAAGGAGTAGAGTTATATTATGAAGTTTTATACCAATGTTCATCCGCATGGTAATCAGCTTCTTGTCAGGTATATTTCAGGTGGCAAGAGACGAGCTGAAAAGATACCATTCAAACCTAGTGTCTGGGTGACACGAGGTAAAGGTGAAACACCATACAAAACTCTAAAAGGGCAACCTGCCTATAAAATCCAACAAGCAAGTATTAAAGATGCTAAAGACTTCGTTCGTCAATACGAAGAAGTTATGGAAGTGCATGGTCAAACTCAATGGCATTATCAATATATGCACGATGAGTTTAAGAATGATATTGAATGGGATAAAGAACTAATTAAGATTTGGTCAATAGATATTGAGACTGAAACTGAAGAAGGGTTTCCGAATATTGAAAGAGCCAATGAAAAACTGCTTCTTATTACTGTACAAGATAATCACTCAAAAGAGATTGTCACTTTTGGTACTAAAGAATATACAGGCGACGCAAGGCAACATGATAATTGGCGATATGTATATTGTCGTGATGAAAAGATTTTATTTCACAAGTTTCTAGATTACTGGATTGAAAATTATCCTGATGTAATTACAGGTTGGAACTCTCAGTTTTTTGACCTCGCATATTTATGGCGACGCATGTGTCATGTTATTGGTGAAGACCATGCTCGTAGATTGTCTCCCTGGAAGATTGTACATGAAAGAGAGATATATGTAAAAGGTAATAAAGAGTTCGCCATAGCAATCGCAGGTATTGCTCAGCTTGATTATCTTGACCTCTACAAAAAATATACTTACACAGCACAAGAGTCTTATCGTCTAGATAATATTGCATTCGTTGAACTTGGTCAAAAGAAACTTGACCATAGTGAGTATGCAACCTTCTCAGAGTTTTATAAAAACGACTGGAATAAATTCGTAGATTATAATGTCATTGATACTGTATTGGTTGATAGACTAGAAGATAAAATGAAGCTGATTGAACTTCAGCTTACTATGGCATATAATGCTAAGATTAATTATGATGATGTATTCTCTCAGGTTCGTATGTGGGACATGATTGTTCACAACTATCTGATGAAAGTAAATGTGGTAATACCACCCAAGTCTAGTAAAGATAAATCAACACAGTTTGAAGGAGCATTTGTAAAAGAGCCACTTATCGGATTACATAAGTGGGTTGCTTCGTTTGACTTGAACTCGCTATATCCACACTTGATTATGCAGTACAACATATCTCCCGAAACCTTACAACAGGAATCTGTTGAAAAAGGTGTTGACCATTATCTTAAAAACCCTGCTAAAGATTCTGAGTATGCTGTTGCTGCAAATGGTTCGCAATACAGAAAAGACTTTAGAGGTGTGTTCCCTAGTATTATGGAGGACTTCTATAACCAGAGGAAAGTTGCCAAGAAAGAAATGCTTCAGGCACAACAGTTGTATGAAAATGAAAACGATCCTCGCCAACTAAAAGTAATATCAAGCAAGAACAATTATCAGATGGGTATGAAGATTGCTCTTAACTCTGCTTATGGTGCACTTGGTAATCAATACTTTAGATACTTTGATTTAAAAATGGCTGAAGCTATTACCACCTCTGGTCAACTATCTATCCGATGGATACATGATAGAATGAATGATTATCTAAACAAAATAATTGGTACAGATAATGAAGACTATATTATTGCTGTTGATACAGATTCTATTTATGTCACATTTGAGAAACTTGTTGATAAGGTTATGGGAGAAAAACAATCTGACATAAATAAAACTATTAAGTTCCTAGACACCATTTGTAATGAAAAGTTTATGCCATATATAAATCAACAGTATGAAGAACTTGCTAAAAGGCAGAATGCTTTTGCTAACAAGATGGTAATGGAAAGAGAAGTTCTAGCTGATAAAGGTTTATGGACAGCTAAGAAAAGATATGTTCTTTCAGTATATAATTCAGAAGGTGTATCTTATAAAAAACCTAAGATGAAGATTATGGGTTTAGAGATGATTAAATCATCTACTCCCCATTCTGTTCGTGAGTTGTTGAAAGAAGCTATACCAACGATTCTTCATGGTGGTCAAAATGATTTGTATAAATTTATTGAGGATGCTAGAACACAATTTAACTCTCTTCCTGTTGAAGAGATTGCTTTTCCTAGATCGGTAAATGGTTTGAAAAACTATCGTGACAGCATGAGCATATATCGCAAAGCAACTCCTATTCATGTAAGAGGTGCCTTGCTCTACAATCATTACTTGAAGGAAAAGAACATTACTCTCAGATATAATGATATTAAAGAGGGTGAAAAAATCAAGTTTGTATATCTTAAAAAACCTAATGTCATCAGGGAGAATGTTATATCCTTCCTAGATGTCGTGCCTAAAGAGTTCGGTATTCATGAATATGTGGACTATGACCTGATGTTTGAGAAGGTGTTTTTAGATCCCATTGAGATTATGGTACAGAGTCTAGGCTGGAAAGTAAGTCAAACAGCGAGTCTTGAGGACTTCTTCTAGACCTTTACTTTTAAGTTTTTTTAGGGTAGAATGATAATAATGAAAAAATTAATTGCTATATCGATGATGCTCGGAGTGACTATGTGTGCTCCACCAGCTTATTCTGCACCGATGACTAAGGTATATGGTCCAAACTGTACGACTGAGACTACTTCTATTGTACAGAATGGTATTATTGTATCGGAGATCGTCACAACTAAATGTAAAGAAGAAACTCAACAGGGTCGTCAAAAGTTTGACCCAGAGAATAATCCTTCTGACGCATTACTAAATGAAGCAGCAAAGCTGGGTATGTACACCATCTTTATTAAATTAATTACTGAAATGAACTAGAGGATATATTATGAAAATAATTATTGGGATTGCTATTGGGATTGGTATTACTTACTTCTATCCTGAAATGGCAAATAATATAATTGAAATCGTGAAGGAGGTTAGTGATGTCATCATTTCAAAAGTATAAAATCATACCAGTTCTTGGTATGTTAGTATTTCTTGCAGCATGCTCGACTACTAAAATTGCAACTGAAGCGAATCGTGATGGGGTACTTAATAAAGTTCCTACATGGTATCTTGAAGCTGAAGTTGAAAAAGGACTAATTAGAAACAGGGATGCCGAAGACTTTATTTATGGTGTCGGTTCTTCAGTTTCTTATGACTTACAGTTCGCTCTTGATAAAGCTACTACTATTGCGAAGTCTGATTTGGCTGACCAAGTAAATGGTAGAATCACTCAAAATGAAAGTATATATAAAGAGGAAGGATCTGGAGAAGGTGAAGACTTAATGGTTGAAAGATCTACAAGTCAAACAAATAATATCATTACTCCTACTTCACTTCCTGGATATGAAGAGTGGAACAAAGATGTATTCATTACTGCCGATGGTTTGTATCGAGTATATGTTGGTCTAAAGTGGTCTGAGAAAAACAATCGTTTAGCACCGAAAGTTGAATTGAAAACTATCAACCCAACTGAAGCTGTTCCATCTATTTAAACTAAAGGAGATTAATTTATGGTCGGATATTTAAATGACCTTATAGATAATCTCGGCAACGAGTACGCAGGTGTTGCGGAAAATGCACTAGACTCTGATGTTAATTTTGTAGACACAGGGTCTTATGCATTTAATGCGTTGTTGAGTGGATCTATTTATGGAGGACTGCCAGGGAACAAGGTCACTGCCCTTGCTGGAGAAAGTTCTACAGGTAAAACTTTTTTCGCTCTAGGAGTTGCTAAAAACTTCCTGGATATGGATAAAGAAGCAGGTGTAATATATTTTGAAACAGAGGGTGCACTTACTAAGCAGATCCTTGAAGACAGAGATATTGACACAAACAGATTTGTTATTGTACCAGTGACAACTATTCAAGAGTTTCGTACTCAAGCTGTGCGTATTCTTGAAAATCATAAATCAGTCCCTGAACCAGCTAGGAAACCAATCCTATTTTGTTTAGACTCTTTGGGTATGCTATCAACTGAAAAAGAAGTAGCAGATGTAGCAGAGGGTAAGGATACTCGTGATATGACGAGAGCACAATTAGTAAGAGGTGCTTTCAGAGTATTGAGTCTAAAACTCGCACAGCTTGATGTACCAATGATTGTGACCAATCATACTTACGATGTAATCGGATCTTATGTGCCTATGAAAGACATGGGTGGTGGAGGTGGCTTAAAGTATGCTGCATCTACAATCGTGTTCTTGGGTAAAAGTAAAGATCGTGATGGTACAGAAGTTGTAGGTAATATCATAAAAGCTACTACACAAAAATCTAGGTTTACTAAAGAGCAAATGAAAGTTGAATGTAAACTTAATTTTGAAACAGGTTTATCTAGATACCATGGACTAATTGACCTCGCAGTCGAAGCAGGTATCTGGGAAAGTGCTGGTGGTCGTATTACTGTAGATGGTAAAAAAGTATTTGGTAAAGCTATTATGAAAGAGCCAGAAAAGTTTTTTACTGAAGATGTATTGAAACAGATTGACGAACACTGTAAATCTAAATTTATGTATGGATCTGATGAGCAAGAAACCGATAACGATACAGGGGAATAATCCCGAACAGTACGAACCAATCCACACAGCTGAAGATTATGTGTCTGAGGAGGATTACCTTACAGCGAAAGAAGAGTGGGAAAAAGAAAATTACCACACTGATAAATTAAGGGATACCTCTCAGGCACAGCTACCACACGAAATCCTAGAAGAAACCAACGAACAAGGATTTATGAAACTTAGGATACTACAAGGTGTCCTAGAGGGTAAGGTTGTGTCTTTTGGTAAAGTATCATTTCAACCTACAGAAGATGAAACTATCAAACTTGATTACAGTTATGAGATAGAAGGTCCAGATAAATTTAGACCTGTACCAAAGGTTGAAGTGGAGAAAATACTTGGCGACTTTTTAATGGCTATGATTAAGGAGCAAATGGAACAAAAGAATATTCTCTTCAAAGGTGGAGAGGATGAAATGAAAAAGGCAGTAGAGCCAGAAACCTTTGAATATAAGGAAACTTGATTTTTAACTTTATTTTAAGTAGAATGTAATTATGCGTATTGAAGAAACTATACTTTCCAATCTATTTCAAAATGATGAGTTTACTCGTAAAGCAATCCCCTTTATTAAAGGTGAGTATTTTTCTGAGCGAGGTGAACGAATTATATTTGAAGAGTTTGAAAAACTTTTCATGCAATATAATAATGTTCCTAGTCCTGAGATGATTGCTAATGAAGTCTTTGCTCGTAAAGATTTATTTGAAGACGAACATAAAAACATGCAAGAGATGCTTGAGGATATAAAAGATATCCAGGCAGTAAATGAAAACTGGTTGTATGATAAAGCTGAAGAGTGGTGTAAAGAACGAGCAGTACATAATACTATTATGGACTCTATCAAGATTATTGATGGTAGAGATAAAAATCGTGACAAGGGTGCGATTCCTAAAATGATGCAGGATGCTCTTGGTGTATGTTTTGATAATAGTGTTGGTCATGATTATCTTGAAGATTCTGATGACAGGTATGAATACTATCACAAGGTTGAAGAAAAGATTAAGTTTGATATTGATTTATTGAATACCATTACTCGTGGTGGCTTGAGTAAAAAAACTCTTAACATAGCTATGGCTGGTACAGGTGTTGGTAAATCTTTGTTTATGTGTCATCATGCTTCATCAGTTTTGGCTGAAGGTATGAATGTTCTTTATATTACTATGGAGATGGCTGAAGAAAAAATCTCTGAAAGGATTGATGCTAACTTATTGAACTTGGGTATGGACGAAATTAAAGTTGTCGACCATGATATCTTTAGTAAAAGAATTAACAAAATTAAAGACCATAATAATGGTAAGCTAATTGTAAAAGAGTATCCGACAGGTGGTGCCCATGCTGGGCACTTCCGTGCTTTACTTGAAGAACTAAAAGTAAAAAAAGGATTTACACCTGATATTATTTTTATTGATTATCTAAACATCTGTGCTTCTCAAAGATTGAGGATGGGTGCAAATGTGAATACATATTCATATATTAAATCTATTGCTGAAGAACTAAGAGGATTGGCAGTTGAATATAACTGTCCTATCGTATCAGCAACTCAAACTACCAGAGGTGGATATAATAATACTGATGTCGGACTTGAAGATACTTCTGAAAGTTTTGGTTTACCAGCAACTGCTGATTTAATGTTTGCGATTATTGCTAGTGAAGAACTAGATAACATGGGACAGTGGATGATTAAGCAGTTGAAAAACAGATACTCCGATCCAAACTATTACAAAAGGTTTGTAGTTGGTGTTGATAAAAACAAGATGAGACTGTATAATGTAGAAGCATCTGCTCAGACTAATATCATGGACTCTGGTCAGGATAATGATATCGGAGCAGTGTTTGATAAAAGTGAAGCAGGTGAACGATTAAATATGGAAGGGTTTAAGGTATGACAAAAATAATAACTGCACCTAAAAAATTCGACTGTGAAGATAAACTTGGTTTTTTTGGTGATGAAAAAGATTACGAATTACTAGTTGATTGGGATTGTGATTTTTATGCTCCTACACCTATGGGTGAAGAAAACAGTGAAGCTAACATTATCTTCAAGTTTCGTAAAAATTGGTTTACTCAAGAACAACAAGACGAAGCATATGCAGGTTTGCGTGAAGCAGCAGGTGCCACAGAGAATCGTGGTCTGGCAGCAGGTACTGAAAAAACAGTTGCTCTAGGAAGTAGAGATTGGGTCACTAATTATCATAATGCTTTACTACAATACTTTATGTCTCCATCAGCTACACTTGATGGCTCGGATCCTGTAGAAGCTATACGACAAGAATATAAAGGCAGGGAAAAGATTGCTGATGACAGTCGTGGTAAAGTATGGTTGGCACAAAAAGTTGCTGAAGAAGATTTCGTATTTGAAAACTGGGTTGAAGAAGTAAGAGTATTGCCACGAGATGAAATGATTGCTGAAGCAACAAGAGTAAATGATAAACTAACATCTACAACTTCTTATGCTAACTCAGTGTTCTCTGGTATCGCAGGATACTTTGATAGATATCCTCGTATTCCTTTTGGTCGTCCTACCACTTATACTAGGGATAATTATGATAAGTTTGAGAGAGCATTCCCTTTCCTACAAAGATTATCAAATGGTTTTGAAGAACTGTTGCCTGTAAGACATGGTAAACAGATGGATGCTTGTAATAAACTAGATCCTAAATTTGTTATTCCTGGCACTGTTTTTACTACTGCTACTGTGAATAAAACTTTTAGAACAGCTTATCACAGAGATGCTGGTGATTTAAATGAAGGATTCTCTAATCTTACAGTCGTATCTAATAATGGTAAATACTCAGGTGGGTATCTAATACTTCCTGAATATAAAGTGGCTGTGAATATCCGTCCTGGAGATTTGCTATTGATTAACAATCACGATGGTATTCATGGTAATACACCAATGGTACTAGAAGATGAAGAAGCTGAAAGAATATCTTTTGTATGTTATTTCAGAGAAAAAATGTTAGAACTTGGCTCTTGGGATTACGAACAAACTAGAGAAGAATATGTCACTGCTCGTAGAACTAATAAAGAACACCCTTTACAAAGACCACTATGGAATGGTATTAGTCCTGGCATGTGGGATGAAAAAGAGTGGTATGATTTTCTTGAAAACAAATTAGGAACTGATGTATTGGTACAGTATCATCCTGACAGTCAAGCCAGTTCCCTGGAGAGTTTCTTTTAATGGATTATAGATTATTTAAAAATACTTATGTTCGTGAGATAGATGGTAAAGCATTACAAGTCGATAAAGATATGGTAAATGACTGTCTAGCTCATTACTCACAGTTTGACGATCTTGAGGATGCCATAGTTATGGACTGGGGTGCCAACATTGGTGGCTTCGGAAGAATGTTAATGGACAAACCAATAAAAAGATATATTGGTGTAGAGTGTCATCCTGAAAACTTTGAGGTGATGGAAAAGAATCTAGGGGACGACCTGAGATTTGCTTTAATAGAAGCAGCAGTGACTAATCAAGATGCTGGTAATATAGATTTATATATGACAGGCAGTAAACAAGAGTTCTGTTCAGGCACAACTAATCCTAAAAGTAATGCTGCGAAAAATATGAGAAAAAAGAAAGTTTCTGTGGCAACTGTAAATGGGTATAGATTACTTGAAAAATATAAACCTACACATTTAAAATGCGATATCGAAGGAGAAGAATATCGTATGTTCGACCCAGACTGGCTCATACCTGATTCTGTAAAACAATTATCATTAGAGTTTCATTGGGCAGATAGAATACTGTCAGACTATGAAAGTACAGTTAGAGAGTCTCTCATCAGGCAAGGATTTACACCTGTACAAGAAAAACTTAATTATGTCAAAGGGGATAAAAGAGTTATGTTCTTAGGTGAAGATATTTCTTACCGAAATGTATGGGGATTGGATACACTGTACAAACGATGAAATATCTACACCCAGATAATATAGATAAACCTTACAAAGATTGGAGACTCCCTGAGAACAGGGTACAGATGTGTCTTCGGTCATATGCTTGGCGAATGAAACATCGTGATGTTGACCATTACACTTATAATGAAGCATACATGACACGAGGTGCTATGACTGATGAGCAGAGGATTTATTTTTCCATGCTGTTTGGTATCACATACCAATCATCAATGGCTTGGGTTATCTGGTCACACTTTCCTGATATAGAAAAAATAAACTGGGAATATCTAGAAGAATGGAATAATGAAAATTATGCCAGACAACATTTTGCTAAAGACACAAAATATAACAAGGGAAAGTTTATCCCTATCCTAAAAGATATTCACGAAAAAGTCTTACAACAATATGGCTCTCTTAGAGCATGGTTAGATACCTTTCAAGATTTCGACCATGCCTTAGAAGAGGTTATGTCAATTTATAGAATAGGTCGTATGTCTGGTTGGTTGACAACTCAAGCATTTTATGAGTTATGTGATGGGATGCGTCATATAAAACCAGAGAGTATGTTAGCGACAGATCCTTCTAATTGGTCAGTAAGATCTGGACTGGTTTACATTTATAATAAACCAGAACTGATGGACTTAGATAGCAAAACCAAGTACAGCAGTGATGATATAAAATGGATTGAAAGAAAAGAACAAGAATTTATAGAGAGTTGTAATGAGCATGTGAGTGATTATTTTAATAGTCCATTTACAATGGAAACCCACCTATGTCAATATAAGAAAATGATTAAGACTGGTGGCGATGCTCCTGGGACTCCAACTCAAGATGCTTACACTCGTTGGTACAAATTAAAACAGGCATGGTCAGAGTTAGATTGGGATTTTTTTGAAGATGTATCAAAGCATGCTGCACCTTGTGTACAGAAAACATTTCAGAATAAGATCCTAATGAAAACAGGTGCCATGACAGGTCAAATGATTAACATGCATGACGATAATGATGACTTGCCTAATATGTACAAAGAGTTTGGTATAGAACAATCATGGCTTACTGACTTTGATGATTATACCAGACTAGAAATAAAGAATAATTTTAATAATTACTTGACAAAGATGTCAGGAGAAAAAGTCGGTCTAGAGGTTTACTTTTAAGAAATTCTAATATAGAATTCTTATATATATGTTGATAGTGTGCTACTCTGATCCAGTCAAATATCACACTCTAATAAACTGATATAAAGGAGAAATATATGTCAAAAATAAATGTCGCCATTATTGGTGTCGGTAATTGTGCCAAGTCTTTAGTAGAGGGTGTACAATACTATATTCAAAATCCCGAAGATAAAGTTGGTTTAATGTATCCAGATATTGGAGGATACACTGTAAATGATATCGAGTTCGTTTGTGGCTTCGATATTGACCCACGAAAAGTCGGAACTCACTTAATTAATGCATTACGATCCAGACCTAACTGTGCTATGGACCATGTCGACTCGCTAGATTTTACTTGTGTAAATTCTCTAGCAGAAGTTTATTCAGGTCCAGTACTAGATGGTGTTGCTGACCACATGCTTGATTATCCAGAAGAAATATCATTTAGAACAGGTGCAGATACTGCCCTATCTAAAAAACAAGTTGCTGAAAAACTTAACTTTCATAAAGTAGATGTGGTAATTAATTATTTACCAGTTGGTTCTGAGAAAGCTACAGAGTTCTATATGGCAGCATGTCTAGAAGCTGGTTGTCATTTCGTAAACTGTATTCCTACATTAATCGAAACTAACAAATCTAAATTAGTAGAGCAATCATTTATTGATAAAGGACTTACTATTGTTGGTTCTGATATGAGATCTGCTTGGGGTGCTTCTAGATTATCTGAGGTATTACAAGGAGCAATGATAGACTCTGGTTTACAAGTGACGCAACATATTCAAATGAATATGGCAGCAGGGTCTACACAAGGTCAAGAAAATATTCGTACAGGTAGAACAGCAAATACTGACTTCTTAAATATGGCTTACAAAGAAAGATTACATAGTAAGCATGTATCTAAGGAGAATGTTTTGAAAGGTCAAAATGTTGTTAGGGAAGAACCAACAGCTGGTATGACTTTATATGCTGGACCAAGTCTTACAGTATTTCAAAAACCAGGAGGGGATTATGTTGGCTCCGATAATAAAATTGCCAACCTAGATATTGTTGCTTATGGTTTTGGTGGGGCAAGGTATGAAATGTCAGCTAGACTTTCAGTACAAGATTCGCCAAACTCAGGAGGAGTGGTGGTATCGGCTATTCGTTTCTGTAAGGTTGCTTCTGAGATGGGTATAGTTGGTTTCCTAAGAGGTCCAAGTGCTTGGACACAAAAGACACCTCCTGTACAATTAAAAACTGAGGATGCTAAGTTTGAATGTGACGCACTTGCTCGCAGAGAACTTACTAAAATGACAGAGCCACAGTTAAAGAAAAATAATCCTAAAGCATTAGACTTGCCTTATACATATCAAGCTGGTCATACTGATTATGAAAACAATTAACACATTTGATATCGATGGTGTCATCTTTATGGGTGATTACAATGGAGTGTATCCGAGTAAGGATGACATCATCATCACAGGTAGATCTATTGAAGAGTGGGATGAAACTTCTGCTATGCTAAAATCAAAAGGTATAGACAACGAAGTGTTTATGAACCCAACAAACTTTGCTCAAAAAACTAGGGAAGGATCTGGGGTACATAAAGCAACCATAATTAAATGGCTTGAACAAGATAGAGGAGTAAAAGTTGGAATACATTTTGAAGACGATCCTATACAAATCAGAGAAATATCTAAAAGATGTCCTGAGGTAAAAATTGTTCATCTTGTACATACATTGGTAGAAAAAGAAAATAAAAGGAGACCATTCAAATGATTATTGCGATAGGTGGAGAACCAGCTACTGGTAAATCTACATTAATGAAACAGTGGATGAAACCATATAAGTGGGAAGATGTAAAACTTACTGACTTGCTATATGGTATGTGGTGTAAAGACCTGAATACGATTGTTCTCGGAAAAGATTATTTCGATGAGAGCCAGATGTTTTCAGGTACTGATAGACTATCAATGGCAGTACAACCCAAAGCAATAGAGTGGATGAGGGACTCATACAAGCCATCTGGAGTGAATATAGTGTTTGAGGGAGATAGGTTATTTACTGCTTCTTTCCTATCTGAGATCGTCGCTATGGGGCACGATTTAGAGTGTATTTACATAAAAGCAGACCAAAGTATCCTAGATGAAAGACATGTCTCTAGGAAGGATAATCAGGACGACAAGTTCCTAAATTCAAGGAAAACGAAGCTATCTAACATATTATCTAACTTTGAACTCATGCCTTTTATTACCGAGTTCCCTAATAATAATGAAGATGACCAGCTGTTATTGGTCAACCATCTTCTAGGAAAGTTAGATATTGGCACGATAGTTTTCGAAAACTAAATATCGTTGATGGCAAAGTGGTATCGAGATAAGGCAATTATCAATGTGCGTGGTGGAGACGCAGAGACAAGGAAACTTGTCCGATCCATTGCCCACTGGGTATCACGAAAAACCATGGATGTTCGACTCCGAACATCTGTCACTGTAAATATAGTAATACAAAAAAACTTATATCTTAAGGAAAAAGTCCAAGGATTATCTTGGATTGATGATGAGGAATATAAACCTCGTAAATTTAAGATACAGGTTGAAGAACAATCTAGATTACGACCCATGCTAGAAACTATCGCTCACGAAATGATACATATCAAGCAGTGGGCATCTGGTGAAATGTACGAATATTCAGATGGGTTTCGTACACGATATCAGAAGAAAGCATTTAACACCAAGAAGATGGATTACTGGGATGCTCCTTGGGAGATAGAAGCACATGGTAAAGAAGTCGGTATGTTTGTTAGATGGGCAGAAGAGGAAGGATATAACAAACTTCCTTGGGCAAGGGTTGACTTCCTGAAACCTGATTATGCTAAGAAAATCAAGCACTTAATAAAATAATTAATTTTATATAACAAAATAATATAAAAAATACTTTACTTTTGGTTCAAAATCAGGTAGAATACCTGTATTAAATCAATTGAGAGGTAAATTATGTATAAAACTAAACTTGAAAATCCTGAGTATATGATACTCGTTGATGAGTTTAAAGCTATTAAAAGTGTGAAAAATAAAATCGCTTGGCTTGAAACTAATCGTGAAATGCTTGAAAAAAATTGGGGTACTAAAGTTGATGCCCTAATAAAAGGCTGGTCTAAAAAGCTATAAAAATTTTATAGCTTTAAAGCTATAAAAAGTTGACTAATAAATAGTGTTATGGCTACGATTGTAAATAATAAACAAAATTATGGAGAAGGACACTCAGTGGTCTTTACTTCAGCAATCAAAACACAAAAAACAATACAAGAAATTCTTGCTCTAAAAATCAAGCTGGAACAAGATGTCTTTCAAATAACTCTCAAAAATTATAAACCTGATATGGAACTAGACCTAGGAAATGGTAGAGATTCCATTCAGTTGTTAGATAAAAAGAAAAAGGTTCTACTCGTAAAAGGTAAAGCCGACACAATTAATAAGTTGTTTAAACATTACTCAGCTAATGCTAAAGGAACTAAAGCAAATACAAATTTACTTACAGAAATAAAAGAACTTTACTCTATGGAAGTATTTCGTGCCTTTACTAATTCTAGACAAACACTAAAAGAAGATGAAGTTATTAAATTAGTACAAGCACAACAAAGAGAAACCAAAAATAATTTAGATGATGTATTTTATACTTCAGCTATAAAACAACTAGAAGTATTTAAAACTCTACAACTAAAAGGTCAGTTTGACTTTGAACGACAAGGTGGTCCAAGAACGAAAGAGTTATATAAACATGCTAGAGCATTAACAGGCAAATCTAATGACAACTGGAACCCTGCTGATGTTTGGATTATTAATAGAAAATGTGATATGAGTTATCTTTTAGATACTAGGAGTCCTACAGAATTAAATACAAAGTTGGCAGAAAAAGTTAAGAAAAAAGAAATTATTCCTGTATCACTAAAACAAGTAGAAGGTCCAAAAGCAAGATTAGAACTTGTAGATCCAGCATCAGCTTTTAAAGAAAACTTAGATATGAATTTTACTCTTGATAGAATAGATTTATCTGGTAAAGATAAAGATGGGCAGTATTTTAAAAACTGCATAATATACACAAGATCTGGCTACGCAACTCGTGTTGCTTTTAAAGCATCATCTACCACATTAAATGTTTCATTAGAGGGAAGGTTTGTAGGCGAAAAAGCACAGATTGGTGGTATAGACGCAAAAGAATATAGGTTGAAAGTAAAAAGAGATTTTAATTATGACCTGAGAGGTTCTTCGGTAAATCCAGGCATGAGGAAAATTGCTGATGCTGAGTTGAAAGAAATGTTTGGTAAATATGGCAGACTTTCTAATACTATCAAAAATTTTGCTGAAGTAGAAAAGATATTGAACGACAAGAACACCATGCAACTGACTAAAGATAGATATGTAAATATGGTATCCTATATGTATTCGATATTGATAATCCCCAACTCTCAAAAGAAGTTTGAAGAACACATGAAATTCCAATATTTGACTGCTAAAAAGTTATCCGAAGATTCTTCTTTATATTACTTGATAAAATAGGTTATAAGTACCTGATTTTTAATAGCAAAATAGTTTAAAAAAAGTAAAAAAAACCTTTACTTTTGGGTCAAAATTTAGTAGAATATGTATATAAATTGATAAAAAGAGAGGTAAATATGACTACAATTTTACAAATAGCTGAATCGCAAGGTACTTTTTCTAAAGTAATGCATTCATTAGAGAACCAATTAGTTGGTATTAACGAAATCAGAATCGCTGGTAGAGAGTATAAAAGACAATCTGACTGGTTTGATAACCAGTGGTCAACTACTCAAAACTCTGTAGAGTTTGCTAAGAATGGTGGTGGTTTCTATATTGACCAAGATGATATCGTTAGATGGCATTCAAATGGAAGAGCACCATTCGGTGATATGCTTCTTGACTTACATGAAGCTGGTCTTATTACTTTGAACCAAGTTGAACAAACTTGTACTTACACAGAAATCAGAACTGAAGAGTTCTGGGATGAACAATTTAAAAACATAAATATGGAGGATAAATAATGTCACACCCTGTAAATGATATGATAATGGACCAAATTATCGATAAAGTCGCAGAAATGTCTGGTCATGAGAAACACATGTATCTCTTCAAAAATAAGCTACAAGCTGCATATCGAGAAGATTGGAATGATGTAATCGCAGATGACATGTTCCAGAAAAAAATGGAAGAGAGTCCTTACTAATGGCTCAAGTCCACGAAATGCTGTTTATGAAGATGTCTAATGGCGAATACATTTATGGTTCTAATTTAGACATCGGCAGATATTCAGTAAAATTTGAACCAGCACTTGAATGTGTTCATGAGTTTGACCATGTGCCACCTATGAAGCTAGAAGGTCAAGGTGGCTACTCGGAAGGATCTAGAGCATTCAAGTATGTTGGTGAAGACCACGATCCTATGACAGTTTCTCATCCACCTAGTCAAGAAATGATGAGAGTGACTGCTCGAGGTGAAAAAGAATTCTATCAAACTAATGGCTGGGATTATAAAACAGGGGAGTATATATACAACGAAAAATGGTAAAATCACTCAAGACATTAATTACTGAGCAAAAGAATGTTCACATGGAGCACATCGAAGATCTTCTTTTTGATGAAGGTGTCGCTGGTGCTCGTCGTTCTATAAACTTCATGCAGAATATGCGTGATATGTTAGCTGGTAAATCTACTAGCAAAATAAATGCTACAGTAAAATGGGATGGTGCACCTGCGATCTTTGCTGGTACAGATCCTAGAAATGGCAAAAAGTTTATTGCTAAAAAAGGTATCTTCAACAAGAATCCTAAAGTTTATTATACACCTGCCGATATTAAGAAAGACACATCTGGCGACCTACAGAAAAAACTATTAATCTGTATGACATATTTACCTAAAGTGTTGCCAGATCGTGGTATCTTCCAAGGAGACTTAATGTGGGCAGGTCGTACCGATCTAAAAGTTAAAACCATAGATGGTGGTAAGTATGTGACATTCCAACCTAACACTATCGTGTATGCTGTTCCTGCAGTGTCAGCTTTATCTAATCAGATTAGTCGTGCTCATATGGGTATCGTATGGCATACTTCTTATACAGGTAATACCTTTGAGACTCTTAGAGCATCTTTTGGTAAAGGTATCAATAAGAAGATGAAAGTAAATGCTGATGTATGGTCAGACGATGCTACTTATAAAGATCTGTCTGGTCAGGGTGCAATGACTGCTAAAGAGACTGCCGAGTTTACTAAGCAACTATCTGCTATTGGTTCTCAGTTTAGAAAAGTAAATGCTAATGTATTGAACAGCATTAAGGATAATAAAGATTTACTGCTACAAGTAAAAACATTTAACAATACTAAGATACGAGCAGGGAAAAGAATTACTAATCCTAGTCAACATGTCACTCAGATGTTTCATTATATTGCCGATAAGTATAAGAAAGAAATAGATAGTAAGAAAACAGAGAAGGGTAAAGCTACATGGAAAGCTAAGAAGAACGAGGTAATGAAGTTCTTTATAAATGATAAACAAAAAATCGTTGAGATATTTAAGTTGATGAATTTAATGGTGGATGCCAAGCAGACACTTATTACTAAGATGAACCAAATAGGATCTATGAAGACTTTTGTCAGGACTCGCAATGGGTTTAAAGTGACTGGAGTAGAAGGTTTCGTGGCTATTGACAGAATGTCAGGTAGTGCTGTGAAGCTGGTAGATAGATTAGAGTTCTCTAGACTCAATTTTTCTCCCGAAATTTTGAAAGGCTGGGATAAGTAAGATACTAAATATAGGTATTGCGAGCAATATGCTCTTTGTTAATCGATGGGAAAACTATAAATGAAAGATTTTAAAACACTTCTTAACGAAGTACCAAGCAAAAAGATGGTCATAGGATTCGGAAGATTTAATCCTCCGACGACTGGTCACGAGTTGCTTATTAACAAAGTCACGCAATATGCTCGTTCAAAAGGCAGTCCTGCCAAAATATATGTCACAGCTACTGAAGACAAGAAAAAGAATCCACTAAAACAAGAACGCAAGATCTATTATATGAAAAGGATGTTCGGTCAGAACACACCTCTCGTACCAACGAAGTCGCCAAATCAAAGAACAATTATAGAAGTTGCGAAGTATCTAAACGAAAAAGAAAAGATTACTGAACTAACATTGATTGCTGGTAGTGATAGGATTAATGAATATAAAAGATTACTCAACCAATATAATGGTAAAGATTACAACTTCGACAAGATAACTGTATTATCTTCTGGTCGCAGAGACCCTGACTCAGATATGGCTGAGGGTATGTCTGCTACTAAAATGAGAACTGCTGCATCTTCAGGTAAATTTAATGACTTCAAACGAGGTATCCCTCGTAGAATGACTGTAGCTGACAGTAAAAGATTATTCAACGAAGTACGCAAAGGCATGGGTCTGCCACCAATTAGAGAAGAAGTAATTCTACCAACATCTCAACTAAGAGAAGATTATGTAGCCAAGAAGATATTTAATATCGGAGCAGTAGTTGAAGATGATAAAGGTGTCTACGAAGTAATGGATCGTGGAGCAAATTATATTTCCGTGTCTGACGAAGATGGCAATGTATCTAAAAAATGGCTACACGAAGTTCGTCAGATATCGGAAAAGAATACTGTAAATGATTATCACTACAATGATGAGATTGTATATAAAGGATATACCACAGAACACTTTAGAAACTATTATGAAATAAAAGATAAGTTTTTAGATTTGTTTGAAAGTGATAAAGATCCTGTTGCTATTCTTACTTGCTTAAAATTAGTTGACCAAACACTAAAGATTTTATCTGAAGCAGAGTCTAGAGGATACGCATTAATAGAAGAAGCTGGTGCCGATTCTATTATAAAAATGAAACTTGCAGATAGTCTAAATAGTATTGGCGAACTCGGAAATCATGATTACTTAGATAAAATTAATGCCGACTTGGCTGACTTATTAGCAAGAGAACCAAACATGAAAAAAGACTTAGAAGAACAAAAGAACTTAAAAATTGACCCACAGAATAAATTTAGATTTACTTCTGCGGATAGAATTAAAGTGGCTAGAATTATTGCTGGTTCATTAGGTATAGACAATCCTGAGAAGATGTCTAACCCAACACAACTTATTAACTTCGGTCTTAGGAAACTAAGAACTAAAAGAGTCACTCCTGAGTTTGCTGAAATCGTAAAGAAAATGCTACAAACTGCAAACACAGCAGGCATTGATTACGATCGTCAGTATCTACCAGCCATTATGAGAACAGGTAAATTTAAAGTAGAACAAAAATCATTTAAAGACTTCGTGAACGAAGTATCTGGCTCAGGTGTAGATCCTATTGTTGTACAGCTTAGAAAGAACATTAATCTAAAAGGTAATTATACATTCGAGTTTACTGATGGCTCTAAAGGTAAGATGTCTCCTGGAGCATCAGAAGGTATCCTGAAAAAATACGAAGGACTTCGTACTCCGAAACAAAAATTAAATGTATCAAGAGGTATGGGTAAATCCATGAAGTCTCTAAAAGATACATTATCAAACTTTGATGCGATAGCTAATAAAGAAGATCCTAGAGATAAAAAGTCAGGTAGAGAAGAGCCAACTCGTGGGTTGGTAAATCCTATGGATAAAAAGCCAATCAAAAAAGAAGAAGTACAGGAAGCTAAGAAAGAAAAGAAAAAAGATCCTGAAAAAGATTACAAGCCACACATGATGTACGATCCTAAAACAGGCAAAGGTGTTATGGCTAAGAAATATGCTGACCACGAAAAGCTGAAGAAGTTAGGATATGACCACGACGATCCTTCCACTAAACAGATAGAAGAAGATCCTCTTACACTAACTAAAGATAGAATTAAAAAAGAAAAAGAAGCTGATAAAATTAAGCATGATAAAATGATGGATCGTGCTAGAACTCAAAGTGCTTTGAAAAAGAATCGTGAAACTAAACCGATGAAGAAAGAAGAGTCGGAAGGTAAGAAAGGCATTATGGGTGTTGGCTCAGATGTCACTCGTAAAGTAAGACAAGGTCTAAGAGCCGAACTTATGATGCGTATGGCTATGACCAAGAAAAAAATGGCAAAAACTAAAAAGGGAACTAAAGAGTTTGACGAACTTTATGCTGAGTATAAAAAGTGTAAAGATAAAATGAGAAACCTGCCAGGCAAAGAGGGTGTAAACGAAGAGAAAAAGAAAGGCACTCATAAGTATTATAAAGGTGTTTCTAATAAAGATAAGAAGGCAAGAAGGGATGAGTTTGAAAGGGATGCTAAAAAAGATGATAGCGATCCTACCAAATACGATCCTGCTGCTGGAGATCTAGATAAAAAAGGCGACTTCAAGAAAACTAAAAAATCTAAACACACACTTAAATACCACAAGAAGTATGGCGACCCAGCAAAAGAAAAAACTAATGAAGAGAAAAAGCCAAGTGTTGACGAAGTAGATCCTTCAACTAATTTTAATATCGCTAAGTCTATTATGTCTTACAAAGATTATAAGAAGATGCTAAAACTAGCAGGTGGTATAGTAAAAAGAAATGAAAAGGGTGAAGTAGAATCTAAAGCAACTCGTGATGAAAAAATCATGAAGCAAGTTGTCGACGAACAAAAGAAAAACTGTGGGTGTGGTAAAGACCCATGCGAAACTTATGGTAATCTCCCTGAAGATAAAGAGATGACCGATGCCCAAATGAAAAAACGAGAAGACATCGTTAAGGGTATGAAAGATAAAACTGCTGATTTTAAAAAGCGATATGGCAAAGATTATAAAAATGTAATGTATGCTACAGCCACTAAGATGGCTATGAAAGAAGATGTAGAACAATCTCCAGGAGATCCGATGGTAAAGATAAACATCGAGAAACCTGTAGAAACTGAAGATAAACCCAAAGCTGATAAAATTAAAAAAAAATCTGGGACACCAAAGTCTGACGACCCATATGATTTAGAAGTATTCGTAGCAGATCCAAAATATGATGCGATGCTGGACGACCTAAGTGCTGATGAAATCGATAGTGTCGTCAATATGTTTGACCCAGAACAAGATCCGATAAATGGTAAGCTAGACATCTTTGACTTATATGATGATGACGAACTAGCAATAGAAGTTGAAGATGAAGATGGCGAAGTTTCTATGGAAGCATTCGAGTATCTTGAGGATGATGTAGAACAACAGCTGAACGAAGTATTATCTAGAACTGAAAGAATTAAAAACCGAGTAAGAGTTAGAAGGACAAAAGCAAGGAGAGCAAGAAGTTTACGAATCGCTCTTAGACGACACTCTTCTCAGAAGATAATAAATAGTAGAGCAAGAAGATTAGCAGTAAAACTGCTGAAAAGAAGATTCTTTAAAAAGCCACCAACTCAATTATCTGTGGGTGAGCGAGAAAGAGCTGAAGCAAGAATTGCTAAGATGCGTCATGTGGTAAAAAGGATTGCTCTAAAACTAGCACCTCGTGTTAGACAGATGGAGAAGAAAAGACTACATAGTAGGAAAAGCACTAAGTCTGGAGCACTAGGTAGAAAACTTAAAGGTCATTTTAGATCGGCACTGGCTGGTGGTAGAATTAGAACTGCTAGAAAACAAACAGGTCGTAAATATAAAGGCAACACTGTTGGACAAAGGTCTAGACCAGGAAAAGGATATGGTGGTGCCACAGGTAAAAGATATGGGGGAGTAAAAAGACGATGAAATCATTTAGAGAACATAGGGAAGATGCGATAGATTGTGCTTGTGATAAACTAGAACTTCCTACACTTGAGGAAGCTAAGTATCAAGGCAAGACTGTCACACTTAACGACCCTATTCGTACTTCTGAAAATCCTAACAAAAAATTTAAAGTATATGTAAAAGGTCCAAAAGGTAATGTCGTTGTGGTTCGCTTTGGAGATCCGAACCTAAGTATTAAAAGAGACGACCCTAAAAGGAGAAAAAGTTTCAGAGCAAGACATGGGTGCGATAATCCAGGTCCGAAATGGAAAGCGAAATATTGGTCATGCTATCAATGGAGAGCAGGCTCAAAAGTAGACAACTAAAATCATTAATTAAGTGGAGATAATATGAGTAGTGGTAATAATGGTCCAGTGGACATTCCCCAAACTGATGAAGAATGGGATAAATTAATCGCTGAAGGACAGCGAAATGCAGAAGAGTTAGAACAGCAAATGGGTCAAGACCCATATGTTTCTGGCTTGACAAAACCTACAGAACCAAATCCTAGTGTAAACCCATACAGCTCAGATCCTAATGCACCTTTACCAGAAGGTGTAAAGAAAAAAGTTATGGGTATGATGATTCCTACAAGGGAGAAACAGCTTGAGGATTATGAGAAGTATAAGGAAGCAACTGCTAAAACTACTGACCAAGAAAAAGTAAGTTGGGCGATTGAACAAATCAATGCAAGTAGTTTTGAAAGCGACCTAGATGGTGCTCAAGAATGGCTAAAAGAAAACAAGCAGGAAATGGATGAGACAAAAAGACTTACCATTACTGAAGGACAAGCTGTTCAGGTACACTTTGTTAAACAAATATCTGAAGAAGAGTTTGAGAAAAAAATTATTGAAGGACTTGCTGAGATTAAACAGCTAGAAGTATCTGAGATTATGGAAGCTGGTGGTATGGATGCCCACCTCGTAAGAGATCTAGATATTGACTCACTTGATGCAATCGAACTGATTATGGATGCTGAGGATATGCTTGGTGCCCAGATCGAAAATACTGAGATTATGTGGGTCAAAACTCTTAGAGATATCTTCGAAGTAATTAAGTATAAAATCGAGAATGATAATATGCCTTATCCTATCCCTGATTTTGACGAAGAAGATATTATCTTTAGACCACAAACTAATAATGTTGATGGTGTAGAGGTACATCAAGGCAACTCTGCTTATAAACAATTTATGGCAGGTGCTGGGGAAAGGAAAGAAATCGAAGGAGATATCGATGCTTTCCTTGAAGAAGAGGAAGAAAGGGAACGCAAAATGCGTGAACTTTTAGATGAAGACGACGATGACCTATCTGTAGGGCATAATAAGTCTTAAATAGAAGTTAAAAACTAACTAAATAATAGTAAATTAATCAATGAAGGAGATTAAAATGACTAATGAAAATGAAGAAGTGGCTGTAGAGAATGAAACTCCAGAAGCTACTCAGGAAACTGAAGCACCTGTAGAACAAGAAGCTCAAGCTGAAGTACCAGCTGAAGCACCTGCCGAAGCACCTGCTGAAGAAGCACCAGAAGCAGAAGCAAAAGCTGAGGAAACTCCTGCAGAGGAGACTCCAGCAGAAGAGCCGAAAAGTTATACAGATAGACTAAGAGATGCTGCAGTAAATGAGTTAGACCAACTTATTAAGTAAAGGGTACTACCATGTCAGAAGTTTTAGGTTATCAAGAATTTATGGAAGCTATGGATGCAGTAAATCCAAAAGCTGTGAAGAAAAAATTCAAAGATAGAAAAGATAAAGATATCGACAACGATGGCGATGTCGATGCTTCTGACAAGTATCTTCATAAAAGACGCAAAGCTGTTTCTAAAGCTGTGAAGTCTGATGAGTCTTATGGCTCAACAGGTAATTTTAGCAGACCTATGTCCTCTGCTGAAAGAGCAAAAGAAATGCAAAAAAAAGCTGACCAAATAAAAAAGAAAGCACAATCTGCAGTTAAAAAAGCCAAAGGTCTCACAATGGGTGAAGACATGGAAGAGGGTGCATTTTATGGTCGTGACGACCTAGTTAAAAAGTTTAAAACTAAAAACCCAAAAGACTTTATAAGATTAAGTAAAACAGTCATGACTAAAGATGGCAAACCTGGAGGAACAGAAACTGTCAGCATGAAAAGGAAAGGCAACGAGGATAAGATTGCCAAGTACAAAAAGGATGGATATAAAGAAGTACCTATGGAATCGTACGAAGTAGAGTTCCATTCTATGCTAGACGAAAACACAGGTGTAGCAAACAAAGCTAAGAAGTCTGGTATTCCTAAAGGTATATTAATGCAGGTTTATAGAAGAGGAATGGCTGCATATGGTACAGGGCATCGTCCTGGTGCGTCACAAGCACAATGGGCAATGGCTCGTGTAAATTCTTTTATTGGTAAAGGTAAAGGAACTTGGGGTGGTGCTGATAAAGATCTCGCAGCAAAAGCAAGAGAATCTATGAAGAAAGAATCGCTTGATGAAGAAATGCCAGCATCATTTAAAGCCATGCTTATCCAAAGAGATAAAATGAAAAAATTAGGTCAGAATATTGATGCTATTAATGCTAAAATTAAAAAAGCCAGAGCAGATGCTATGAGAATGACCTTCAATAAAGAAGAAGTAGTGATATTTGAAGATGCAAAAGATGTATTAAAAAGAATGCGTCAAACAAGAGACAACTTGAAAAGACAAGGAAACTCTGCTGGACTTGCTGCAATCGAGTTAAGAATTAAAAAGTTTAAAGACTCTATGAGTAAAGAATCAATTGATGAGAAGGGTCCTGGACTGTATGCAAATATAAATGCTAAAAGAAAACGAGGAGAAAAAATGCGTAAAAAAGGAGAGAAGGGTGCACCTTCAGCACAAGATTTCGAAAATGCCAAAAAGACTGCTCGTGAAGAAAGAGAACTATGTCACTCTAAAGACCACGACTGTGCTACTGTCGTAGAACACATCGTATGGGGATTCGGAAAGCCAGTATATGAAAGTCACGCAATACCAACTGACGATGGCTATGTATCATGGTATGATGTAGAATTCGAACATGGTATTGAAAGAGAAGTACCAACAGAAGATTTAAAAATTTATACTACTGAAGCACATGATATGAAAACTTTAAACAAAGGTAAAAAGAAACCTAAGTCTAAAGATAAAGCTGAGCCAGTAAAAGAAGAAGATAAAGAACCAGCATATGTAAGAAATAAAAATCATTACAAAGATAGTGCAAGAGTTAAATCTAATCTTGCTAAAGCTAAAGATAAAATGGCTCAATTTGGACGAGGAAGTAAGTATTCAGACTCTGAAATATCAAGAGCAGTAGATATTGCTAAGAAAATGGCAGGTGGTAATTACACAGGTGCTTACAAAAAAATCGAAGGAATTAAAAAAGGATTAGCACAACAAGGTAAAGTAAAATATGCCTTGAAGAAAGCTGCAGAAAGTTTTGAGACCTGGAAAGGTCTATCTATATCAGAAGTAAATGATGTCCTAGTTGACATGGTTTCTTCTGCCCAAGACTACATTAAGCTGGTGGAAGATGGAGACTTAAAGTCCGTCGACGAGCCAGAAGTTGAGATAGCCAAAGGGATGCCCTTATCATTTAAACAATTTCAATCTAAAATAGGAGACTAATATGGCAATGTGGGGAGACTCTGATTCACATGTGAATCGACCAAACTGGCTAGAAGTTGGGCAAATCAAAAAAGTTAATATAACTACTTTAGGAAGTGGATATGGTTCCGCTCCTTCAGTCACGATTGCTGCTCCAGCATCTGGTACTCAAGCTACAGGAACTGGTGTATTATCTGGTTCAACTTTAGCTTCCGTGACTATTACCGATCCTGGTGATGGATATGTAGCAGGAGATGCTGCTGGTGTGACTATTGCTGCACCAACATCTAATACTGTTGCTACTTCTGCTGTCACAGTAGGAACTGACACAGTCACAACTGGAACGCACAACTTAAATACTGGCGATCCAGTAATCTATGCTAATGGTGGTGGTACTGATATCACTGGATTAACTGGTGGTACTACTTATTATGCAATTAAAGTAGATGCTACAAACATCAAATTAGCAACTAACATTACTAATGCCGAAGCTGGTACTGCAATCGATCTTACTGGCACAGGTAATAACTCACAAACCTTCTCTGGTGTACAAGCTGTAGGAAGTGTTGTAAAAGCTGCAAACAAATATGCTGCTGCGGACATTATGTTCGTTGACACTGACGAAGCACAACTTGCTCAAAACAAAGCAAGAGGTATCACTGGTGCTGGTTGGTGGACTCTGAAATCTGGTAGACAGGATTCAGATGGGAATACAAGATACGAAGCTGAATGTATCGTAGCTATGGCTCGTACTGCTGCTCAAGCTGGTGACGATGCTGCCGATGACGCAATGGTGTCTGATGCTGCAAACTCATTTGCTATTACAGTACAACCTGCTGCTGCAACTACATCAAGTGGAAACGCAACATTTACTTTAACAACTGGTTCAGTAGTTGGAACTATCGGAGCACTTAACTATAAGTGGCAAAGACAAACTGCTAACGGAACTCGTTGGACTGACATCAGTGGTTCTACCGATGGTGGTATCTACTCAGACTTCGCTACTGCGACTCTAGCAGTTGCTGGTGTGACTGACACTACTCATGATGGTAAGAAGTACCGAGTCAAAGTAAACAGTGCTAATGGTGCACCAGAGCAAGTCTCTGATGGTGTAGCTACACTTACTTTCGGATCTTAATAACCGAATAACATAAACCTAGAACTGTGGGAGGGTTGTAACAAACCCTCCCTATTCTGCAAATATAAAATAGGAGTAAAATTATGGCAGACCAAAAAATATCAGAACTAGTCGCAGCAACCTCTGCTGCAGGTGCCGACCTTTTAAACATCGTACAAGGTGGCTCCAACAAAAAACTTACAGTCGCAAATCTATTCGCAAACTTAGACACTCCAGTTATTATTAACGAATCTGGTGGTGACCAAGATACTCGTATCGAAGGATTAAACGACAACAATCTATTATATGTAGACGCATCTACCGACAGAGTTGGTGTAGGTGTTGCTACTCCTTCCCAAAAGCTAGATGTAAATGGTGATGTAGCTATTAGTGGTGGTTCTTTATACCTATCACAAACTGCTCAGTCATCAACTGGTACATCTACTGCTGACTTAACCAAAGCTGTGACAGAACTTACTTTATCATCTGGTTCAGATGCTGCGTCACTTGCTAATGGTACAGTGGGACAAATTAAAATTTTTGTAGTAGTTGGTGGTTCAGGATCTTGTGTCCTTACACCTACAACACTAAATGGTGGAACTACTATTACATTTAATGCAGTTGGTGACGCAGTCACTTTACTGTATGTTGCAACTGTAGGATGGACTGTTATAGGTTCAAACTCTGTAGTTGTAGCTTAATATATTATTTTAGGAGATAATTATGGCAGATTATGATGTTAATGCGAAACTTGATGCGTATAGACAATCTATGAAAAAGAAAGAAGAGATTCTATCGCAATTACAACAAGGTGTAGTTAATACACAGGCTGAGATACATATGCTTACTGGAGCAATACAAGCACTAGAAGATATTGTAAATACACCTGTAGAAACTAAGAAGAGTAATGATAAAAAAGCTGACAGAAAATAATTTTCTTCAGTTCGCTCTTAATAATTATGATAACCCTTCTTGTGCTACACTAGAAGAGTTTGAGGATGATTTAAAAAAGTTTTTATATCTTAACAAATTATTGCAAAGATATACTAAAAACAAAGATCTTAGAGAAAGGTTAATTTTAAATCATATAATTGTAATTTATAATTTATGGGGAGATGCTGCAACTGAAATGCTCTTCCATAAGGTGGACGAAGAACACTGGAGTGCACTTATTGTATTCCTGACTTATCTAGGAAGACTACCAGTCTACATTCCTGGGACAACGACTCGTTCCACAAGTTTAGAACATGATGAAAAGATCGTGGAGATACTAAGAGAAATATGAGTAGAACAGTAGATAACATTATTGCTTATAGAATTATTTCTATGTTAGTAAAACCTTTTAAAGATACTGATGCTTTTAAGGAAGGTATCATTGATGAGAAAGGTAAAATTTTAAAGAAGGCAACTAAGCTGACTACAACTAAAGAGAAGAATGCTTATACCTTTTTACATAGATTAGTTTTTAAATTAAAGCAATTCGTAGAAAAGGTGCCAGGAGGTAAATCTCGACTTGGCTCACTTGCTGCTGCATATTATCTTATCAGGGAAGCATATGAAGGACAAGAGTCTGTACATATACTAGAAGAAAAGTATAACGATCTCATGGCTAAAGATATCTCCTTACTCGAAGAAGAATTACTAGTAGAAGAAGTCATAGAACATCTCTACTGGAATATGTTTAATATAGAAGCAAAGTCGCCTGCACAACAGGCAGCAATCGCTATATCTATGAAGAAAGCTGGTAAGAAACCTAAAAACCAGAAGGATGAAGCAGTTGCTGCAAACTCAGTTGCAGGTGGGGGAGTGGATTTATCCCCAACAGTTAGAATGAAAAAGGGCAGAAAGTTTGCTACATTTAATGTTAGCGATGATGTTCTTAAGAAGTTTAAATCAGGGAAAAAGAAATATTCTAAATGGAAAGAGTATTTGAATATGGAAGATGACGCAGAACAAGCCATATACAACTATGCTCGTAAAAATCCTAGAGGTGTTATCATCTTACAAAACAAAGCTGGTGACACTAAAGCAATTAGATTCAACAGAAATGGTGGAGGAAGTTGGAGACATATCAAGAGACCAGTAAGCAGGTCGGTTGGTAAAAGTACCATGCCTGGAATGGCTCAAGATATTGTAGTCTCAACTACAACAATATAATGTTTTCATTAATTACTATACTTGGGTGGATACCCACTTCAATTTATTTTGGTATAACAGCAGTTGGTTTGATAGGACTCGTTGTAGTTTCTATTTTACCACTAGTTCCTAAAAGCTGGGGATTAGTATTTGGTTTGTTATTTGGACTAGGATCGTTCCTATTAGGTGCTGTCTGGACAAGTGGTCCAATCATCGAAGAACTAAATAATATGAAAGAAGAAATGAAACTTATTGAAGCTGAAGCCGAGAAAGTTTCTAATGAAATAGCGACTGAGTTTGAATCAGATAGCAACAGAATAACCAGTAATGGAAATAAAATTAGTGAGAAGGTCAATGAATTACTTAATGAAAATGATGATGCTCAGTGTAGCCTGCCTGACAGTGTTAGCTTGCTCCACGACAGTGCCATTAAAAATGAAGTTCCCGACACCACCAGAAGTGTTGATGGAGGAGGGAGCCAAGATGGAGACGATAGAGGAGAGGAAAAACTCAGACTCTCAGAATTAACAACTATAACTGTAGATAACTACACCTCTTGTAATGAAGTAAGAAGACAATTACAACAATTACAAAGATGGGTCGGAGAAATGCAAAGAGTACACAACTATGGCGAGTGAAGTCGAAATAGCTAAGAACCAAGTAGAGATATCTAATCTGAAGAGCGATATTCAGAAGATTGATACCTCTATAGAAAAGATAGGGGAAGCAACTTCTCAGATATCTAAGTTGTTAGCTGTACACGATAATCGTCTAGATGCTGGTGAACAGGCTGACGAAGAAATAAAGAAAGATATTAAAGTCCTACACCAGAGAATTACCGAAGGAGCCAAAGAAGTAGTTAGTGCTATTCATGCTACTGAGAAATCTATTAATGAAACAGCTTCTATACAGCATGCCCAGATGAACGAAGAGATGGGTAAGATAGGCGATAGGGTAGCTGGTTTAGAGAAATATAAGTGGTATGTGATGGGCATAATTGCTACAATAGCAGGAGTTGCAGGAGTTCTTGGCTATTTCATGTAGACTTTACTTTTAAGTTTTTTTTATATAGAATTATATTATGATTTATGTGGATGCTAAATTTGCTAGTATGCTCGCACCTCGTGTGAGAAACTTTAAACAACAGAAAGATTATCTGTGGAATTTCAGTTGCCCACTCTGTGGCGACTCCAAAAAGAATCAATCAAAAGCCAGAGGATATATTTATCGTAAAGAGAGTTCTCTCTTCTACAAGTGCCACAACTGTCAAGCTGGTACAAGTCTCGGCAATCTACTAAAACAAGTTGACCAACGCATGTATAATGAGTACTCGCTAGAAAAGTTTGGCAGTACTAATAATAAGCATGTGAATGACAAACCAGATCTAGAAATCTTCAAGACTGATACTATACCTGTGAAAAAATTAAATGCAAACCCAGTATCAGAACTTGCAGATAACCACCCAATAAAGCAGTTCTTGTTGCTTCGCCACATAAATCAAGAGCTTCATGAACATTTTTATTGGGTGGCACAGTTTAAACATTGGGTGAATGAAAATATTGCAATGAACTTTCATAATATCAAAAAGGATGAGCCAAGACTTGTCATACCTTTTTATAATGAAGAGAAAGAATTAATTGCTATACAAGGTAGAGCATTCGGAAATGAAACACCTAAGTATTATACACTGAAAACAAATGAGAAGAACCATAAAGTATATGGTCTTGACCGAGTTGATGGTAGAAAATGGGTTTATGTGACAGAAGGTCCAATAGATTCTTTGTTCTTAGATAATGCTATCGCAGTTGCTGGTGCTGAGTTTCATTTACCACAAGTCAGACAGTTTAAAGATAACTGTACTATCGTGTTTGATAACGAGCCAAGAAACCCTGCTCTCGTAAAACAGGTTGAGAAAATGATTAAACATGGTTTTCATGTTTGTTTATGGAATGATAGTATAAAAGAAAAAGATATTAATGATATGATAATCGCTGGTAAAACTCCCCTGACAATACAAACATTAATAAGTCATAACACTGTACAGGGTGTAGATGCCGAACTTAAATTTAATACATGGAGAAAATGCTAATGAGTGATGTACCAAAACTAGATCTTAGTGATGTGCCTTTTGATAGAGCCGACTTACTAAAAGACTATGTACATAATGTAGAGATTACTGAAGAACTAGTTAGAAACTTCTGTAAAATTATTCAAGACGATAACCCATTACACTTCGGAGATGAAGAAGGTAATGTAATGCCAGGAGCATTGATGATATCATTGCTCTATTCTAATCCTGTTCCTGGATTTTTTATTAGAAATTTTAAAATTAATTTCTTAGCACCAATACACTTTCCTACAACAGTAAGAGTATATCGTAAAGTATGGAAAGCTACTGACCGAAAAGCAGGTGAACTCGGAGATGGTATCTTCGCTATCAAAGATCTAAGCGATGGTATTATAAAAGCCAAAGGCAGTGGGCAAGTATTTAGACCGACCAAAAGATTAATGGAAACATTTGAACAAGGTGTTGACAGAAACTTTTTTAAACAAAGCGACCCAAACTTTGAAAGGAAGCACTGGGTCAATCCCGAAGGGAAGGAGATAAAATGAGTGATGATATAAAAGAAGGCATGGAAAATGATGAAGAGCCAAAGATCGTAGATCTGAATGAGTATGCTGCCAAGAAATGGGATGAAGCAAGAGAAGAAGATCTGCGTAAGATGCAAGAGTATGAACAGAATTATATTCTTACTCCTTTATGGGAAGCACTAACAAACATTAAATCATCTCGTCAGGCAATCAATGCTGCGATGGGTATGCTAATTACTGCGAAAGATATTCTTGTACTCGAACTAGGTAAAGAAGATGCAAGGCGAACAGTCGGCTCAATGAACTATGATGTTATTGACTTAGTAAGTATTGAAAAGAGGGATGGTAATGCTCAAGGCACTGGATATGATTTACAGCCAGTCGATGAGTCCTATCCAGCACCAGATAATGATAATGTGACACCACTAAAGTCAGTAGAGGATGATGATGAAAAAGACAAGGATTGAGGAAATATGGGACGAACAGGAGTCCTTTGAACCGAAGAAGCCACATAGGTGTATCACTAACTTTATAAATGGTGAGTGGATAGATCGTGTATATGGAGATCTCGGTAAGAAGAGACTCTTACAGGGTGAGTTCGGGAAAGAATATAAAGGTAAACTTGAGGAAAAGAAATATCGCAGATACAAAACAGACTTTTTAGGAAAAGCTGTAAGTGTTTATTACCAAAGATATACCCATACTGCTGATGGTAGATGGTTTGATAATAGTGGTATGCCTTGTGCAAAACCACATCACGACCCAAAACCAAAGAATGCTGATGACTTGGAGGATGATGAGTAGTGGTAGAAGAACGACTCAGAAAAATAGATGGTAAATCTTTATGGTATTTTGACGATATCTTTAGTTTCGAAGAACGAGAAAGACTATATAGTTATTGCTTAAACAAAAAGTATTCGCTCTCTGGCTCAGATGTACAAAGACTAGAGACTAAAGGCGATTATAATTTGTATTGTAATCTCTCTCCCACTGATGTGGATGATATGGGGATAGAGAAATTAGAAAACTATTCCCACATCAAACATCACCTAGATGACTATACTATAACTCAGGCAAGAATTAATCTGAGCACAATCCAGGATAAAAATCGTTTTCATTGCGATACTGGAGCCGAGCATAATTTAACAATGCTATATTATCCCAACATGGAATGGGAAAAGTCTTGGGGTGGTCAAACACTTTTTACAAACTTAACCAACGATACTCTCGAATGGGTGTCGTTCTACATTCCAGGGAGGATAATTTTATTCGATGGCTCAATACCCCACTCAATCAACCCACCAACAATCCACAGCCCAACGCACAGATTTTCAGTCGTCATTCAATATGGAAAGTAAAGTGGAAGATAAACTAATTTCAGAGATACATGGTATCACGATAGACTATACTAGAGATTCGCTACTTGACGATGCTGGTAAAATACGATTAAAAGAATCGTATATGAAAGATGATGAAACTTCTCCGCAAGAGAGGTTTGCTTTTGTATCTAAAACTTTTTCATCAAATCCTGAGCATGCTCAAAGATTGTATGATTACTCATCACAACATTGGCTGAGTTATGCTACACCTATTTTATCTTTCGGTAGAAGCCGAAGAGGGTTGCCTATTAGTTGCTTCTTAAATTATATAGAAGATACTTCTGAAGGATTAGTACAAAACCTATCAGAAACTAATTGGTTATCTATGTCAGGTGGAGGAGTTGGTATTGGGTTTGGTATTCGTAGTGCCGATGATAAATCTACAGGTGTTATGCCACATATGAAAATGTATGACGCATCTTCATTAGCATATCGTCAAGGTCGTACAAGACGAGGTAGTTATGCTGCATACTTAAATATAGACCATCCTGATATTAAAGAATTTATTGAAATGAGAAAGCCGACAGGCGATCCTAACATGAGAGCATTAAACATGCATCATGGTATTAATATCCCACACAGCTTTATGCAGATTATTGAAAACTGTATGAAGAATGAAAACTGTGATGACAAGTGGGCACTCAAGGATCCACATAATGGAAAAGTAAAAGAGTATGTATCGGCAAGAGAACTTTGGCAAAGTATTTTAGAAACTCGTATGATGACAGGTGAGCCATATCTTCACTTTATTGATACAAGTAATGAACAGTTGCCAGAGTTTTTAAAAGAAAAGGGACTACAAATTAATCAAAGTAATTTATGTTCAGAGATTATACTTCCTACAAATGAAGAACGAACTGCTGTATGTTGTTTATCATCTTTGAACCTAGAACATTTTGACGAGTGGTCAAAGAATAAAACATTCCTGAGAGATGTTGCTGAAATGCTAGATAATGTTCTACAGTATTTTATTGATAATGCTAGACCAGAGTTGGCAAGAGCAGTGTATTCTGCCAAGCAAGAAAGATCTATTGGGATCGGTGCTTTAGGTTTTCATGCTTATTTACAAAAGCATGGTATTCCTTTTGAAAGTGCCATAGCTGGAAATAGAAATGAAAAGATATTTAAACACATTAGAACTGGACTCGATAAAGCAAACAATGAGTTGGGCACTGAGCGAGGGGAAGCACCTGATGCTGTTGGTACTAATAGGAGGTTCAGCCATATGCTTGCTATTGCTCCTAATGCTTCTAGTAGCATTATCATGGGTAATACTTCTCCTTCTGTGGAGCCTTTTCGAGCTAACGCATATCGTCAAGACACACTTAGTGGATCCCATACTAATAAAAATAAGTTCCTTCAAAAACTTCTTGAGAAGAAAGCTAAAGAACACAAACTAAATTTAGATGAGGAATGGTCAAGTATTATTGCAAATGATGGTTCAGTACAACACCTAAAATACTTGAGCGACTTAGAAAAAGATGTATATAAAACATCTATGGAGATTAACCAACAATGGATTATCAATCATGCTTCTGAACGACAAAAGTATATTGACCAAGCACAGTCAATTAATTTATTCTTTAGACCTGACGCAGATATTAAGTATCTTCATGCTGTTCACTTCTTGGCATGGAAAACTGGTCTAAAAACATTATATTACTGTAGAAGTGAAAAGATCGGTAAAGCCGATAAAATTAGTAAACGAATACAAAGGGAGATTATTAAAGAGTTAGACATATCAGCGATAGCTGATGGTGATGTCTGTCTCGCTTGTGAAGGATAAAAAAATGCCAGAATTGAAATTACCAGAACATCTGAGTTATGATAAAGAAACTATAAAGAAGTTAAAAACTCAAAAGATATTTCGTTATGGGGATGTAGAAAGGTTTGACAGAGAGTTGGACTTTCTTATGTCGTTTAAAGATGACTTGATAAAAGATTTTCTAACAGAGTATAAAGATATTGAAGACTGTTTAGAAACAGGTACGACCTCTGCAATGGAAGCAATATATAGTCGTCTTAACAGAGCTGTGGTTGGTGGTGTCACCAAGATGGTTAGAGGAAAAGCAGGTGTCAGCGATGACTCTTTTTTAAAAGGACAGTCGACTAAAGGTAAATATAATAATGATGCTTGGCGAGTGTTAGTTATGAAATATCATAACCCAAATCTTGCTGGTGTTGCTGCTTCACATGAAATACAAAAAAGAGCACTAAGTATTAAACAAAAAAAAGATGGGTATAATCCTGAAGCATTCCCAACTATGCAAAAGATTGCTGCACATTATGGGGATTTATGTCCGATACTTGAATATAGTATCTTACCTGCTCAAAGTATTATTGAAAGACACATAGGTATAGAAAATAAAGTAGGGGAAAACATTAGAATACACATTCCTCTTATAGTACCTGAAGGAGATTTATTTTTAGAAGCACAAGGTGAGGAAGTTGATTGGCAAAACCCATGGGGATTTAATAATCAGTATATGCACAGTGCCCATAATAATACTGATGAGCATAGATTAATTATGCTGATTGATTTAAAAAGAACTTATGTTGGTATTCCACCAGCAAAGCACTTTAAGGATATGACTCTCGAAGAGATTGGAGATGTTCATTTTAGATATGGTAGAGATAATAAAAGAGAGCAACCTAAAATCTCGTCATCTCTATCTAACAAATTTAGGAAACCAGAGGATTATATATAATGCCTGTAAAATATAAAGCAGACGAAATTCAAATTAAAAGAGGTCGTGATGGTACTCAAACTAAAACGATTAAAAGATTTTACATGAAGAATGTATCTACTGAGTTTTTGATTGAACTTCTTAATGATGAAAAAACTAAACCAAAACTTAAAAGTAAAATTAGAAACTTTCTTTACCTTGCTAGAGGTGTTAAACTAGAGAAGAAGGTATCATGACTTGGCTTCGCAATACTGCCTATGTTCTGATAGCAGTTGTTGCTTTATCAGGATGTGCTAGTTTAAAAGGGTTAATCCCATCTGGCTGGGACAGTAATGAAATGTTATGGATTGCAGAGATGCAATATGACATTCGTAATATCGAATGCGAAGGCGATAATAAACTCGCTAGTGTAGAAAAGGTATGGCGAACCAAAGAGATTTTATGGTGGTATGCTCAAGCAAACCGACATGCTGATGTTGTTGAGTTAATACGACCATTTAGTGAAAGTATGGAAGGTATATATAGATCTGCAAAGGCAGATAGATTGCGCAAACCATACTGTGTAAATAAGGTTATCATATTGACCATACAGGTTGATGAGATAGCAGAAGCATTAGCATCTAGGAGGAAAAGATGATATTAACAATTATGGGTAAAAATAATTGCCCTTACTGCGATTTGGCGAAGAGACATCTAGATGAACATAACATTCCATATGAGTATATCAAAGTTGATGAAGATATGGAAGCATATGAAAAATTTAGAGAGCTCGGTGTTCGCTCAGTCCCACAAATTATGCAAGAAGGTAAGATCGTTATAGAAGGTGGTTGGGAAGGACTAAAGAAGACACCAATCAATCACTTACAACAAATGGTCGGAGGAGAATAATGACAGATGCATTTAAAGATCTTCGTAATGAAGAATGGGCAAACAAAAAGATTGAACTTGCCGATAAATTTAATAAACAGTTAGAATCTGGTGAACTCAACGAGTGGGAATATAAAGACTTGATGCAAGATCTTACTCGTACTGATGAAATAATGGACAAAGCAAACGCAATGAAAATGAAAGCAGCAGTAGAGAAAGCAATTTCATTGGCATTGAAGTTTGTATAAGTTTCTATTTAAAGACTCAGCAGAGGTATTTAACCCAATCGCTCGTCAGAAGATAGCTGAAAAAATCTATTTTCATCAGAAGCATTGGAAACCTCTGACTGAATACTTTGGCAATACTCTATTCGCACAGCCAGGGATGGAACATATGTATCTATTCGGCGATGGATTATATGTATTGCAAGATAGAAATGATATAAACCAAGAAGTACAGGAGATATTAGATACTGAATTTTCAGAACTTATATATACTCCTGTCCTTGAAACTATCAAGGAAATGTTTGGTATTGGTGTAAACGAAGTAAGCTATTATGAAGACTTACCTCTGCCTGGATTTCATATCTATAGAGGATCTCTAAGAGGTAATGATATAGGACTTACTACAACTAGACCATATCATACAGATGACAATCTAAGATTTTATAAACCTGAAGCAGACAGAAATAATATATATTCGTTTGCTATACCAATCATCTTGCCAGAATGTGGGGCATGTTTAGATTGGTTAGGGGATGCTCCTGATTACTTTAGTCATAACTATGAACTCGGTGTAATGTCTATGTGGCATGGGATGGTAAAGCATCGTCTCGGTGCAAAACCTCCAGCTGAAGGAGATAGGATTACCTTACAAGGTCATGTATATGTAAATGCTAATGATGGAATTTTAAAAGTATATTTCTAGGAGGAAATAAAATGGATCTAAGTTTTTTAAACGCAGAACTACTTAATAATGTAAGCTGGGAAGATGGTTTAATTTATATTGGACTCGGACTGGCTGTTTACGCAATAATCAGATTAATTAACAAATACACACGATAGGAAATAACGATGGCAAAGAAGCAACTTAAACTAACTGACGAAAGAACTTTCTTCAAACCTTTTAACTACCCATGGGCATATGAAGCATGGTTGAAACATGAACAATCACATTGGCTTCATACTGAAGTGCCTATGATTGAAGATGTTAAAGATTGGAAAACAAAGATTACTGCTGAGCAGAAATACTTTTTAACTAATATCTTTAGATTCTTTACTCAGGGAGACATCGATGTTGCTGGTGGTTATGTAAATAACTACTTGCCATATTTTCCACAACCTGAAATTAGAATGATGTTAAGTGGGTTTGCAGCAAGGGAAGCATTACACATTGCTGCATACTCACACTTGATTGAAACTTTGGGCATGCCTGAAAATACATATCAAGAGTTTGCTGAATATCAAGAGATGTCAGACAAACACGAATACTTTATAAAGCTATCAGAATCTAATGGAAACAAAAGATCGGTAGCTACAAACATTGCTGCATTCTCAGCTTTCACTGAGGGTATGCAGTTGTTCTCATCTTTCATCATGCTCTTGAACTTCCCAAGACATGGTCTTATGAAAGGTATGGGTCAAATCGTGACTTGGTCAATCGTTGATGAAACTCAACATGCTGAGAATATGATTAAACTTTTTAGAACTTATGTTGAAGAAAACCAGTCTATCTGGAATGATAAAACCAAATCTGAGATTTATACTATCGCTACTAAGATGACTGAACTAGAAGATAAATTTATTGACTTATCATTCGCTATGGGTGAGATGCCTGACCTTACAGCTGAAGATGTTAAAAAATATATTAGATATATCTGCGATCGTAGATTGATTAGTCTAGGATTGAAAGGTATCTGGAAAGTAAAAACTAATCCACTCCCATGGGTTGAAGAGATGATTAATGCTCCGACTCACGGAAACTTCTTTGAAAATAGAGTCACTGATTATGCTAAAGGTGCAATCACTGGTGACTGGCAAGAAGTATGGGGTGTTGGTGCTGCCTAAATATGAATAAGAAATTTAATTTTGAATGTGCTTCTTGTGGTGCTGAATACACCATCTCCTTTGAGGAAGATGAAGATAATTTCATGGGGCAAGATATAATCTGTTGCCCATTCTGTGGAGATGATTGTGAAAGACCTGAACAAGAGGAGGATTTAGATAAGGATCCAATATAATGAAAAAAATCGTTGTTCAAATAATATCTCTTGACATAGCTCCTGACGAAGTTAGAGAGTACTGTGATGAGAGTTTAGAAGAGTTTGATGTTGATACTTACCATGTTATCAAAAAGTTTGGTCCTGCACTGGCTCAGATGGGTGTCCAACAAAACCATGAAAAGAAACTATTCTTAACCCAAACTGAGAATGATTTTTGTATTCCCCACCCTGTACATTCTACACCTCTTAGAGATTTCCATACACTTGTAGATGCAGTAAATAAAGAAGATATAGATTTGGTTCTTTTAGCTGGTAAAGAATCCACATATGTAGATGATACTATGTATGAAACCAACGAAGGTTTGGCAAGGGCAGTCTTGGAAGAATACTGTGTAAACCACCCTGAGTCTGCAAGAATGTATAAGTATCCTGTTGAGTATATTCAAAATATCATGTTATCTTCTGCACCATACATAGCACAATATGTACCTTATGTTAATGAACAAGGTGCATTTAATAACATCATAGGATACTCTAGAAAGTTTGCCGAACTATTTGACTTTAGAGAAGATATAAATCCTAACGAAATTATAAACTGTCATGACGCACTTATGTGTGCTCATCGTAATAACTTAACTGTAAGATATCTAAAATCTCAAAACTTTAGAGAGAAGTATTACTCTATGTCAGACATGATTTATCCTAGTTTGTGGGAACAACAAAACGATGCATGGAGAGATAGCATGCGTAAAGCCATTCCTAAATTTTCAAAAAATATCCTAAAACGCAAAATCACATTCCTAGAATAACCTAAATATAATACAATGACTTGGTTATACGAAGGGAAACCCTTCCATTCATGTGAAGGTTATTATGGTTTCATTTATGAGATCACCTGTAAAAAGACAGGTCGGTCTTACATTGGTCGCAAGTATTTTACAAAAGCGAAAACTCTACAGCCACTAAAAGGCAGAGTCAATAAACGACGAAGTAGAGTTGAGAGTGATTGGCAAAATTATTGGGGATCATCAACAATCCTAACTGAAGATGTACTACGACAAGGCGAGCAGAACTTTCGCAGAGAGATTCTTCGTCTTTGTAAAACTCGTGGGGAAGTAAATTACTGGGAAGTTAAAATAATGTTTGAAAAAGATGTGTTGAGTGCTAAACTTCCTAATGGTGATTACAGATATTATAACGAGAATATTATGATGAAATTTACTAGATCTAATATAGGAGGATAATATATGTGGAATCTAACAGATATTAAAGAATGGATAGTCGATACTAAGGACACGATTGTGTTCGGTTATAAAAATATGGACTATAAGAAAAAAATTATGGCAGTTGTATTGATTGCAATTGGCATAGGGATTATATTATTATAATTCAAAGTGGGGACTTCGGTCCCCACTACAAAGGAGGACAATTATGTTCATGAAGATATTAATGTTGGGGACAGCATTAACTATTTCAGCTATCGCTGCATACTACTCAATTATTGGGTTGGCAACTATATTTGCTGCAGCAGTGATACCAGTAATAGTAATGGGGTCTGCCATGGAAGTAGGAAAGCTGGTCACAGTAGTCTATCTACATAGATACTGGGATGAATGTAAGATCCTGCTCAAATCATATTTAATGTTCGCAGTGTTTTTCCTTATGTTTATTACAAGTATGGGGATCTTTGGTTTTTTATCAAAGGCACATATTGAGCAAACTGCTTTATCAGAAGAGCAGATAGCACTCGCCGAAAGTATAGACGATAAACTTGTTCGTTCACAAGTTAAAATCGACAGGTGGGATAGCGAAATAGATAGGTTGCTAAAACCTAATAATGAACGAGTTGATGTACAAATAGGAAACGAACAAGAAACACTTAATGGTATATACGATCGTATAGCTGATGAAAAGAAAGCAGTAAACGATGCGTATAATCAAAAACTAAAAACAATTAATGAAACTATTACTGGCTTCGGATCTAATGCTAGAAAGCAAGAAGAAGTAGATAAAGCCAATACTCAACTACAAAAAGAACTTACTGATATTGATAACAAGTATGCTAGTCAGATAAAAGACTTGACTGATGTTATTAAATCATATCGTGTACAGTCAGAACAAAAGACTGATGATATTGATGGTAAGATTGCTATACTTGAAGCAAATGTAGAAAAAGAACAAGTAATAGTTGATGGACTAATAGAAGAAAAAATGGTTTATGAAAAAGAGTTTCGTAAACTTGAAGCTGAAGTTGGTCCAGTTAAATATATTGCAGAGTTAGTTTATGGGGAAGCTGATAAATCGGTACTCGAAGATGCTGTAAGATGGGTAATCATTATTCTATGTATTGTATTTGACCCACTTGCTGTGGCTTTACTTATCGCTTGGAATGGTATGATTGACCAACCAAGACGAAAAAAGATACCTGAGAATATACTCAATGTCAGTGATGATGCGAAATACTATTGGAAAAAAATACAACAGGATAGAGAGAAAGATCTAGAGACTCTAAGTAAACAGTTTGATACACCATCTGTGGTTAAGAAACCTGTGGCACCTGTTGAAAAGCCAAAAGAAGTAGATCCAGACAACGAACCATACAACCCTGACGCATATGAATTAAGATCTGATATTAAGGAAATTATAGCTAAGAAAGATAGCGAAAAACCTAAATAGTCATCGTAGGGTGAACTTTTCGTAATGATGTGTTTAACATATTACAGGTGCACTAAAAGATGGCAAAAAAAGATTTTGATTTAGATGGCGATGGAGTCACTTCGAAAGAAGAGATTGAAGCTGCAAAATTACTCAAAGAAGCAGAAGCTGCTGAAGAAAAAGCAGATACGCAGAAAGCTATGGCATGGGTAGCAATGATATCCATGCTTGGCTTCACATTCTTTTTATTCCTTCCCTTTATGTCCAACGAACGAGTAGAAGCACTCGGCGATTTGCTTGGTCTATTTTACATAGCACAAGCTGGTGTAGTTGGAGCATACATGGGAATGTCTGCTTACATGAGTAGAAAATAAAATAATTATGGATGATATATTTTTATTAGTCGGCGAGTTGGGTCTTCCCATCGCAGGATGTATCCTGCTTGGTGGGTTTATCTACATCATTTTAAAATACATTCTTGCAGGAGTGACTGACCAAGTTTCTACCATGCACGGAATAATTACAATGCTCGATAATCGTATCAAAAACATGAACAATGATATGATTAAACTTGACTTATTAATCTCACATTCATTAGATTTAAAACCTGACGAGGAAAGAATATCTCGTGCAGATGGTAAGGAGGATGCTCGTCGTGATTGAGCCAAAGAATAAAGGGATACCACTAAGCAAGTATAAAACAAAATACACATATACTGGTGCTGATGTGGTTATCGCATCTTGTATATCATTCTTTATAGCATTCCTTCTAGGAGCAATGCTGTGATAGAAATTATACAGGAGTATGGCTTTCCTGTGGTAGCTGTTATAGGAATGGGATGGTTTATCTGGTTTATCTATAACTACATCACAGAAGAAATAGATGGTAAACTAGCAGAAGCAAATACAGTATTGATTGCTCTGATAGATAGGATTCGTATGTTAGATAACGATATCATACGATTGAAAAGTAAAGTCAACACAGTCATAGAATTAAAAGAGAATGCTGAAAAAAAAGACTCAAAAGAGGAAGAAAATGCTAAATAATTATATGAGATTTCTAGTTCTTTTGCTGTTGCCAACCATGGCAATGGCTGACCAATTATCATTTGAGTTTGGTAATCCTGCCTTTTCTAAGCAAGGTTATAGCTCTCATGTCTTGAGTGTTGAACAATTATCATACTCAAGGAAACAAGATGTGATAGAAGACGCAAAGAGTGAAGCTGCAAGAGCAGAAAGAGATGCAGAAAACACTACAGTTGCGAAGTTTATTAAGAATGTAGAATCTAGAATTTATGCTAACTTGTCGAAGCAGTTAGTTGATAACATGTTCGGTGAAAGTTGTGATAGTACAACTACGAACTGTCCGACGAGTGGTACTTCAGAAGTTGAGGGTGCTACTATTTACTGGGTTAAAGATACAACCACGGAGATAATCACTCTCACTATTACAGACGAGAATGGTTCTGTGACAAGCATGAGTGTACCTATCGGCGATTTTGTATTTTAAAAGGAGTTGCCCAGTGCAAAAATTATGTAGGAGTATAGTATTATTGTCTCTGCTTTTTGTAGTAGGATGTGCGACACCTCTGAAGTATAATGAATACAAAGAGATGGGTCCATTCCATCATGGTACTCCGACGAGTAAATTATTAAAAGATTTACCACCATTAGATAATGATATAATGACCATAGCAGTTTATAACTTTATGGATAAAACTGGTCAGAGAAAACCAAGTGCCAAGTTTTCTCAACTATCAACTGCTGTGACGCAAGGACCAGAGGTGTGGGTAATACAAGCACTAAAAGAAGCTGGTAATGGCACATGGTTTAAAGTTGTAGAACGAGGTGGTTTAGAAAACCTCGTCAAAGAAAGGCAACTGATACGATCTACTAGAGAATCGTATGAGGGTGCTGAAGCAAATAAGAATTCTTTGAAACCTTTATTATTTGCTGGATTGATATTAGAGGGTGGGATTGTATCCTATGACACTAATATTGATACAGGTGGTTTCGGAGTAAGGTACTTTGGTATCGGTGCATCGGAAGAGTACCGAGTTGACCAAGTCACTGTCTCAATGAGAGTTGTAGCAGTACAAACAGGAGAAGTAATCCTAGCTGTAAATGGTACAAAAACTATCGCATCTCATAAGACAGGAGTTGATGCTTTTAGGTTTATAGATATGGGAACAAGAGCGATAGAGGTTGAAAGTGGGGTGAGTGCGAACGAACCTGTTAATTATGCTATAAGATCTGCAGTTGAATACTGTATTATAGAAATAATAAAACAGGGCGAGCAAAAGTCACTCTGGAAATTTAAGGAGAAAGAAACAGATGAAGGAATACATTAAAAAAACTTTGTTATGTATTGTCCCTTTACTATTTGCTGGTAATTTTCTTCTGGCTAACGATGTCTATGTCACACAAAGTGGTGATTCACTTGACTTAGATATTACTCAAGATGGTCAGAATAACACTATCGGTAATTCTACTACTGCTTCCAGTTCGACAGGTGCCACCACTACTTTGGATATTGACCAAGTCGGTAATAGTAATGTGATTACTTATCAGATTAATGGTGCTACTTATACTGGCACAATTAATTTGGCTGGTAATTCAAACAATGTTGATTTGAACTGTGATAGCACAGGTAATAATAGTTCTTGTGGAACTGTTAATGCTGTAGTTAATTTTACAGGTAATTCAAACGACATCGACTTAGATATTGGTCAAACTGCAGCAGCAGGTAATGCTGATGTGGATATAGTAGGTCAAAGTGGGTCCGACAGTAATGTCGTGGCTGCCACTATCGATGGTACAAGTGCCATCTTGACTATTACTGTGAATGGTGACACTAACAACTGGTTGATAGATGTAGATGGTAATGGTGATGTCAATGGACATACTTTGATACATACGCATACTGGTGGTATCGCTGATGTAGATATAACTCAGTCTGGTATTAATGACCAAATGATAACCCTGACAACTTCGGGAGATAATCATGACATCGATATCAGTCAAACTGACTAATTTATTTACAGAAGATCCAAGCATTATGCTGTTTTTGATGATAACTTTTTAATATGTCTAGGTTTGTAATTATATTTCTGGTGCTGGCTATGACACAATTAAGTCATGCCAGCATCGGCAATGTAGAAATTCATGAAGGAAATGGTGTCATTGAGCGAAAAGCCAATGGCGAAGAAGTAAGTACCAAAGAAGATTTAGATGTCTTCAGTTATGATACTGTGAAAACAGGTAAAGGTAAAACTTCTATTGACTTCGTAGATGATACAAGAGTAGATGTTACAGAACATTCTAAACTAATCATCGATGAGTTTGTTTACGATCCTAATACTAAAAAAGGGAAGTTGTCCTTAAAAGCAAGTTTAGGAACCATAAGGTATGCTAGTGGACAGATTGCCAAGAATAGCAGGCAAGATGTAAACATTACAACTCCTACAGCAACTATCGCTGTAAGGGGAACGGACTTTAGTATGACAGTAGATGAGATAGGATCCTCTACTATCATATTATTACCAAGTTGCGATGCTACTGGTGCTTGCTTTGTAGGTGAGATATCAGTAGAGTCAGATGTAGGTCAAGTAATACTTAACCAAGCATTTCAAGCAACAGTGGTCGGTACTGTGTCTTCACAACCCATGAAGCCAGTCCTCTTAGATTTAGAGGAAGATATGATAGGAAACTTACTTATTATATCAAAGCCACGAGAGATAGAAGAAGAGCAAGAGCGAAGTGAATATAATAAAGTAGCAAATGCTCTTGACATAGATTTTTTAGAGTTTGAGGATCTAGAGGTAGATTACTTAGAGGAAGAAGAAGACCAGTGGGTGACTGGATTAGATATAGATTTTTTAGAACAAAACTTTTTGGTCGATATCTTAAAACAAATTAATGAACAACTTGCTTTACAGATGAGAAGTGAGTTTGATAAAAAGAGAACTACAGGTGATGTAAAGTTAGGGAAAGATCCTGAGACTGGAGTAATAATTTTAGATGAAGATCCGAACTGGGTATATTCTAGAGAGGGAGCAGGAAACTTTTTTGAACTTAGATTAGATAAAGAATATGGTTATGTAATTTCATTCACACAGAATGATTTTTCAGTATTCGATTACGAACTAGGAGGAAACAATAATGTCATCAATATTCTACAGAATCAGTAGCATCATAGTTATTGCCTGGATGTTCTTGTTTGCTTCTGAAGCATTCGGTAGTGAAATTTATATCAACCAATCAGGAAATAATTTTACACTAGATGTAATTCAAGATGGTACTGGTAATAATATAATCAGAGGATATCATAATCAAACTGCTAGTATCTCTGGTAATAATAACTCCCTAAAGATTACACAAAAACAAACTGTTTCAACTTCTACCTTTTCAACAGCACATGTAGATATAGATGGTGATAGTAATGATATATTCATGGGATTCGGAGTAGGCACATACTCAAACGATTACACAAATTATACAGCATATGATGGTCAAGAAGCTGGCAATCATAATCAAAAGTTATATCTACAAGGAGATAATAACGACATCTATATGAGTCAAAGAAATGGCTCACCCAATCAAGCATACAGTGCTCACTCAATAGATTTAAAAATATATAGTGACTATAATGATGTTGGTATATTCCAAGGTCACGATGGGTCAAAAACTTTAGACCTAACTATTAATAATGACTATAACGATGTAGATATTAGACAACAAGGATATAATTCTGGACACAGTGCAACTATAACACTAGATGGTAATTATCCAACTACTTTGTTTCTCAACCAGAATAATGGATATAGCAATAGTTCTTATTCATTAAATCAATTTTGTAATACTTCTGGTGGGTGTAGTTTAACAGTAAACGACTAATGAATGAATTAGAAAAATTAATAGAAAGCATAAAAGACTTCAAAGAGATTGAAGACTTAATAAAAGCTAAAGTCTATACAGATAAACTAATTAACGAACTACAAGCAAAAGTAAACGACTAAATAATACTGTGGCTTATTCTAAAGAAGTCGTAGAAAGATTTGAAAGTGTTCTACGCAACCCAGCAAAACATTCGGTTGGTAAATTCAATCCGAAGGATGCTGATATAGCCACAGGTATGGTAGGAGCTCCATCATGTGGTGATGTAATGAAACTCCAACTAAAACTTGACCAAGCTAACGATCCTGATAAAGCCAAGATATTAGATGTTAAGTTTAAAACTTATGGGTGTGGCTCTGCTATCGCATCCTCTACTATGTTCGTTGAAATGCTTACAGGTAAAACTATAGAAGAAGCAAAAAATATAACCAACGATGAAATAGCTGAAGCATTGGATTTACCACCAATTAAAATACACTGTTCAGTACTAGCAGAAGAAGGAATTAAAAAGGCGATACAAGATTGGTATGATAAAAAAAGTTCTAACACACTGGACGAGTAGTTTATTCACACTTGCCATTCTGGCAATCATAGGATTCTCAAATCCTAACTTCAAAGAAATAATTAAATTAAAGTCTTTTGACTTTTTACTTGCATCTGAAGAGCAAAGTTTTTCAGAAGAGATAGTAATAGTTGAGATAGACGAAGCCACCATAGATAAGTATGGGCAGTATCCTTTCAGTCGTACTCAGTATGCTTTTCTTATAGAAAAGTTAAGAGAAGCTGGAGCAGGTGTAATAGTATTCCCTATATTATTCTCAGAAGAAGATAGAGAGGATGGCGACTGGGTATTTAAAGAAGCATTAAAAGCAGGAACTGTTATAGCACAGTTAGGAACTAATGATATTAATAAGAATGGTGTGCCTAGAGGTGTTGCTAAAATAGGAGACCCATTACCATACTTGTTTGAGTGGGGTGGGATGCTTGGTCCAATACCAGAGCTTGGTCAGTCAGCGAATGGTGTAGGTGTAGTTAATACTGCTCCCGAAATAGATGGTGTGGTTCGTAGAGTTCCTTTACTTATGAGGATAGGTGAAGATGTATATCCTAGCATAGCCATAGAAGTTATTAGAGTTGCAGTAGGCGATCCATCTTATCAGGTAAAAGCAGGTGAGGGTGGCATACAAGCTATGAGAGTCCCAGGATTTGCTACTATACAAACTGATGCGAATGCTAGAATATGGTTGCGTCATGATAAAATATATCCGACCATATCTATGGTAGATGAAATAGATGACTTCGTATTCGGTAAAACTGTAATCGTATCGCCAACTGCTGCTGGTATATCAAATATCATAGCAACTCCTAGAGGAGAACAATACTCACATTATATTACTGCTTCAACCTTACAAACAGTTTTATCAGATGGACAAATAACTCGAGTTGATTATCTACCATTACTTGAAATGGTTTCAGTAATATTGTTTGCACTTATAACTATTATCGCTGTTAGATTTTTACCATATGCTTGGCTCGCATTATACTTGGGTGTGGTAATATCTGCTGCAATCGCAAAAGCATACTTCGCATTTACTTGGTATGGTTGGTTAATAGATGTATCTTGGTTTATTATAACAATTATTATAATAGGATTCCACGCAACCTTTACTAGATTTATCCTAGAGTTTAATTTAAAACAACAAATAAGAAAACAGTTTGAGAGATATCTAGATCCTAGACAAGTTGCTATCCTACAAAAAGATCCTAGTAAATTAAAACTAGGTGGCGAGAAAAGAGAGATGAGTTTCTTGTTTATGGACATAGTTGGCTTTACACCTATATCTGAGTATTTTAAAAACAAAGACGACCCAGAAGGATTAGTAGAATTAATTAATGATTACTTAAATAGAATGACTAAGATCGTCTTGGCTAATGGTGGTTGTGTAGATAAATACATGGGCGATTGTATTATGGCTTTCTGGAATGCTCCACTTGATTGCGATAATCACGCAGAGTTAGCAGTCAAGACAAGTATTGAATGTGCTAAAGAAACTGAAAAGCTGAAGAAAGAATATAAAGAAGCAGGATTACCTGAGATTAATATTGGCTCAGGTGTAAACACTGGTACATGTATCGTGGGTAATATGGGAAGTGAAATGAGGTTTGACTATTCTGTTATCGGAGATGCTGTAAACCTTGCTGCCAGACTAGAAGCACAAACCAGAAACTATCCAAACTGTCATACACTTTACTCTCAATATACCAAAGATTGCCTAAATAGTATTGAGTCCATTGAATTAGATAAAATCAAAGTCAAGGGCAAAGAAGAATTAATAACAATATATGAACCCAAATGATGCCTGATATTTTCATAAACACTGTATGGTACATTGTACTCACTGCATTTACTGCCAGTGGTGAAACTTTACATTCCAACTGGAGCATACCATTCGAGAATCCAAACATCTGTGGTTATTATCTAAAGAACATGGATACTGATGCAGAGTCCTTACCATTCAAAAAAGATGAGATGGGCAACTATGTTATCTATCATGGAGAGAAGGTTTATGAGGTAGAGTTCTGGTCACACTCCTGTGTACAGTTTTACTATGATGAAAAGGCAGAAAAGTTCCTACAAGTCCCAAATAGTATCTAAAACCCTTAAAAACAGGGTAAAATCAAGCCATATCAAATAACAGCCTATTTTAAGGACCACTGAGAGTATCGGATATCAGGGGGATATAATACCATTACCCCATGCCTTTTTGCGTCTCAGTGAGGATATATGGAGTCCGTTTTTCACAAACTATGGCTTTTTTTCCTTATTTTAGACTATTTTACGATTTTTCTTTACTTTTAAGTTTTTTTAGGGTAGAATGATAATACTGTGAAAGTCACAGGTAATTAACCATAGAAATATCTAAGGAGGATATATGGCTAATCGTAAAATGACGCAGGAAGCGAAGTTGCTTCGTGCTTTACAAAATGGCAGTGAGTTTACTGCTAATCAAATCGTGTCTAGATTCGGTATTAAGAATCCATATGCGGTTGTGCAAAACCTTAAATTGAAAGGTTATGCAATCTATCTGAACAAAAGAACTAATTCTGTTGGTCAGACCTATATGAAGTATCGTCTTGGTACTCCAACTAGGGCAGTTGTTGCTGCTGGATACAGAGCACTCATTGGTGCGTAATCATTTCGTCCTGATATGATTATAAAGGGGAGTCGGTCATCAGCACCACTCCCCTTTACTTTTAAGTTTTTTTGTAATAGAATATAAATATGGCGATATTTTTGACCCAGTATGATGTAAAGCTGAGTGATGGCACTAGAAAGAGTTTCGCAGGTCCTGACATTGATTGTTTGGACTTAGATGAAGCTAAAGACATTGCCAAGGACATGAGTCCTACACTATATGTTTGCGGAGAGTGGGTAGAAAATGTTATGCCTTACCGAAACCAATAATGAGGACGATATGACTGATGATTATGATGACAGAAAGTTTGATGATGCATTGATTACTCAGTGGAGAAACCAGTTGAGTGATGCTATATGTACTGTCAAATTTACTAAAGCTGACGACTCCGAAAGGGAAATGAAATGTACTACTAATATAAGGTACATCCCTGAAGAGAAAATGCCTAAGAGTAGTGATGAAGGAAATAATGACCGAAAGTTGTTTATTGTTTTTGATACTGAAAAGGGTGAGTGGAGATCTTTCAGGTTTGAAAGAGTTTTAACTTTTATGTATCCAGGCAACGCACCTTCTAACTATCCACCATCAACTAGAGTGTTCCCATGATTTTAATTGATTATAGTCAAGTCGCAATCTCTAATATCATGTCTTTCAAACAAGACCTGATACAAGCTGAGATGTCTGGCGACAGTAAAGGTGCTGAAGATATTATTCGCCACTGTATTTTATCAAGTCTTAAGATGTATAAGAAAAGATTCGGTAAAGAGTATGGCGACCTTGTCGTATGTTGTGACAGCTATAATTACTGGAGAAAAGATTATCATCCCTTCTATAAATCCAAACGAGCAGGGTCTCGTGAAGAAGATGATATGCCTTGGGATGTTCTATTTACCATAATGAGTAATGTAAGAGATGAGATTGCTGAGCACTCTCCTTACAAAGTTATGCGTGTCGAAAGATGTGAAGCTGATGATGTTATAGGTGTATTATGTGAACACACCAATGAGTTTGGTAATCACGAACCTGTAATGATTGTTTCAAGTGATAAAGATTTTAAACAGCTTCAAAAATTTGACAATGTAAAACAGTTCTCTCCTATGCAGAAGAAGTTTGTCACTTTTGCTAAAGGAGAAACTGTTAAAGAGTTTACTACTATGCACATCGTAAAAGGTGATACTGGCGATGGTGTACCAAATATATTTTCCCCTGATGATATATTTCATCAGGATGGTGTAAGGCAGAAACCTGTCACCAAGAAAATACTCGAGGAGTTTTATACCTATGGCAGAGATGCTTGTAAAACTGACCAAGAAAGAGAACGATGGGATCGTAATGAAACTTGTATATCCTTATCGCATATACCAGAAGAATATAAAAAAGCGATCTCAGATGAATACCTAAATAATAAAGCGAATGGCGATAAGATGTCACTGTATAATTACTTGATGGAGAATCGCTGTAATTTATTATTAGAAGAAATAGAGGATTTTTAATATGGCTGTGAAGTATATCGATAAGATTCTTCAGGATATAAATGACACTGGAGATGTTGAAAAATATAAAGATGATGCACTAGTAAAAATTATTTTTGAAAACGCATTTAATCCTGCTAACAAGTGGATATTGCCAGAGGGCAACCCTCCTTATAAGCCAAGCGAGGAAGACGATATGGCACCCACTAATATGTATCTTGAAGCAAGACGAATAGGATATATTTTCAAGCGAGAAGATCTTACTCCTGTAAAAAGAGAAGGTTTATTTATTGAGATGCTTGAAAGTGTATCACATGCAGAAGCAAAGATTCTTTTAGCTATCAAAGACCAAAGGCTGGATAAGATCTATCCCAAGATTACTCCAGAACTTGCCAGCAAGGTAGCTGATATTGATACAAAAGAAGCTGATAAGATGATTGCTGAAGCAAAGATTGCTGAAGAGAAAGCTAAAAAACCACACCAGAGTAAAACGCAAAAGCGAGATTCGTCTGGTAAATTTACTAAGAAGGCAAAGTAATGACAAAACCACTAGAAGAAAGATTGGTGACTCTAAAAGATCTAGAGAATAATATTGAGTATGCTGGTGAAGTTCGTGTATGTACTGAAGATAGATTAGTTGTAGCATATAGAGATGCAACTACTGCTGAAAAGAAAGAGGTACAGTTTGATGTATATGATGTTCTAAATGACAAATGGTCTAGAGAAGATTGGGAGTGTACTTACCCAAACATAAATAAACTAAACGCAACTGATGTCACTGTTCGAGTAAATAATCATAGATGAAAATAGCTGTCGTTATGGGAGTGGCGAATAATCGCTCCATCGCATGGGGTATCGCCAACAAGTTGATAGATGAAGGATACACTTGTGTCTTTACCTATCCAAACGATTCCATAAAAAAGAAAATTACTAGACTATCACCTATGGCTCATGTCATCAAGTGTGATGTATCCGATCCTATGGAAGTTAGAAATGCTTTCATACAAATTAAACAACATTATCCTAAGATAGATTATGTTGTACATGCTATGAGTATGACAGACTTTCGTGAGTTAGATGGTAAGATGAAGGATATAAGTAGAGAAAACTTTTTAGAAAGTTTAAATGTTGGTTGCTACTCACTGATTGATATAGTAAGAAACAGTTTACCTATGATGAATAAAGGTGGTGCATATTTGACACTTAGTTATGATGGCTCTCGTAGAGTTTACGACAACTATAATGTAATGGGTCTAGTAAAAGCTAGTTTAGAAAGTGCTACTAGATACTTGGCTAGAGACTGTGCCGAAGTTGGTGTACGAATAAATTGTATATCGGCAGGAGTAATTAAAACATCAAGTGCTATGGCAGTAAAAGGTAGCAAGGGTATGTTAAAATGGGCAGAGGGAGTGAACCCAATGAAAAGAAATATCACTCTAGAAGATATAGCAGGGAGTGCTTATTACTTCCTATCTGATTTATCATCAGGTGTGACAGGTGAAACACACTATGTAGATTGCGGATATAATATAATTGGAGCACCGAGTATAGATGACATCTAAAGTAATTAATCGCAAGTTTGCGACAATGGACAATAAGAAAATTAAAATGCAACTCAATGGGTTTGTATTGAATACTCATATCGACCATGTTGATGAACTATTTGACGAAGGGATTGTAAGATACTTTGTTAATCATGTACTATATCAACTTGATGTACAAAGACAGATACACTTCGAAGAACAACTAAAAAATCCTGATAACCGACCTATCCCAGATGGGCATGCTAACCAAGCAAGTATTGAAGAGCATAAAGTATATTGTGAAGTGGTATTGCAAGATCCTTCTAAACCTGATTGGTGGGAAGCTGATACTCGAGGAATCGCTTGGACTGTACATGAAGCTGGTCAAATGAACTTAAAAGACATAGACAACATCAGGTATGATATATATAGTATAGAGGACAAAAAAAATGATTAAAAGATACAATAGGACTGAAAGATCTGAACTAATTGTAGAATCTGTAATTAAAAAATATGATGGTGAGATTGCTGAAGCAAATGCAAACTTACAGATTTATATTTCTAATTCAGTAGGTATCGGTGAACACGCAGAAGTGATAGCTGAAATCGATAAACTATTAGAGAAGATTGCATCTGCCGAAGAAAAAAAAGCAATGATAAAGAAATATACAGCATGACACCAAGAGCATCGATTATAGGACATGGTATTGATATGGTTCTCGAGTCTCGTTTTGAGAGACGAAGAGAGAAGTGGTCAGAAACTATCCTGTCCCCAAAAGAGAAAGAGATTTATAATGGACTGCTAGATAGGCAGAAGTGTAATTATCTAGCAAAGGTATGGGTGTTAAAAGAAGCATTTGTGAAAGCAAGGCAACACCCAATCGTTGGTATGAAAGAAGCTAGAATGTTTTCTTATATCTCACCGAACTTAGTACCGAGTAAAGAGATAGCAGAAAAATTAAAAGGAGTAAACATACATTGTTCGCTGTCGGATTTCAAGGGTTGCGTAATTGGCTCAGTAATTTTAGAGAAAGCCATCTAACAACCTATAAAATTAATTTTCGTATCAGGTATTGGTGGTGGACCCAGCTTTGCCTGTTAGGAATAATTGTATTTGGTCGCTGGGACTTGATACCCTATGTTCTCGCATGGTGGTTTTTTGGAGCGATGGCTATAACAATATATGCTCATAGAGGATTATCACATAATAGTATAACAGTAAAATGGAAATGGCTCGAACACTTATTCTGCTCTCTTTGTATAGTAAGCAACATCGGAAGTCCACTCGCTTGGGCAGTAATACACCGAATGCATCACGCATATCTAGACGAGGAGAGAGATCCACACAGTCCACATCAAATTGGTTTCTTAAGATCCTTAACCCATAGATGGGATGTACCTTTTGAAAATGTGCCACTAAGATTTACAAGAGGATTACTTAGAAACGAAACTGCTAGATGGTATCACGATAATAGTTTTAAATCTATGTGTATTACTATCTTTGGTGCATACTTACTAATGTTATTATGGGGTATTATTGTAGAGACTTATACTAATGGAATATTCGTAATGCTTCCAGAACTATGGTATTATCTGACTAACTTCTATTGGTACGATGGTCCATATCTTTATATTCAAGAGTGGGGACTTAACTTTGCATGGGCAGCATTTGCTGGAGCAGGTCTTGGGCAATGGTCTATGGGTATTACTAACGCATGGCAACATAGTGATAAACGAGGTAAACAATACATTCGTAATGTTCCATGGTATCTAAGTTTTATAAACTGGGGAGAAGGCAGTCATGATTATCATCATACAAACCCTAGAGATTACAGTTTCGGAAAAGGATTAAACGATCCTACACAATATTTTATACTTTTTTTGGAAAAGATTGGAGCAGTGAGTATAAATAGAAATATATAATGTTCCAGTTTACGAAGTGGATGATGGTACACAGAAGAGAGAGCAAGCAAGTACCCCAATCATCTGAGTTGGTATCTTTCGGTACTAAACTCCCCAATCCGATGGGTCACTTCGATGCAGTTTTGGTAGTTTCTGCTCAACAAAAAACTACCACTTGATTGTAAACTTCCAACTTGAAAGGAAATATGATGGAAGATATGGTTTTGGAAATGAATACTGATTTGGTTGATTATATTATTACCCTTACATTCTCATTTCTATTTTTTGTAGTAGGTTGGGCAATGCCACGAGGTAATGCCCTGAAAAAAATTCAAGGTAAAATCTTTAAAAGGATTTACAACTGGACAGGTGTGTTTATGGTGAAGCTACATAACTTCTTTGCGGATAGTGAGTTTCATCTAGAGCATGTCTGGCAGGATACTAAGGACTATGTCAGAAAGAAATATGGCTATAAGAAAAAATAATGTTTAGACCACCTTATCATGTAGAGTTAAAAGATGTACCATTTCCTTTATCTAAGAAGGAACTGGAGAAACAGATTGCACGATACGATAAGGAGCATGGTGATTGGGCAAAGCGAAAAGAAGAAACTATACCTGAGATATGGCATACTGATAAAACATCAGCAGCATATGGTGCGTATGGTTTTGTAGCAAATCTTTGGATAAATCATGAAAGATTTACACCTGAGTTTCAGCTATGGTTAGATAAACATTTAATAAAGCCAGCACTGGTCGGAACTATATTCGTTTCCCCACCTGGATATTCACTGCGTCCACACATAGACCATACTGATTATAGTCATAGATATTATTGGCGACTTAACTTTCCTGTTGGTTTAGAAGACAACGAAGATAAGTGTATGACTTTCTGGGATCCTCGTGATTGTGTAATGGAAAGACGAAATAAAATTAACCACCCAAAGATGCCACATACAAACTCAATGAGTTTGATTGAGTTTGATGATGCTACACGACCAAAGGTTAAAAAACATTTTGATACACAACTAGGTGCATGTTCAATTGTATGTGTAGGTGGACCTGACTGTGCTCATAGTATGATATATGATGGCGAAAAAGAATCCTACACTATTTCTATAGCAATTGTAGATAAATTAACTAATCATAATTTTGAAAAATGGGAAGCTATAGAAAAAAGATTAGGGCAATATTTTGTAAAAGAAGATAAACCATCTCCCATAAAAGCATGGGTGAAAGAGGATGGAGAATTTGGATGGAGTAGAGATGTTACATGAACCATATTACATGTCTTTGAAAGACACACTCGAACGACCTATTACTAATGAAGACTTACATGAGATATTAACACCACTAAGAGAGAATCTTAATCGTGGCAATATATGTGTTAGGAATAGTTATTTTCGTATTGAAATGATGAAGCAGTGGAGGGACATGATGCTTATGCCTTATGGTTGTAGTATCTTTCGTGCCTTACCACATTATAGAATGTCACCACATGTTGATAGTCCGAGTCGTCCTAACTGGGGCAGAGTGACTTGGGCATATGAAGAAGTAAGTCCTGGCATATATGAACCATGGCAACCAGATGAAAACGAGTCATCTATTATGACTTACTGGGATGCTAGTGAAGCAGAGGAATGGACTTCTGATATGTGTAATGTATCAGGCGATCCTGATAGAGATCTAACTTATGTAATCCCTAGAGAAAAAAGATTGCCAGGATGGGGAACTGGGTTGAAAGAAGAACTAAGTTTTCAAATGTCATATCCTGGATTAATTAATGTAGGACAACCACATTCAGTATGGCATACTTCTGACAAACCTCGTATCGCTATATCTATTGAGTTTATGAATAGGAAAGGTGAGTTTGAAGGATTTGACAAACTGGCTAAAACCTTACAAAGATTTGGTTATGCTGATTTAGAAAGGGATGACCGAACTAAAAAATATGGCAGTAGAATGACGAATAGATTTACTTGCCTATATAATAAAGAGACAAATGAAGATGTTCCTGAAACTGTTTTTGATGAGAAAGCACTCAAAGAAAAAATAGAAAAACATCTAGGTAGTAATGCTGCTGGTATGTCTTGGGAAGAAGCTGAAGAAGTTTATCTCAAGGAGAGATTACTCGAGAAGGGTGCACCTCCTGGGAAAATGTTAGAAGCACAAGGTCTAGATTATGACCAGTTCTTAGAAAAGAAAGGTGTCGGATTTAGATATGTTATAGGCAATGTTATGCAGAGCCTAGTGAACATCGAGGATGAATATAGGGCAAAATACCCTAACAAATAAATGGAGTAGATTATGAAACCTGTACATGTAGTTGGCTATGGTATGTCCGATGCTCTCGGCATAAACCCCACCGAATGTTATCAAAAGATGCTAGATCCTAACGATTACTCTCGTGAGATCCCTGGCATGAAAAAACAATGCGAAGAGATATTTCACTTAATCATACATCGTGGTGCGATGCATGACGAAGATCGTATTATCATGCCTGATGGTTTTGATAAAAAGATGTGGCGAAGTATGACTAATGCTCAGAAGATGATGAGTAATACCACAGAACAAGCTATGCAAATGGCAGGTATAGAACGCAGTCCTAATGTAGCAGTTCTTGCTAGTACAGTTTCAAATGATACTGAAGGAATCGATGTGTACTTTGAATATATTAAGTACATGAAAAGAGGTAATGCTCGTAGAGCAGTAAATAGGATTCCTGATATGGGATGTATGCATATTACATCTTACTATGGTTTCAAAGGTTTATCTACAGCTACTTTTGCATCTTGTGCTACAGGTATGGTCAATATTGATTATGCTATGCGACTTGTAGATGAATACGATTATGTTATTTGTACTGCTGGTGATTGTGCTAACTTCCCAATGGGCATTAAATACTTTGCTTGTTTAGGAGCATTAGCAAATTACTCTTTACCATTTGACGATAGGAGACAAGGTTTTCTTATGGGTGATGGTGGTGCTTGTATGATTTTACAATCAGAAGAAAAGATGAAAGAGTTTGGTAGTAAATCTTATGCTAAGTTGTATCAATGTGGTATGGCAAGTGACGCAGTAGATATGGTAAACCCAGAGGGAACTGGTACTCGTACTGCTATGCTTGATGCACTTGACCATTATGGTACTGGTGCTGTAGATTATGTTTGTACTCATGGTACAAGTACAATAGCAGGAGATCCTATCGAGTATGAAGCAGTATCGGAAGTATTGCCAGGAACTAAAATGTGGGCACCGAAAAGTAAAATCGGTCACACACTTGCAGCATCTGGTATCCTAGAAGGTTGCTATGCTATTGAGAGTATGAGAAATGGTGTAGTACCACATATTCAAAACTTAAAAGAATGTTCACTTGATGTACATGGTACTTTAGTTCGAGAGAATGAAGAGTTTACTATGCATAACAGAAAGCGAAGTATGCTAAATAATTCATTCGGCTTTGGTGGTAAATGTATGTCACAAGTTATAGAAGTAGAATTGGAGCAACATGAAAGAGCAAACCCAGAATAAACAATTAGAAATGTTTGGGGATCCTAACGCAGAAAAAAGGATCGCTGAACTTGAAGAAGAACTTAAAAACTTAAAAGCAGCATACGATCGTCTGGCTTTGATGTATCAACAAGAAACTACACCAACTATGACAACGCATGCTAAACCAGGAGAAGCTCTTTACACTGACGAAGTATTAGAAAATGGTCAGAGAAGAAGAGTCCCTCGTAGAAAACTAGAAGATTGGGAGGAAGCAGGTGTCGCAAGAGAACATTTCACAGGCTGGGATAATTAAATTATTCCAGAATAAAAAACCATTTGACATGGTAAAAGAATGGATGGAACTAGCAGGACAGCAAGTACCATCTGAAGAATTAGCAGATACAGGATATAACGAACAAGCAAACTTATATGCTGATTTGATTGATGAAGAATTTAACGAATTCATGGCAGCATTTGGAATGAAAGACGAAGTCGAGCAACTCGACGCAGTCTGTGATATTATTTGGGTATGTGCTGGCTATGCTCATTCAAAAGGGTGGGATCTAAACAAAGCATTCGCTGAAGTGGGTCGTTCAAACTACTCTAAATTCCCTACAACAAAGGATCCAAAGACTGGAAAAGTCCTAAAGTCTAAGAATTTTTCTCCACCTGATTTAAAAAAACTTATAAGTAATTGATTTTATATAACAAAATAATATAAAAAATACTTTACTTTTGGGTCAAAATCAGGTAGAATACCTGTATGAATAAAAAAATATATCTAGATATGGACGGAGTTTTAGCTAACTTCGACGATTATTATTTTAGGAATGGCAGACATTCTTTTATCTATGAAGAGTTTAGACAAGAAGTCATGGATAATAAGTTGTTTGAAAATCTACCTAAGATGGTAAACATGGATGAGTTGGTCGACTCAGTAAGAGCGATCGCTGAAAAACATGATTATAAAATTGAAATCTTGTCAAGTGTTCATACACTATACGATGACCAATACACTGAGTCTTGCAGACAAAAAAGAAAGTGGTTAGTAAAAAATGGTATGGGCGACTTACCAACTAACTTCGTAAAAGGTAGAACTGAAAAAGGAACTTATGGTTCTGATGGTGATATCTTAATCGATGACCAACTTACTTGTGTTCATTACTTTAATGAAAATGGTGGTGTTGGTATTGGTCATAAAAATGTTATCGATACTCTTACATTACTTCAGAAGGTTATCGCTGACAGAAAATTACAAGAGGTGAGACTTGCTAGTTAAGAAAGATATGAATATGTTTAAGGGACAGTTCTCTCAGAGAATATCCCTTGCTGGTGCATACGCAAAGAATGCTCATGTCGGACAGAAAAGAAAGTACACAGGTGAGCCATACATCGTTCATCCTGCTGCTGTAGCAGAATTACTTCGACTAAATTATAAAGACTGCACTGAGGATATGTACATGGCAGCACTTCTACATGATACTGTAGAAGATACTGACGCAACACATGAAGAGATAGCACGATTCTTTGGCGACAAAGTCAGCGAACTGGTTAAAGGTTTGACTGATGTATCAAAGCCAGAAGATGGGAATCGTGCTACTCGAAAAGCAATAGATCGTGACCATCTTGCTCAAGGTAGTAAAGAGGTGCAGACGATAAAGGTTTTTGACTTGATACATAACACAGAATCTATTAGGGAACACGATCCTAAATTCTGGGAAGTATATAAGTTAGAAAAGCAAGATCTACTTAATGTGATGACTAAAGTAGATCCCGAAATTAAACAACTCGCATGGGAGAGTATAAAAGACTAAAATAAATGAAAACAACTTTAATAGCAATCTTTGGTATTTGCCTTGGTACAACAGCCATAATTTCTATGGCATATGCTAATGCTGATGTCAAAGGTTATACTGATGTTCATGGTTGTTGGGGTGAATGTTATGAAGAACATGTTAAAAAGTTCGGTACATTCAGCGAACAGCTTGAAGCAAAAAGGGTTGCAATGCAACAAGAAACACCAGCCGATAGAGGTGGTAAGTTATATGTAAATTGCAACATGTGTCATGGTATGAAAGGAGAAGGTGGTATCGGACCGAAACTATCTGGTTCTACCTCTATTGTAGCAATGCTAGAAGCATATAAAGCAGGAGAAACTAGAGGTGCTCAGTCAGCATTAATGTGGGGACAGGCAGCAAATCTATCTACTCAGGATATGGAAGATATCCAAGCATATATTTCATCGCTTGACATTTAAGTTTTTTTAACTTAGAATTATATTATGTTTATAACTATACTTGATTATTTACTCATCTTCGGATGTATTTTTATCTGCTGTGGAATAGTATGGACAGATGCCAAGTTTCGTATTGAAAAACGCAGAGAAAAAGCGAAGCAACTGAGAGAAGAGTTTTTGGAAAGAATGGAGTTAGGTGATGATTGAGATGAATGAATTCTATCAGGGATATTTACTCGGAGCATGCATCGTATCCTTCGTTCTTATATTATGTACGATCTTATCACTACAAGATAAAAGGATTAAAACTTATAGATTGGGTGAGATAGTAAAGGATCGTAAGAAACCAGCGAAATACTTTGACCATCAGGGTATGGTAAAGTACACGGAAGGAGATAATACATGAATGTTTTTGCATTACATCAGCATCCTATTGCTGCAGCAAAGATGCATTGTGACAAGCATGTCGTTAAGATGATACTAGAAACTGCTCAACTACTATCTACTGCTCATCGTATGTTAGATGGTAAACTTGAGAAGAGAGATTCGGTATCAGGTAAAACTAAAACCAAGTATTGGGTACTCGAAGAAAGTAATATGGAACAGGTGTTATATCGTGCTACCATGATGAACCATCCTTGTGCTATATGGATTCGTGAAACCGATGCTAATTACATGTGGGCATATAATCTATTCGTAGGACTCTGCGATGAATACACACATCGCTATGGTAAAGTACACAAGACCGATGCTTTACTGCGTGATGCTTTGATGTTTACCCCACACAATATAAAACGAGCAGGACTTACTAAGTTTCCCCAAGCTATGCCTGACGATGTGAAACACGAAGATAGTATCGTGGCTTATCGACAATACTATCTCAAATACAAATCAGACTTTGCTAAATGGACAAAGAGGGAAGTTCCACTATGGTACGATGAAGTACATGGGACTAATGCTTGTTATGCCAGCTAAAATAATTAATCATTCAAAAGGATCGTACTCCGATCTATTAAACGAGATTGCATACTGTGCTAGAGTATCCAATCCTGGCAACCAACACAACGAAGAAACCAGTGAAAAATTACTTCGATATTTAATTAAACATAAACACTGGTCGCCTTTTGAAATGGTATCGGTGTGTTTAGAAATTAAAACTACTCGAGATATTGCTCGTCAGATATTAAGGCATAGAAGTTTCAGCTTTCAAGAATTTAGTCAAAGGTATGCCCAAGCTGATGTATTTATGCATAGAGAAGCAAGGAAGCAAGATTTAAAGAACAGACAAAACTCTACACAGTTTGAAGACCATGATATTATTAATTGGTTTCATTATCAACAAGAACAAGTGTTAGGTAAAGTAAAAGATATTTACCAAACAGCACTTGATAAAGGTATCGCAAAAGAACAAGCGAGGGCGATTTTACCAGAGGGTCTAACTGAAAGTACCCTATATATGAATGGTACTTTAAGATCTTGGATGCATTATATAGATCTAAGAACTGCTAATGGTACACAAAGGGAACATATGGAAATAGCAGGTGAGTGTGCGAAAGCTATCGAACCAATCTTTCCAATGATTAAGGAATTTAACCATCTTGAGGGAACTGATTAAAGATAAATTTGCTAAAAGCATGACGATGTTTTTTCGGTTTATAGCCGATACATTCTTCGCCAAGCGATATGGTCATAGGGCAGTAGTATTAGAAACTGTCGCAGCAGTGCCAGGAATGGTAGCTGGTGTATGGCTACATATGAAATCTCTTCGTAAGATGAAGACTGGTCTTGGTCCGAAGATTCGTGAGATGATGGAAGAAGCTGAAAACGAAAGAATGCATCTAATGATTTTTATTGACATTGCCCAACCTACATGGCTTGAGCGATGGATAGTTTTATTTGCACAATTTATTTTTATAATTTTTTATTCACTACTTTACATCTTCTTTCCTAAAACTGCTCATCGTATGACGCATTACTTTGAAGAAGAAGCTGTAAAAAGTTATACGCAATATTTACATATGGTAGAGTCTGGGCAAGCAGATAATGTAGATGCACCACAGATAGCCATTGATTATTATGGTTTAGACCAAGATGCAAAACTAACTGATGTAATTAAGAAGGTAAGAGCAGATGAAGAAAAACACTCACTCGTCAATCTCCACTACTCGCACGAAGAGTACGAATTACAATAGAAGGAGTAAAAAATGGAAAGACCCTGTTGCTAAAGATTTAAGGACTCCCAAGTATAAGATGCGTGTAGTGCCGAACAAGAAAAAGCACTTACCACCTATCGAAGAGTTATAAATATATAAATGAAAATTAGAAAAGTAGATAGAACACCATATAATGTGGAACTATTTGATGGAGAGTATCCTAAAGATAGATCTAAACTTGCGGAAGATGTGGTTGAGATATTTGAAACTCCACTAACTGGTTCATATAACTGGGACTATACAGTACAGGATAATCGCATTCGCAAACTGTATGAACTTGGTAAAAAACTGAACTGGAATGTAGAAGTCGATGTCGACTGGTCACCTGAGTATAAAGGTATGACCGAAGAAGAGTTTGAAATGGAAGATACTCAGTGGGATAAGCATCCAATATATAAAGGTTGGGATGCTAAAAAACGCATGGAGTTTCTACACGATAATAATTCATGGGCACTATCCCAGTTTTTACATGGTGAGCAAGGTGCATTGTTAGTTGCTAGTCAGCTATGTTCCTGTGCTCCAACATTCAACGCAAAGTTGTATGCAGCAAGTCAGACCTTTGACGAAGCAAGACATGTAGAAGCATTTAACAAATACATACAAACAAGAATTAAAAAGTCATGGCCAATCGGTAATGGCTTGAAAGGTTTACTTGATAAAATACTTACCGACCCAAGATGGGATCTTAAGTTTATCGGTATGCAAGTTATCATAGAAGGTCTTGCTCTGGCAGCATTCCAGGCATCCAAAGAGAGCAGTAGAGACCCAGTCTATAAAGAAATGATAGAATATATCATAAGAGATGAAGCAAGGCATGTGACCTTTGGAATTAACTATTTACACGAGTATGTACAAACTTTGTCAGAAGAAGAACAACTAGATCGTGCTAAGTTTGCTCTTGAAGCATGTACTGTATCAAGACATAGACTAAGACCTTTTGAAGTGTGGCGAAGATATGATTTAGATCTAGTAAAGACAGAAGAATATACCAAAGAGAATTTATTTCAGACACAGTTTCAAGATGTATTGTTCAGTAGAATAATGCCAAACTTAAAAAAGATCGGACTACTTCCTGACGAAGTTATTCCTGGATATGAAAAGTTGGGTGTATTAAAATACACTGAAGCAGAAAGTGATTACGAATTAAACTGGGAAGAACTCAGTAAACCATTAAAGGAAGCTGTATAATGCCACTATATAATATAAAACATAAAAAGACTGGTGAAGTAAAAGAATTATTTTGTAGTTATGATGACAAAGTAAAACACTTGAAAGATAATCCTGATTGGGAGTCTTGTATCTCAGCACCAAACATTGGACAAGCTGGTGTGTTAGCTGGTACAAATACTAGAAAACATGCTACAGGTTTTAGAGATGTGCTTGAAAGAGTAAAGACCAAGAATGCAGGAAGTACGATAAACACAGAAGTATTTTAAATTATGCCAAGAGCGAAAAAAGTAGAGGGGACTCCTTCTACTAAAGCCAAACTGAAGATCGGCGATCTAAGAAAAGTCGATCCTCTCAACGAAAGTCAGAAGAAGTTTTTTGACTTCTACAATGACTCATCTAAGCAAATCATCATGGCTCATGGTGTAGCTGGTACAGGTAAAACTTATATTGCTATGTATAAAGCATTAGAGTCTGTACTGAACAAAGAGTTTGAAAAAGTTTTGATTATTCGATCTGCTGTACAAAGTAGAGAGATTGGTCATCTGCCAGGAGATCTGGAAGAAAAGTTAGAGCAGTATCAGTTGCCATATAAACATATAGCATCTGCTCTGTTCACTAAGAAAGCAGATAACTTGGTATATCCCGACCCATACGATAGGTTGATGTCGCAAGGTAATTTAGATTTTGCTTCTACATCTTTCGTAAGGGGATTGACATTTGACAACACTATTGTTATTGTTGATGAATGTCAAAATTTAAACTGGGAAGAACTTGACACAATTATTACTAGAGTGGGTGACCATTCTCGTATTGTGTTTTGTGGGGACTATCGCCAAACTGATTTAAGAAAAGGCACAGAAAGAGAAGGTCTTTTCAACTTCATGGAGATAGTCAGACATATGAATAGTTATGCTCGTGTCGAGTTTACTGTAAACGATATCGTCAGAAGTGACTTAGTAAAAGAATATATCATTGCTAAGATTACTGCTGAAGATACTAAACCTAAACAAAAAAGGAGTAAACGATAATGTTAGATATTCTATTCTGGTTGGCAGTCGGTGCTTTTATTGGTTGGAACTTTCCACAGCCTATCTGGGCAAGTTGGATTGAGTCAACTGTAAAAGGTTGGATTGCTAAAATTAATACTAAAAAATAATTAAGGAGATATTATGCAAAAGATTATTGATTGGTTAAAATGTGCTGCAGCGAAAATCTTTCCTGCTCTTGATACAAATAAAGATGGTGTTATTAATGCCGATGACTTTAAGTATCTTGAAAAGAAAACGAAAGATGAACTTGAAGCACTAGGTCGTAAGATTGGTATTGAACTAGACAAGCGACAAACTAAAGCCAAGTTGATTGCTGCTTTGAAAAAAGCAAAAAAGAAATTAAAGGTGTAAGTGGAGCAGTAAATGGTAAACAACCTCTTCGGTTTCGTAGGAGGAATGCGAAAGTTGTGCCATTCCACCCTTGGCACCTTTATAAATTTAAGGAGTAAATCTATGTCATTTGACAGAGAAAAACTAAGAGAAGAACTCATTCGTGATGAAGGAGTTAAATTTGAAATCTACAATGACCATCTAGGTTATCCTACATTTGGTATCGGACACCTTGTCACAGAAGATGACGAGGAGTATGGTAAACCTGTAGGAACACCTGTATCAGAAGATCGTTGCTGGGAAGTATTCGACGAGGATGTAGAAAAGTTCGTGACGGAAGTCAAGAAAGTATATCCAGATATCGATAGCTATCCTGATGTGGTTCAAAGAGTACTCATCAACATGTGTTTCAACATGGGAGCTCCCAGACTTGGGAAGTTTAAGAACATGAAGAAAGCTGTTGAAGAGGGCAACTGGGCACAGGCAGCAATTGAAGGAAGGGATAGTCGTTGGCATAAACAGGTACCAAATCGTGCTGAAAGACTTATGGTCGCTCTTGAAGAAGTTTAAGGACTTTACTTTTAAGAAAATAAAGAGTATCATATACAAGTACCGAAAAAGTACATCCAAGTGGGACGAGCAGTTCCACAAGGATAAAAATGGAAAGCCGATTAATATTGAGAAATAGTTATGTTTAATCATGTGCCTGTTGAAATAGGCAAACTTGTGCAGGTGAATGCCAGAGGTGGGAGATACTATGAAACTCCCACTGGGGCAAAATATCCATCAGTCACATCAGTCACTCGACTTCACAACCAAGAATCTATTCAAGCATGGAAAGATAAGGTTGGTGAAGAAGAAGCTAATAAAATTTCAAGACGAGCACTCGCTCGTGGTAATACCATACATTCACTCGCAGAAAAATATCTTCTGAACGAGGGTGATAAGTCTGACGATTTTACTCGAAGTGACTTCGGACAGATGATACCTTACTTGAACAAGATAAACAACATTCACTGTTTAGAAACTCAATTATATTCTGACCACTTACAAACAGCAGGAACTGTTGACTGTATTGGCGAGTATGATGGTAAGCTGACTGTAATTGACTTCAAGACCTCTGCTAAACTAAAGAAGAGGGAATGGGTTAAAGATTATTTCATGCAATGTTCAGCCTATGCTGTTATGTATGAAGAAAGGACAGGAACACCTATTGAAAGGTTGCTCCTGATAATTAATGTTGAAGATGAAGGAGTCCAACTTATGGATGGTAAAAGGGATGACTACATCGGAGACTTTCTCGACTTGAGAGAAACATTTAGAAAAATGAAGGAGAAGTAAATGGTAAATCGTTTGACTGACCAAGTCTTCTACATTCGTGAGAATGACGACTGGGTCTTAAAAAGAACACAGGATCTGTTTAATGATAAGCAGGTAGTTGTGTTTGGATTGCCAGGAGCATTTACACCAACTTGCTCGGCATTCCAGTTGCCTAAGTTTGAAGAGTTGTATGACAGCTTCAAAGACTTGGGTGTTGATGAAGTTTACTGTACATCAGTAAACGATTCTTTTGTTATGAATGCTTGGTTTGAACAACAAGGCATTACAAAAGTAAAAGCATTGCCAGATGGTAATGGTGACTTCGCAAGAAGTGTAAACATGATAAATGACTTTACGAATCGTGGCTTCGGTATGCGATCGTGGAGATACTGCATGTTTGTTGAAAATGCTGAAATTAAAGTAAGATACACTGAATGGGGTGAGCCAGAAGCATGCCCAATCCAAGATCCATTCGAAGTATCTAGTGCTGAAAAAATGCTTGACGCACTTAAACATATGAAGGCAAACTAATGGAGTATGGATATCTACAAGCAGGTCTAGTCGACTTTGCAATGGTATTATTACTCCTTATCTTTTTGTTTAACACCAGCTGGTTTACTCTCTGGGGTATCTCAGGTGGGTTTAAAAAATTCTTTTCTCGTAAGAAAAAGGATAAAGCAATGGATGATGGTGGATGGTAAACGAATATGAAGATCCCCAAGTTTGGGGACAACCTGAAGAGATTGACGAATGGTTTGTCAACTATGCCGAAGGTTGCCCTAACTTTGCACCAGATGTAAAGGCAGATCTATTAGCACTCAAAGATGAAACAAGAGTGTTAAGAGATGCTTACTGCCTTGCTGCTGCATTGACAATTAACTCTAGAGAACTGGTACATGATATTACGCAAAGTATGATGTTTTTTCAGAAAGATCTATTCGTTAATTATGA